AGAGGATGTATTGTTCAAGTAGGCTGTAAAGAAATTCCTTTTGAAGATGTATCAAGAGCAATGGCTGAACTTAATGCGTATGTAACAGGAGATACATACGAGATACAAAAGAAATGGCGTAAATTGCTAGATTAATGAACAACACAGAAACAACAAAAGAGTTGACACTTGGAGAAAAAAGATGTCACATTAACTTCAATCCATCAAGCGATGATAAGATTGGAACATTCAAACGTATGATGGCTGATGCTATTGACTTTTGCGAAAGAGAAGTAATGCTATCAAGAAGTTCAACTACATTAACTTCTGATGAATACATGGAGCAAGTAAGATGTTTTAAGATTGCCCAAGAGCACCTAGAAACGGCACAAATGTATGCGGTAAAAGGAATCGCTAAAGGGTTAAAGTAATGGAACTTACACAAACTCAATACTACATTGCCGTAGCGTGTCACGAAGCCAATAAGGTTTGGTGTGAAGCAAATGGTGATTTTTCTCAAAAGCATTGGTATGCTTCCGAAGGTTGGCAACAAGATTCGGCAATCAATGGAGTAAAATTCCGATTAGAAAATCCAGATGCCAAAGAAGATGCTCAACACAATGCTTGGATGGAAGACAAAATCAAAGATGGTTGGGTATATGGAGAAGTAAAGGATGCAGAAAAGAAAACTCACCCTTGTTTAGTTCCGTTTGACCAATTACCTTTGTTCCAACAAAAGAAAGACAAGCTATTCTGTGCAATAGTTGATGCTTTAAAATAGTTAGCCAGCAGGCCACTGGATCGAAAACAAGGAAGCTTCCCGTAAGATCAGCAGACCTTCTGAATCGTTAGTCAGCATAGTTATCAGGTTCTATGGATGCTTAATGCAAAAACCTGGCATACCAGAGTGGTGGAATTGGTAGACACATGCGGTGGATTTTAATTGGAATTGCTGCTAAATTACAGGTTCGAGTCCTGTTTCTGGTACAAAAAGAATTAGAAGGTAAACGTGAAATGAAGAATTGGAGAATAGGAAGCTGATATTAGTATCAGAAGTTCGCTGGGCTACCCATCCAGACTGCTAAGCAGATAAATCCTCTCACCTATAAGGAATCTAATTCTTTTTTTAAATAGTCAGGTGGCGGAATTGGTATACGCAGTGGTGTGTTAAATGTGGGAATAGACATAATCCCTAACCTGATTAACCAACCGATACAACATAAGAAATTAGGTTGTTCATTTGCAGGAAGGTTATTCAGGCTAACTGCTTGTCTTTTATGTAGGTTTGAATCCTACCCTGACTGCCAAGTTAACCCACTAAGACAAGAAACGGGTGACTGCTGGAAAGACAGCAACATTGCCCTGTAGAATAATGGCAGTTCACCTCACTTTGACTGAGGGCGTTGAGGTTCGAGTCCTCACGGGGCAACAAAGGGGCAGCGATGTCCCTCTGTTAAAATATAGTCAGATAGCACAGGAGTGCACACAATAGACCGCAAGTCTTTTATTACTGAAGGGAGGTAAGCGGACCTTCAGTAGGAGTGGCCAAACGCTGGTGGTACCTTTGCAAGGGTAAATTAGAGAAAACCACAAATGGTGTGGGGGTTCAAGTCCCCCTCTGACTTCTATAACCAAATTTATAAATATATGTATTCATTAAGAGAAATCAACAACAACACAAGATTTATTGAAACAAATCATCAAATCGGAGAAAGTTATTCATTCTATGACAGAGGGAGAATGAATGATGATGCAAAGTTCCTTAACTATTTAAATTTTTATGATGAAAGGAATTACACGATGGAAGAAATTGATGATTTAAATGTAAAAGGTTTTATTCTTGGAGAAAAATCTTTACGTTTACTTTATCCTGATTCAGAGTATTATATTATGACAGAATCAGGGAAAACATTTGAATCTATAAGATTTAAATAGTAAAACAAAAATAGGTGATCTGATACTGACATTAAGTTGGGTGTGAAAGCAGATTAATGGCTACATCGTACAGCCTGTTTTAATTTATTGCTTATATTTATACTCTAAGTATAAAAATAAGATTAATTTTAAACAACCACTTAAAAAGATAAGTTTTAACAAAATATAAAAACTATGGCAACAATAACAATAACAGAAGAACAATTAAGATTAATTCAGGATGCATTAGATATGTATTCCAGAATAGGTATTGGACAATTTTGGGTGATTAAAGACCATCCTACATTTCAAGAAATTCTCCATAAAAAATCTACATTTGATGGTAAAGTTGATTATAACATCTATCATGACATGAGAGAAAGAGCAGACAAATACTTTACATTAGGCAGAGATACTTTATTGATAGACTTTACACTAGGACAACATGGTAGCTTTGGTATTTATAATAAAGAAGTAGATGAATCTTGTAGAGTAGCTTATGACTTAGTTCAAGTAATTAGACATGAGTTTTGGAAAGCTGATCCAAATAGGTCAGAACATGTAGTAATGTCAAGTGTACACTTAAGTAGTAAGGATTCAAATCAAATAAAAGTAGAACTATGAGCAACAATAAACAAAGTAGCGTAAGATACATTATCGTAGACATCGTAAATAAAAAGTTCTTTTTAGATGCTGATGGGAATGTTAAAATCTTTGACAACTATGATGATTCAGTTTTGCATTGCAATATTTACGAATTACCTAACGCTTGGATATGTCACTTAATGTATAATTATATAGAACAATGAACAACAATAAACAAAGTAGTAGTATTGATTTTTTTTGGAATCAATTAATATGTTTTATGTGGAATTTTAAATGGCATCCAACCAGCTACAGAGAATTTATGTCAGAATATTTTTAATATGAAACTGTTAACTATTTTAATATTGTTATGGTATATTTTTTTAATTAAACCTAATGCTAAAAATAAAAGAAACAAAACCACGTGAGTATAACTCTTCAAGACTGCAAGAACTCCTTGATGAAACAACACCTGAAGAAATGGAAGCAACTGAACAAAAAATATTGCAGGAAATAGAAAATGATAATTCACCATATTGTCCTGTATGTAGTGGATGTGGTGAGGATCTTTGTTGTCCAGCTACAATGTGCCAGCAACATCCAGATGGTAGCTACTGCAATATGTATCTTAAAGACTTAAAATTTGCTTACAAAATGAATAAATGGGTAACAGATAATTTGTATCACAAAATGCCTAAAGAGCTACAAGCGGAATATGATTTAGCTTGTAATGAAATTTATAAAGATTATGAGTAAAATACCACAAATTAAAATACCTCTAGCAATTTTACCAGAAAAATGGAAACTTGTTAGAGAAAGAGACGGTTTAACCAAAGCATCAGCAGATATTCGTTGGATAGAATTTGATGAAAACGGCAGGGGAAAAGCATTGCACAAATACCCTGCTGTTGGATATTCACTTATTATGTCTCCATTCAATGAATTTTTTACATGGCAGACAACTTCTGTAACAGAAATTCTGTATATGGGAGAAGATGGATCAGTAAGATTCAAAACAGAAAACTCAGTTTACACACTAACTAAAATAGAAGATGAGCAACAATAAACAACCACTAGGATTAATGCCACACAGTGTATTTTTACTAAGAAGATTGGAAGAAATTTTTGAAGCAATTGAAAGGTATTATCAAGCCAACATGCAAATACCTGTAGAATGGATTACAGAGTATAACTTACTTATAGATATGTATAAAAATAATTTAGGTAACAATGAACAATCAACAACAACCTAAAATAATATTTACTACCAAAGAAGAAAATGGTGTAAGTGATATGAATAATGCATTTCAAAACTTTGAAGAGATTTGCAACCATTATGGATTTACAATTAAAGATATTAAAATAGTAAAAATAGAAGATGAAAACGAAACCATTTAATTTAGAAGAAGCCCTTAATGGAGCAAAAGTTGTTACCCGCGATGGGCGTGAGGTTACACAGTTAACAAAATTTAATGTAAGAGAAGGAATAAGAATAGTAGGAGTAATTGAAGGATATAGGTCAACTTTAGAATGGGATAATATTGAAGGTTTTACTTATTCAGGATGTGAATCAACAACTGATTTATTTCTTGTTAAAGAACCAAAAAGTGTTTGGGTGAATGTTTATGTAAGTGACAAAGGAAATTTATTGTTATCTTCTCCAAACGATACTAAACAAGATGCATTGCAAACTATTACCAAAGGAGAATACTACACTTATTTAAAAACAATTGAAATAACAGACGAACCATGAAAGCAATACTAGAATTTGATTTTGACAAAGAAGACAGTGATGACCGTTTAGAGTTTCAAGACGCTATAAACGGCACTAAATGGAAAATGCTTGTGTGGGATTTAGACCAACACTTAAGAGCTAAAACTAAATATGCATCAGATAATGATAATCCTGAAGCAGTTAACGCTCTTTATGTGTTAAGAGAATACTTACATAAATTAATGGTAGAACGTAACTTAGACATAAATTAATGATATTTATAAATAGATATAGAGATAGGTTCAAATTTGAATTAGACTCTGATGGAAACATCTTATGGAAAGGAGATTTTAAATACTGTAGACTTGGATGGCCTAATGATTATACAGAAGCATATAGTAAATATGTTGAAGATGATTGTGACAGTAGTTCAATGATGACAATAGGAGAATTTAAAAAAGCTATACATGAATCAGATGAACATGGTTACACAGATTTTGCTTTAAAATACATGAAACATGTAAGATCAGACACTTCAAAAATCCATATGGTAGATCCTAGTGGTGGACCATATCTTACAGAAGGAAGCGATATGGGTTACATTGATGATGAGTTTAAAGGAATGATTGTAAAAGAATTTCAATCAATAGATAAAGATACTTGGAAAATAATTATAAATGAAAAACAATAAATTTTATAAGCCTCCAACATTTAGAGAACGCTTAACTAACCTAAAATATACTTTTCTATTCTGGAAAGGTAGAAGTAAAGGTATGGTTTATACTCGTGATATTAAATTAGATGACTTTAGATACATTTTCTTCCCTAAAGATTTTTCTGAAAAATATGGTTATTTAGGATCCGTTCCAGATTACAAATACTATGACCAAGCTATGGTTGCTTTAGTATTAGCAATGGATTATGAAGCAAAACCAAAATGGTGTCCAAGATGTTTTTTAAGATTTCTACATGTATTTGGTGATGATAAATCTATTGTAAGAGTTCGTAATTGGACTTTACATAATTTATCAAATAAACTAACCAAAGGTATTGCATTTATAGATTACAAAACTAAATGGTCACATTATGATTTACGTATATCAATTCATGGACCTAAATATTTACAAGATTTAGCGGATGGAATAGAGTATAAGTTTTACCAAAATGGTAGAGAGGAAGAACTATTTCAACAAATTAAAAGATTAGATCCTTCAGCAAATCCTATAAGAGGAAGTATCTCTTATCTAGAAGAAGAATTAATTAAATTAAAAAATAAGAAAAAATGAGCAAATTAGTATTTACTCCTAAAAATTTAGAAAACTTAATTAAAGATTGGGTAGAAGAAAGAATAACCTATGGTAGAATGATAGAGATTATGAATGATATGGTTGAACCACATATTTTAAAAGCTTTTGAAGAAGGAACAAAATACAAAGAAAACCATAAAAACCCAGCAGAAGTCTATTACAGACGTAATTACACTAAAAAAATATTACCAAACACAAAATGAAAGAAACTGACTTTATTACATTAGGTTTTGAAAAACAACAAGAGACTATTGAATCATCAGGATGTGAAACAGATTGGCATTACTATACTTTAAAAATAGGAGATATAACATTAATTTCTAATGAAAATGAAAAAGCTAAAAAAGAAGGATGGTGTGTCTATATTTTTGATTCATTAGAACTTTATTTTATTGATTTTGAAGATGTCTACAACCTAATTCAAATACTTAAGAAAGGATTACAAAATGGAACAGTCACTAAGAGATAAACTACAACAAGAAGCATTAACAGAAGCTTGTAAATTTAGAAGATCTGGATTAAATCTATCAGTAGGTTTTGGTAAAACTAAAGTAGGTTTAATGTATCTTGAAAAAGCAGGAGGAAATACTCTTATAGTTGTTCCTAAACTAGACATTATTAAGTCTTGGCAAGACGATGCTGTAAAATTTGGCTATGAGGAGATAATTGAAAAATGTTCATTCAGTACTTATTTGTCTCTTCACAAATTAGATCCATCAGACTATCAAAATATAGTCCTAGATGAGGCACATAACCTTAAATTATCTCATGATGTATTTCTTTCTCAATTCAATGGTAATGTTCTTGGACTAACAGGTACTCCTCCTAAGTGGAGAAATAACGAAAAAGGTAAGATGATGATTAAATATTATCCTATTCGTTACAACTATAGTACTGATGATGCAGTAGAAGACAATATTCTAAACGATTATGAGGTTAAACTACATTACTTACCATTATCTAGTGAAAACAATTTTAAAGTAGAAAACAAAGGTAAATTTTTCTATACCAGTGAACAGAAAGCATATGCTTATGCTACAAAACGAGTAATGGAATCAAGTGGAGGTAAAGATGAAATGTTTGCCCACATTAATCGTATTAACAAATTAAAACAATTTACTTCAAAAGAACATTATGTCAAACAGCTACTAAAGTATATACCTAAAGATGAAAAAGTAATTATCTTCTGTAATACGATAGAACAAGCTGAAAGACTATGTGAGTACTCTCACCATTCAAAGAAGGTAGATAGTCCCTTAGAAGACTTTAAACAAGGTAATATTACAAGATTATCATGTGTAGAGCAATTAAGTGAAGGTATTAACATACCAAACTTAAAACATGCTATTATTTTACATACTTATTCTGGAGGTTCTCCAAAAAGCAAACAAAAGTTTGGACGATTGATGCGTCTTTCAGTAGATGAATTAGCTACAGTTCACATACTTTGTTATTCAGACACGGTAGATGAAAAGTGGGTAGAAGGAAATCTAGAAAATTTTAACCAAGAAAAAATAGAAATAGTAACTTTAGAACAATTAAAACAAGACCATGACAAACACAATTAAACAGACACAGCAATTATTAGCTGAACTAGATGCTCTTATTGAAAAAGATTACAATGAAGCATTACAACTTATTGAACAGTTTAAACAAGAAACTGAATCTATGAGAGAATACAATACACTTTCTAATCAAGAACTATTTGATTTGACAGAAAAAATTGATATCTTTGATAGAAATTTAGATTTAATTGACCAAGACTAATAACATAGAACAAGAGATTATGAATAAGGTTCAAAGTCTTACAGGTAAAATTACCCCTGAGTTTATAGATTATTGTAATCTTAGGGGTATTGACCTTGTAAAATGGTATAAGTGGCAATTACATTTAATTTGGGAACAAAGAAACCTTAACAGAAAAATGAGCGGTAGACGATATGGGAAAGGTTAAAGATTATTATATGGATTTAGAAAACAATTCATATCAAAAAACTAAAAAAAGATATTCTAAAACATTTACATTATGGAAATTTCAAATAACACTAACAATCTTAAAAACGAAGAAGTAAATCTTCTAGATCAATTATCTAAAGTCTCTAAAGATGAAATATTATTTTCAGCTAATAAAAAAGTTGAAGAAATAATTAATGATTCCAAAGAAATTGTTTTTGAATATCTTTCTTATAGTACAGAAGAAACTAATCTAAGCGAACTAGAAATTAGTTTAATTAGAAATATTGCTTTATTTTCTGTTAAAGAAGTACAAAAAGGTTTATTGTCTGATACATCTCAAATAGATAATCCATTTATGAAAAATATTTTGTATTTTTGGACAGAAGTTATCAATCAACTAAAAGAATGGACTCCAACAACAAAGCTTTAGACAATTGGTTATTTCATTACAACTCATACAATGAAACATGGTATGGTTTTGTAAGAGAAGACCACAATGATTATTTTAATGGTAATTGTTTTACTGTAAAATCTAAAAATATCTCAGTTCTAATGGAATTAATTACTAGAGCTAATGGAGATAAAAATAAAATTAAAGAAGTAATATACTAAACTAACCAAATCAAATAACCAAATCCGAGAAGAGGGGCAGAAATGCCCCTTTTTTCGTTTAAAAAATTAAATTATGCCAATACAAGAAATTCAAATTAACGATCCATTTCAAGAAACAAATTTAATTACTCCTACACACATAGTAGAAGAAAACAGGGTACTTAGACCTACAACTTATTCTAATTCTTTAGAAGAATTAAATATTAAAAAGAAAGTAAAGAAAAATAAATTTTCTATATCTAAAGATTTAAAGAAAAGACTTCTTACTTTAATAGAAAAAACAGAAAACGAAGATGCTAAAACAATAGCCCAAGCTATTTTAGATCTTAAACACGAACCAGAATCAGGATATAATTATTTAGGCTTAAGTAAAGCCGATTTTACAAAAATATCTTATTTAGATGCTGACCGTATAGAAAAGTTTAAAGACGAGACCTTAGAATATGAATGTTTTGATAAAGATTCTAAACTTATTAGAGGATATTTTTCTTATGATTATCGTAATGGTCACTATGATGTAATGTATAAAAAAATAAACTTATACGCAAGACAGTTTGATCACATACTTAAACTTGAACATATAAATAATTTTGATTTAGAATCTCCAAAACTTTTAAAACAGAAAACTAACAATGAGTTAAAATTTGAAGATTTTTCAAACACTGTAAATTTTAGAAAAGAAAATCTAAATTTAAATGCAGACAAACTGAAAATCACATATGATGGTGAAACATATTACTCTATTAGATCTTATGTTATTTTACCAGATACCGAACTCGTTGATAAGGTAATAGAAGCAAATAATAGATCTGCACGAAGTTATTCTTTTTATGTTAGTCAAAATGCAACATTAAAAATATATGGACCTAATTGTAGTTCAGAGTTTTTATACTGGCTATCTGGTCAACAAGACGAGATATACATTATTCCTACTAAAAAAGTAGAAAGCAAGCTATGGGATTATAGTATTAGATATCACACTAAAGTAGGTAAGATAGTAAGAAAAATATTCGGAAACGTTTATGATGATAGCATGATTAGTGCATTTTCTGAAGAATATCAAAAACTTACTACAATTAACAAGAAAGATCAAGATTATTTTGAATTATCAGGAGAAGCAATAAGACATGCTTATCACGAGGATAATTCAGTTAATAATGGTACTTTAGGTAATTCTTGTATGCGTTATGAAAAATGTCAAAGCTACTTAAACATTTATGTAGAAAATAAGTTTTGCAAGTTAGCTGTAGTTAAATATAGAAACAAAGTAATAGCAAGAGCACTTCTTTGGGAAATAGAAGGCATTACTTATTATGATAGAATCTATTATTCTAATAACGAAGCATTGTATACTTTAGAGAACATTCTTAAGTCAAAAAACTACATAAACTGTTACAGTAAAGGTTTAAGCTTACAAATACCTATCCCTCTAGAAACATTTAAAAGCTATGGTAAATATCCTTACATGGATAGCTTTTCTTTTTATCACGAAGATGCTGAAGTTCTTGCTACTTACGAAGGCGGTACTACATATTATACTTTACGTAGAACATCTGGTGATTATGAAACAAATGGTGATTATATGTACTGTTCACGCTGTGATGAAAGATCAGATAGTGATGACTTAGTAGAAATAGATAGAGGATTTTATCGTGGTGACTATATGTGTACAAACTGTGCTGTTTGCACATCGAATGATGAATGGATTCTAGAAGATGATGCTCAAACAGATATTTACGGTGAAATCATTTATAATGGACACGCTATTAGATTATTTGATGGATCTTATGTTCATGAAGAAGATGATCACATACAACAATTTCAAAATAACTATGGTTTGTTTCACCCAGAATATCATAACTATAACGAGCATCCTACTAGACCTGGAGTTTATTACCATATGAATGATCCAGAATATGACGAAATAATTGAAGAACAAATTAAAGAAGAAACACAAAATGACTAAAAACACATACAACATAAGAAAGAGCATTGCTCATTTAAATCAAGATTTAAACTCGTATCATATACAACCAGACATAAACTATCTATTAAGTATTCTTAATGTACGTAGACACTCTAGAAGTATAGAACAAGATGAATTTGTAGACGATCTAGAAAAATTTTACGCCAACAAAGGTGCTATTGTAGAAAGAGATGAATATGGTAATCTATATGTAACTAAAGGAAATGCTTTACAATATCCTTGTGTTGTAGCACATACTGATATTAATCAATCTAGAAAACAAGATGTAAGCGTTATCATAAACAAAGACATTATTTTTGGTTTTGATAATCAAACATGTGAACAAGCAGGTATTGGTGCTGATGATGGTTGCGGTATAGCATTAGCTTATGAAATGTTTGAACGTTTCGATAATATCAAACTTTTCTTCCCTAAGGACGAAGAAATTGGCTTAGTCGGTACTAATGCTTGTGACACAACATTTTTTAGTGATTGTACTATGCTTCTTCAAGGCGATAGACGTTCTTACACAACAGATCTAATTACTTATACCAATGGTATAGAAACTTGTTCTAAAGAGTTTGTAGACGCTGCTTCAGGTATTATGACTAAATATGGTTATAGTGAGAATAGAGGTGTCTGTACAGATATTGGTGGGTTGAAAAAAGATTCTAAAGTAGATTGTATAGCATGTAACTTGTCTATAGGTTATTATAACGAACACAGTGATGAAGAAGTAATTAGTATGGTTGGTTATTATAATGCTGTAAACTTTGTTTATGATCTTATTTTCTATTTAGGAGATACTAAATGGCACCATACCTATACACCAAGTACTAAAAGCATATTTGATGAATACGAAATGGATACTAATGGTTGGGGTCGTGTATATTATCCTAAAAAAAGCTCTATTGATTGGGAAGATGAAAGAGGAAAACAATATGATCTTTTTGATGAACTACATCAACCTGATTCTAAATTAGATGATCCTTTTGGTTATCAAAAAGCAGATAAATACATGCCAATAGATAAAGAATATGATGATTACGTATGTGAAGTGTATGCAAATTTCATAGAACCTAAAGAAAGAGAAAACTTAATTAGTCAAGGTCCTTATGGTCAAGATCTAAAAATAGATATGGATCAAGACGATCTTGATTCTATTGTAGAACAAAATCTTTGTCCTTATTGCTATGAAGACATACACATTACTAATAGTTTATTGCTTAATTTATCATGTGGTCTATGTGGATCTGTATTGAATTCTACAGCAAAAGTTGATTTTCCAAATGAAATTGATAGATTTTAATTGTTATGGAGAAAGCCTGGATTCAACCCCAGGCTTTTTTCTTATGAAAAGACAGTATGAGGAAGAATTAGAGTACATAAATTCTGTAGATTTTTTGGAAGAACAGACTGATTTTACTATCTTCGTAGACCCTATTAACTTAGAAGAGAACAACTTAAACAAACTTAAAGAAAATGAAGAAAGCGAAGAAAAGTTTTTATGACATCCTATGGTTGATGGTTGAAAAAGAAAACCTCATAACTAAATGGATAATGGATGATTACTTAAGTAAGTCTAAAGATACATTCTTTTGGACACCTAAAACACTAAATCTATTTGATTCAGAGGTTATAGGTGAGAAAATAATAGAAGTACCTTTAGAAAAACCAGAATTAAGTGAATACAAACTAGAATCAAAAGTTAAATCACCTATAGATGAGTTTCCTCACGAACAAAACAAATTAGAAGAGTTTATCAATCTATTCAATAGAAAGAATATAGGACTTGCAGGTAAAACAACACCAAAAATAACAGTAGTTAAGAAGCTAATGAAATTCTTTAAAGACTATCCTGACTATAATATGGATGATGTTGTTGAAGGAACTAAACTTTACATTGCAAATCTTAAAAAACAAGGCTCTATTAGATTTATTCGTGAATGTGGATACTTCATATCTAAAAAGATAGATGGAGTAGATCAAAGTGATTTAGCTAAATGGTGTCAAGAACACAAAGACGGAGGTCAAAACTATACAGACTATACAAGTCATAACCTACTTTAAAATGAAATTTGAATCTTTAGTACACGAAATAGATAAAAATAGGCTTATCAAAGCCTCTGGTGGATTAACTTCAGTACCACCTCCCTTTGCTAGATTATCTCAAAGCTATGGTGGATTTACAAGAGGATCTATCACCTGTATAACTTCATCATCAGGTACAGGAAAAACTAAACTAACCAAATATCTAACAGTACTTAATATCTATAAGCAAACGTTTAATTCTAATATTAAACCTAAAATATTTTATTTTGCTTTAGAAGAAAGTGCTACAGATTTTTGGTTATCATTTATTTCATTTTTCTTATATGAAAAATACAAGCTTACCATAAGTGTAGCTCAATTAAAATCATTTGGTAATTACACCATTGATTCAGCAACAATGGAAAAAATTAAAGATGCTGAAAAATTTATTAATCAACTACAACAGATTGTAGAAGTAGTTGACTTTATTAGAAATCCTACGGGTATTGCCAAATATATCAAAAGATATTTTGACAATGCAGAAATAGGAGAACATATCTATAAAGAAATTGAAGATAAAGATACAGGATACTCTAAAAGATATCTTTCTCACTATAAGTATAATGAAGATAACCATTGGGTATTTTTTGTTTTAGATCACATCAGTTTGCTTTCTAATGAAACAGCACCAGATACTAAAATGAAACTTACCTCTTATCAAACTTTTGACTTTATGGTAAAAGATTACGTATTAGATGTATTCTCAAAAAGATATAACATGGTAAATGTTATCGTACATCAACAAACACCTTCATCAGAAAAAGCAGTATTTAGTTCAAAAGGTAATCTTATTGAAGAAAAACTAGAACCTTCTCTTGAAGAACTACATATCAATAAAGGTGTACATCAAGACTATGAGATAGTCATAGGTTTGTTTAATCCTTCAAGATACGATATATCTACTCATAACAGATATGATATATCTCTCTTAGGAAGAAACTATCGTGCTTTAAAGTTTCTTAAAGACAGACATTTTGGATTAGAAAATTCAAGCGTAGGTTTATATTTCAATGGAGCTAATGGCGAATTTGAAGAATTACCTAGACCAGAAGAAATGATTTCTGGAAACTATTATGAAAAATACAGACAAAAATAAATTAAATTAAAATGGCAGGAATTACAAATACGTTTCCACCTGCTTTACAAGACATATTAAGAGATATGTGTGAAAGAGTAGGTGCGGATTATGAATCAATCGACTTTGGTAAAGAAGGTTGGTTTCAAGAGTACACTTGGTCTATACAAGATCAAGAAACATTTAAAAAAGAATTACTTGAAAAAATAAGAGACACTAGGGACTATTATAAACCCGTATTTAAATCAATAAGTTTGAAAACATTGGAAAAAGAAGTAGATTTGTTTCTAATGCAGTACGGATGGAAGTACAATGAAGAATCACAAATAAATTAAAATAAAAATAAAAATTATGTCAATTTTACCAACCAATTTAGTAAAAGCTAGTGAAGTAGCACCAAAAGATCTAATCGTTTATTCTCAACCTAAAATGGGTAAAACAACCATTATGGCTGAACTAACAAAAAAGTTAAACGGTAAAGGTCTAATTATTAATTTAGAATCTGGAGGAACAGATTATGTAGACGGTTACTATGTTAACTGCTATGAGAAAACAACAGATAGCTTTAATGATGCTATCTCTAGATACAAAGCAGTAATCAAAGAACTAAAAGAAAACCCTGGAGTATATGATTACATTATTATCGATAGTCTTACAGTATTAGACGCTTGGTCTGATATTGCAGGTACTTATAAATATATGAACTCTCCAGTAGGTAAAAACTTTAACAAAGATGCTCGTACAGGTAGAGTATTTACTCATAACGATGCTGAATGGAAATCAGTAACTACTGTAGGTGATGGTAATGGTTGGAGATGGCCTAGAACTTGGTTTATGGATCAAGTAGAAATGCTTAGTACATTAGCACCATATCGCATTTGGGTAGGTCACGTTAAAGACAAGTTTATCAAACAAGATGGTGGAGCAGATATGATATCTGGTCAAGAAATCAACTTAACAGGCAAACTTAAAAATATGTTAACTGTAAGAGTTAGTACATTAGCTAAACTTGTAGCTGATGGAGACAAACGTTACCTTTCTTTTGAAATTGATAACGATAACTTGATTGGTGGATCTCGTGTTCCCCACTTAACAGGTAAAGTACTTATCTCTGAAAAAACAGATAAAGGTTATGAAACACATTGGGAATCGATTTATCCCACATTAAATAAAAAATCAACTAAATAAACAAATAAAAAACCAATTTAAAAATTAAAATTATGAATTTAAACGAATTAGAAATCGGATCAGGCTTTTCAGGAAGCAGCAAAACATTGTACATGGGTATCGCACCTATTCAAATCGTAATGGTTAATCCTACGGTAAGTAAACTAGCAGAATTTTATGGTACAGACGAAGAGAAAATCAAAGAACCTGTATACATTAAAGATGGAGAAAACCCATCAACTCGCTTAGACTTTTATTATGTTAATCATCCTGACTTTGGAACAGAATTTAAAGGTAAGTTCTCAATCTTTGTTCAAAATGTTACACGTACAGCTAAAAGTGGTAAGAAACAATTTATTGATGCTTACACTAAAACAGGTTGGGCTGAAACATTATCTGAATTGAGTGCTAAACAAGATGGGGTTAAAGATTTTCTTAAAATGGATATGTTCACTGTTCGTGAAGCTAAACCAGGTGAAGAAACTATTTACAGCCTTCTTAAAGGATATGGTAATATTGTTCCAAAAACAAAACCACTTGAACTGAATGACTTCAAACAATTAGTTAAAGGTAATGGTAAAGAATTAGAAGACTTCTTCCTTTACTTTAATCAAACTGGTGGAGGTGTAAATGTAATGATGGGTGTTAAAGATGCTAAATATCAAGACATCTACACAGGTGTATTCATGCCTTTAAAATCTAAATTAACAGATTATGTTAAGAAAAGTATTGAAGGTGAATATGGTTTCAAATCATATCATGAAGGTTATTCTTTCAAAGAATTTATTCCTTCTGAAGCACCACAAGAAAATGAAGTAAATGAAACTTACTCTGAAGAAACTGCTGATAGTCCTTTTATCAGTAATTCAAATGATTCAGTTTTATTTTAAATAAACTCTTGACATCTAATTTAATAGGGGGTACATTTGTATCCCCTATTTTTTTATGAACTTAGATGAATTAGAAATCCGACCAAGTGTACAACAACTATATAGTATTTTAGGACAGGAAAGAATAATGGCTTTTTACTTTCACGACATAATAGTTATGGGTAAAAAATATGTCAATCCTTTTAGAGACGATAGTAATCCAGGTTGTTATTTCAAATGGAGTAAAGTAGGAAACATCTATTTTATAGATCATGCTACTCAAAAAGTCTACTATAATCCTATAGATGTTGCTTGTATGGCTACTGGATATGATTACCCAGATATTCTATATAAAATAGAAGCAGATTTTAATATTAAAAATCTAGATTTAGAAAATAAGAAACAGCTAGCATTAGAAACAGCAGCGTTTCAAAAACCAGAATTAAAACCAGCTACAATAAAAGTAAGTACATCTAAATTCAATAAGAAAGATTACGATTATTGGGCACAATTTGGTGTTACACCAAACATTCTTTCATTTTATAACGTAAAGAAAGTATCTAAAGTATGGATTGCTGAACAACTATGGTATATTCATAACGATATAGATCCTTGTTATCGTTATACAGAAAAAGAGAAATTTAAAATATATAGACCTTTTGCAGACAAAAAATATAAATTTAGAACAAATTATTTTGGCGGGTTACTTGAAGGGTATACTCAATTACCACATAGAGGTTCTTTATTGATAATAACAAAAGGTTTAAAAGATGTAATGACATTACACGCTATGGGTTATAATGCTGTAGCTGTAAGAAGTGAAAACACACCAGTATCTGAAAATGCTTTCAAACTATTAAGCAATAGATTTGATAATCTATTTATATGGTTTGATGCAGATGAAGCTGGATTAATTGGTGCTTACAAACTTTCACAAATGTATAACTTACCTGTTATCTATCATGATAAAGAGTTAGGTAAAGATCCAAGTGAAATTTATAAAAATCATGGAAAAGATAAACTAATAGAAATAATCAAACAAAACACAACTAATGACAAAATCTAAAATATCAGCAAAAGCTGAGCAAGACATTGCAATATCGATTGATAAAAACTTAATGAAACCAATCGATTTTAAGTATGTAAACGATCTAGTGAAAAGTATAATTCAAGAAACCATTTTAAAGTTAGATCCAGAAGAAGAAATGGCTTCTTTAAAAGCAGAAAAAATCTATGCTGAATTAGTTAGAAAAGCTGCTTTTGGTCCATATATCTACGGTAAGATTTACAAGAAACAAAAACTTACTATGTGGAATAGAAGAAAAGAGTACTTTGACAGACTTGAAAGACTTAACAGTATTACATTAGGTAAACTTTCTAATAACGATGAAAAAATACTAAACAATGTAACAAAAGAACTTCAAGTAGATAAAGATCTTCTTAGAAGAGGTTTTAGACAAGTAGACTATACTGATGCTAGAAAAATGTTATGTTTCATTTACTACAAATTTATGGGATATACATTAACAAGAGTGGGTTCAATACTAAATAGAGATCACAGTACAGTAATTCACGCTATAACTTCTCATGAAGATTTAGTAGAAACAGATAAAAGATATAGAACAAAATTCTATAACGTATTACAGATAATCAAATCTAAAGCATCTGATTTAATTGATCCTAGTGATGTAGACAAACTAATAGATTACTACTCTAAAAATAGAGACGTTAAATTTACTTAATATGAAACTAATTAATATACACGATAGCTGGTATAACAAACTAAAACATGTTATCGAGTCTGATTCTTTTAAAGAATTAGGAATGTTTGTAGCTGAAGAAAGAAAAACAAAAAAAATATATCCTCTTCAACAAGAAGTATTTCGCATCTTCAACGATCTTTCTTTTAACGATGTTAAGGTAGTTCTAATTGGTCAGGATTAAAACACTTGCATAAAAAAGTAATTAAGTTATATTTGTAGGTATGGAAACATTATCTACACTAACAACTTGGAAAGATAAAATCATTTATCTTGTAAATAAAGGTTTAACTAATTTAGAAATATCTGAAATTTTAAACACCACACCAAAACATATTTGTACACTTAATAATGCTTATAAAATAAAAGCAAACAAATTAAGAATTATAAATGTAGATGTTGAATTAGAACAATTTTTTATAGGAAGTTTCTTAGGAGATGGTTCTTTTAGAAAAAGTTCAAAAACAAAAAGTAAAAACGCTAAGTTTACAGTGGGTCATGGTGAAAAACAAACAGAATATTTAAATTGGAAATTAAGTTTTTTAAAAGAAAAAGGAATAAAAGCTAATATTTATTATCATACAGTTAAAGATAGTAGAATTAAAAAAGGATATTATACTTCTGGTTTTTTAAAAACAGAAACAAATCCTATTTTTAATATTTATGATGAACAATACATACCAAAAAAATCTATAGATTATGATTTAATTAAAAAATTAGATAATTTTGGTTTAGCTGTATGGTTTATGGATGATGGGTTTGTTACTAAAAATTCATTTCAAATTAGCACTTGTGGTTTTGAAATTAAAGAAATTGAAATACTTCAAAAAATTCTTTTAGAAAATTTTAACATTAAATCAAATATGGTCCAAAGTAAAGAAATATATATAAAAGCTGAATCAAGAGATCTTTTTATTAAATTAATTGAACCATATATTATACCAAGTTTAAAATATAAATTAATTCCTTATGCAAATAGGGTCCTGAATAAACAGGGAGAATTGCTGGAACATCCTACAAATGAGGACAATCAGCAGCCGAGCTTAGACAGTAATGTCTTTGAAGGTTCAACGACTAACAACCGAGTCCAAACAGATAATGCTGAGGACAGTAATGTTGACACGAGCACCCTGCCTGATAAAATTTTTATCAGTGATGATATAGTCTGAACTATACAGTAATGTATAGAAGTATGAGATAAAGAACTTATACGATAACAAATTGCCATACCCTTCAGTTTATAAGAATGAACCAGTTGCTTGTGGGTATTCTTTTGCTCCTAGACATAATGAGTTTATGCCTCCTAGCTTAAAACAAATATTCAAAGCATTAAAGAGTGATCTTTATTATGACATAGCTGCATTTCCCCAAGACTTAGATCTTAAAGACTGGGTTAAACAAGGAATAATGCTTCTTAATATGGGACTTACTGTAGAAGAAGGTAAGCCTGGTTCTCATTTAAAACAATGGGAATTCTTTACTAAAGAGGTAATTAAATCTTTTGACAATAGCTCAGGTATTATTTTTATGCTTTGGGGTAAATATGCGCAAGAATTAAAACCTCTTATCAATACAGACTTACATTATGTATTAGAATGTACTCATCCTGCATCTGCTATCTATAGTGGAACAGAATGGAAATGTAACAACTTTAGAAAAGTAAATGAAATTCTTTACAGCAATCATGGTGATATTATCAGATGGTTAGACGTAATAGAATTAGAATCACAAGAAGACTTAACAGTATTAATCAAATGAAAACAATTAAAATCACAACCACACAACATTACACTAAAACAGCAGTAGTAGAAATTCCATTTCCAGATGATATTCACAATTTGGATGAGGTAGCAGACTTTCTCTATGATAATGAAGATTTGTATAGAGATAAATTAGAAACAAAGTTTGCATCAATTCGACCTGAGTTTGATGTAGAACAATCTCGCTACGATGTAATTGAAACTGTAGTACTAACTAAACAATTGTGGGGAGGTACACTATAAAAATTAATTAAATAAAATAATGAACTGGATGGATTATGAATCAAATATGTCTAACAAATTAGATATGTTAGAACTAAAAGGTAAGTTAATAGAATATATTCTTGGAAGAATTAAATCATTAACTGCAATCAAAACAACAACTGAATATGAGTATACTGAAATACTCGGAAGAATTAAAGAACTAGAACTAATACTAAACGAATTAAAACAAACAACCAATGAATAAATTAGAATTTTTAAAAGAAACTAAAACAGATTTTATAGTTTCTAAAAGACCACTTTTTGACGAGCATAACAATCCTTCTGGAGGATATGGTATCTATCGTAATGACACTAACAATTGTTTGGGTCTTGTTGGATCCAAATATACTCCTTCTCAAAATGAAGAGATTTTAGATCTTCTCATTGAAGCATCATCACAAATGAACATTGAAGCTAAAAGTGGTGGTGTTATTGAAAACGGTAAAAAAGTTTACTATCAGTTTCCAATAGAAGATACTCAAATTGGAAACTATGGTGTAAAACGTTTTATTACAGCATTAACCTCTCATGATGGATCATCACCAATAGGATTTGGTGTAAGTAACGTAAATGTTTATTGTTCTAATACTTTTTATAGAGCAATGACAGAACTTTCTAAAGTAAAGCATACTGCTTCTTACAAACAAAGACTAAATCTTATTGTTGAGAATTTAAGAAATACTCTTATGGAAGAAACTATGGTTATAGATAACTTAAGAAAGATGAGTGAAATCTCTATACCTTCTTTTGTAACAGATGACTTTCTTCTAAATATTATGGGAGGATCTGAAGAATCAACTAGAACTAAAAACAGATTAGAATTAGTTAAAAGTGCTATTTCTATAGAAGAAAATGTACATGGTAGTAATCTATATGCTGTATTTAATGGTATAACAAGATTTACCAATCACTTAACTAATTACTCAGACATAGACGCTAAGAGAAAATCTATTGTTTATGGTACAGGATACAAAATCAACAATAATGCTTATGACAGAATTGTTGAAAACATCTTGAATCAAAAACAGACACAGGTTACTGTACTATAAATATTATTTATATATTTGTACTCAGATACTCTTGTGTCTTGCTTTTCCTACTGTTTTTGTTTTAATTTTCCATTTCTGTTTGACATGAAGGGGGGTGTAAAAACCCTCCTTTTTGTTTTTATAGAATTTCCTAAACCCAAATTATTATCTTTGTATTATGATGAGAAAGAAAACAGAAAAAAAAGTTCCCATAAAAGGTGAACCAAAAGCAAAACCAACTATTATAAGAGAACCTAAACAAGAAAAAGAACCAAAAGAAGAACCTTCTTGTTCTATCTGTAATAAGAAGAGACCCTTAGCTGTTAAGTCTAAGAAGATATGTATGGTCTGTAACAAAAAGATTAAAGACCAACGAATAAAACACAGCAAGCAGATTAAAAGAGAACGTAAACAACAAAGTATAAGCTTTCTCACAACTAAACTAGATAGAATATTTAGTATATATGTTCGATTAAAGTATTCAGATAGCTACGGTAATGTTAAATGCTATACTTGTGATAACAGTCATCATTACAAAGCTATTCAAAATGGACACTTTCAATCAAGAAGGTATATGTCTACTAGATTTCATGAAAATAATACTCGTCCTCAATGTTATGCTTGTAACGTAGGTTTACATGGTCAACAATATGTTTTTGGTGCAAACCTAGATAGAGAAGTTGGTTCTGGTACAGCAGAAAACATAATCTTACTTTCTAAACAACAAAAAAAGTTTTCTAGTTTAGAACTACAAGAACTTATTGATGAATATACACTCAAAGTAGATAACTTAAAGCTTCAGAAAGGGATTGTAGACTAATGAACAAATATTGTTGGGATATAGAAACATTCCCTAATTACTTTCTTGTAGTGTATAAAGACTACAAAACAAAAACATTTATTGAATTTGAAATAAGTGAGTGGCAAAACGACATAGATAAGTTATTAGCTTTTATTAAGAACGATTACTATGTGGGATTTAATTCACTTCACTTTGACGGACCTGTTCTTAACTACATAATTAAAGAGTATAGAATGCTTAAAGCCAAAGATGGTTTTAATGCTGCATTTAAGATATGGGAATTTGCTCAACTAATTATTAACGATAGAGACGTTAAGATTGAAGGTGAAGAAGAAAACCTACAACTTGAACTATTTGAAAAAGATTTAGATAAAGCAATTCCATTTGATACCAGTAAGTATATAGGAAACAATTTTGAACTCTATAAAAAATATAGATGGAATATGCCTTGGATTACTATAGATCTTTTTATGTACTGGTCTAAACTTATTAGACAAGCTAGAAAAATATCTTTAAAGGGTTTAGCTTGTCATCTAAATTGGGAGTGGATACAAGAACTTCCTTTACATCCTACAAGCTTTGTAACAAAAGATATTCGTAAAGATGTAATCGACTATTGTCGTAACGACGTTAATGTCACAGAAAGGCTATTAGAAGCCTTAAAAGATGATGTTAACTTTAGAAACACATTAGTAGGTGAATTTGGACATAGAGTTTTATGTTGGGATGGTCCAAAAATAGGTATGGAAGCATTGGCAAAGTCTGTTGCTGATAAATCTGGACTACCTATAGAAGAGATTAAAGGTCACAAAACAATAAGAAAATCTTTAGCTCTTTCAGAAATAGTTATTAATGTAGAATTTAAAGAAAATACTTATGAGTAAGAGTAAAGACGCTATTGTATTTAGAGAAATAAAACCAGCTTACGAGTGGCTTAAATCTCAAGTAGTACCAAACACTAAAAGTATTAACTATTCTGTTATTCTTAAAAATCCTAATGGTACAATATTAAGATTTGATGGTGGTGGAGGTGGTGCTCATGCGTTAATAAATAAAAAAGTAATCATTCCTAAAGAAAATGAAATTTTAGAAACCGCAGACGTAGGTTCATATTATCCCGCATCATTAATCAATCTTAAAGCTGTACCTGATCATTTACCAATAGAAGACTTTATCAATGTCTACGATGGTAAAAGAAATGAAAGGATTGAAGTAAAGAAAAAAGGACTTAAAGATAAAGCAGACTTCTTAAAGCTTCAGCTTAACTCTGTATATGGTAACTTGAATAATTCATATTCTTGGTTATATGATTGGAAACAAACATTAAAAATTACTGTTAATGGTCAAATCATCTTTTTGAAGATGGTTCAAGAATTCATAAATAACGGTATTAATGTTGTTTCAGTAAATACAGACGGTTTGGAAATCCTTTATGATCAATCACTTAAAGAAAAAGTAGCATCAATATTTGAACAAATAGGTAATCAGTTTGATTATGAATTTGAATATGATGAATACACAGCTATTTACTATCTTAACATTAATAATTATTTGGCTATAACAAAAAAAGGTAAAGCCAAAAAGAAAGGTGTTTTTGTAACAGATCCTTCTTTAGAAAATGGACATGACTCTTTAATTATACCTAAGGCATTAGAAGCACACCTTACTGGAGTAAAAGATTATAAAGATTTCATTTTAGAACACAATAATATTTACGACTTTTGTAATGCGTTTAAGATCGCCAAAAAGTATCAAGTATACCACAATGGTGAAGTAGTTCAAAACTTAAATAGATTCTATGCGGCAATTAATGCTCCATATCTTTACAAGAAGAAAAAAGAATCTAAAGACTTTGAACATGTATTTTCTCCAAGTGGTGTAACAATCTTTAATAGACACGTAGAAAAACCAATGAAAGAGTATAAAATAAACTATGCTTATTACATAGAAGAAGCAAGAAAAGTACTCATTGACCTAGAACTTTTATCAACACAACAAAAATTATTATAATTATGAATTTAAACGACTATCAAAAAGAAGCAACAGCTACAGCTGTTTACGGAGAAGGAAGTAAAATCATCTACCCTACATTAGGACTTGTAGGTGAAGCTGGTGAAGTTGCAAACAAAGTAAAAAAAGTATTAAGAGACAACAATGGTGAATTTGATGAATGGAGAAAGCTTCAAATCATTGATGAAATCGGAGATGTTCTTTGGTACATTGCAGCATTAACTGGTGATTTAGGTTACAATCTAGAAGATGTAGCCAAAATAAACATAACTAAGTTACAAAATAGAAGAAAAAACAATACCATTCATGGTGAAGGCGATAACAGATAAATAAAAATTATGGAAAGTGTAGAGAGAAAAAAAGAAATTCTCTTAGATATTAAAAGGGCTTTTGTACTTGCAAAGGCCCTTAATTATCAGTACATGTATGTACGAGAATTTTTATCTCCAGAATTAAAGAAATCGGTAAATGAAGCTAAAGCAAAAAATTCGCACTTTATAAAACTTATAGAAGATGGGTTCATACGAAAAGGTATGAGTAAAGAATTTATAGATGCTGAAGATGAATTATCATTCCAGATTCTAGAGGAATTAGAAAAAATAAATAAACTTAAAACAGAAATAAAAGATGTCAATCAACAGAATTTACATTCCAGCTAGGCTGGTACTAAATATTGATGGTACAATCCATCTTAAAGCAGACAGAGAACTTATGCAATCTTATTTTAATGAGATTCTAGATTCTAACGATGAAGTAGATGTAGAAGTATCTATATCAAGAGTAGACAGCAAAAAAACTAATCCTCAGTTAGCTTACTTTTTTGCTGTAGTACTTCCTATTATTAAAGCAAGATTTGAAGATTTAGAAGGATCAACATTCACCAAAGGAGAGATAATGACTATTCTTAAAGATAGATACTTCTTTGAGGAAGTTTATTATGGAGGAGAGTTTGTTAAAGAACATCTCTCTATCTCTAAAGCAAGTAAAAACGAAGTTAAGAAATTTATCGAAGATTGTATTGAATTTGCAACTACAATTCTAGATGTAGAAATACCAGAACCAACTAAAAATTAATTTATGGAACAAGCATTAAGATACAACAAAGGAAAATTAAAATGGTCTCTAGTAGATTGGAAATCACTAGAACCTATGGTAAGAGTATTAGAAATGGGAGCAGAAAAATATGCTCCCTATAATTGGACGAAAGGTATGCCTGTAACAGAAGTAAGCGAAAGTTTACTTAGACATATGTTTGCTTATTTAGAAGGAGAAGATTCTGATAAAGAAAGCAAAATTGAACATCTTGGGCATGTGATGTGCAACTGTATGTTTCTGATACATATTATGAGAGAGAAACCAGAGTTTGACGATAGAACAATAATAAATAAAAATGATAACGGATAATCAATACCTAGAAGATGGCGCAGAAAGCCAAAGTAAACTCAAAAAGATTTTAAAACATCCTTTCTTCTATCTCAATAATAAGTATTCTGATGATGATGAACCAGCAGAAGTAACACTTATAGGTGATGGAGTAGATATGATTCTTACACAAGGAGAAGATAGCTTTAATGAAAATATACTTGTTGCTTCTGTAGAAAGACCTACTGGACAAATGGGTGATTATGTTTGGGCACTTTATGTAAATAGACATAGAGAAGATCCTGAACAAATTGCATATGACATTGTAGGATTCAAAAGAGATACTCTAGACAAGGTAAAAGAAAGATTTAAATTAGAAGGTCAAGAGTACTATAATCAACTTTTAGAATCTGAAAATAAAAAAGTAATTACTCCAACTCAATATGAGACTATTCAAAACATTGTAGAAAGTTTAAAACATAATCAATTTACTCAAAGTATATTCTCAAACCCAAAATATCAAAGAGCATATCAAGTTCCTTTATATGGAATATGGGGTAGATTTAAAATGAAAGGTCTTTTAGATATGATTGTTTATGACTCTTCTACAAATACTATTCATCCTATAGATATAAAGACTACTTCTAAGTCATTACACTTCTTTGACGACACTATCTTTGATCATAGGTATGATTTTCAAGCTGCTTATTATTTAGAGCTTATAAACCAAAATTTGGGGCTTCTTAAAGCGCATTTTCAATGTAAGAGTGTACCCAACATAGGTCACTTTAAATTTGTAGTAGAAAGCCAAGTTTATGTAAATGCCCCATTAATATTTGAAATGAGTGACGAATCCATTAACATAGGTAGAATAGGCGGTAAAAGAAAGAATAGAACATATGAAGGATTTACTCAAGCTTTTGAAAGGTTGGCTTATCACTTAGATACAGACTTGTGGGACTATAGAAAAGAAGATTACGAATCTAAAGGAGTAAGATTAGTATGAAAAGATTTACTGACTTAAACAATACTGGAAAATATCTTTCTCATATTATATTTAAGCCAGGATCTATGAATATTCTTTTAGAATATGGTTTAGAAAACGTCTATCTAGATGATTATAACCACAGATGTAAGTATATAGATTGTCTTTTCTTTTTAGTAAAACCCAAATACCCTAGAACAACTGATACTTATGGGGAATTTGAAGCTAAAATAACAAACTTTATCAGCTTCTATGATTATTATGAATTAGAAGAAGGTGTTGTTTATATTTTTAAAATTCCAGATAACTTAATTCCTGATGTTCACTTGTTTAAAGAAGGACTATATAAACAATTAAGTGATGATTTTTGGAAATCTATTGGAGCTAAAACAGCTTTAGATTTTTCACATGTGAAATTCGATATTAAAAAAGAAATCCTAAATTTTAATTACGGTCTTTTAATACCAGAACAAAACAAAATAGGGGGATAATTTCCCCCTATTAACTACTATGAATGTAATATTATTTGTTTGCTACTTCTTACTCAGCTGCTATCTGCATTACAGGTTCAGAAGAAGAAGGTGATGGTTGATCACTTAACAAACCTTGATTGTTCATACGTTCAATAATTGCTGATTTTACTTGATTAGCAGCATTAAGAACTTCAGCTAACGCTGAAAAAGGAACGGAACTTAAATTAACATGTTGAAGATCAAGCACTTGAATAAGAGCAGCTAACTCAACACCATTAATAGTAATTTCAGCATTAGGATCCCAATAAACGGTTTCTACTTGTTGATTTTTTTGTTCAGACATAATTATTAATTTTGTATTCAAATATACAATAAAAAACAAATGATAACAAGATATCCTATTCAGTACAAAAGCTTTGATAAAAAAGCACCATTATTTTTAGACATTGCTAAAAGAGTAGCAGAAGAGTCTTATTGTAAGAGACTAAAAGTAGGTTCAGTAATAGTAAAAGATGGTAACATACTATCTTTTGGTTATAATGGAGCTATTGGTGGTCATCCAAACAATTGTGAAGAAACAGTAGATGGACAATTAGTAACTCTTCCTACAGTTCTTCATTCAGAATCTAACGCTATTACAAAGGCATGTAAGTCACCAATTAGTACAAAGGGTGCAACAATGTATTGCACTCACTCATGTTGCGTAGAATGCGCTAAATTAATTATTCAAAGTGGTATATCCACTTTTATTTATTTAAACGATTACAGAGACGATAAAGGTCTTGAACTTTTATTAAAATCTGACATTTATGTTATTAAAGCTACTAGTAGTCTAGATGAAAATAAATTAGAAATCTTAAGTAGCATGTAATATCTTTGCTAAAAACCAATTAAACATATGCCAAATTTATTTTATTACACAGAAGTAGAACTTAAAGAAGATTCTACCACAATTACAACAGGTCATTCATTTAACCTCGACGACGTACTTCTTACCTATCCTAACGATGGTGTATTAGATGTTGTTTTATCTGTAGGTGCAGATAAACTTAATCCAATAGACTATCAATTCAAAGTAGATCCTAAAACTAAACAAAGAGTTCCAGTTAAAGTTTCTAAATTTGAAATCACAAATGAACCAATTACCATTAAACTTACAGTAAAAGAAGAAATTAACAAATTTTTTGAATTAACAGGAGGTCCTCAATGGTAAATGATAACGAAGACGATATGTTTGAAGATGGTTTTTTTGAAGACGACGATTTTTCAGATGACGATCAAGACTTTGAAGACTTCTTAAACGAAGTTGAAAAAGAACAAGGTTTAAATAAGATGGAAAACTTTGACGAATTACTAAAACAATTCTTTTTAGAAGACGGTCAAGTTAATCCTGAAGGTAAACTTATTCAATCTATCAAAGTAGAAAAAGGAGCAGATACTTATACTGAAGAAACTTGGATGTTTGGAGAGACTAAAGTGTCTAAAGTAACATTAGATACTAAAAGAACTCAAGAAGAACAAGATAAAGTTGAAAAAGAAAGGTATGTAGAATATCTTCAATCAACACTTGAACTTATCAGACATGAACTTCAAGTTGCTGTAAAAGAAGAAGATTATACTAGAGCAGCTGAGTTAAAGAAACGACTTCAAAAGATAGAAGAGTTTATCAAAAATTCATAATATAAGGGGGAGTAACATCCCCCTTTTTTATTAAGACTTAACTTGCAAAAATGATTTATAAGACTATATTTGTAATCAGATGATGCAAGTAAACGATGAGGTTTTCAAAGCAAAAAGAAAACCTAAAAATCCAATCACGTTTAAAATTCAATTAAATGAAGAACAAAAAATTGCTAAAGCAATTATTCTCGAAAACCCTATCACTGTTCTTACAGGGTCAGCCGGTAGTGGGAAAACACTTTTGGCCACAATAACAGGATTAGATCTTTTATTTAGAAACGAAGTTGAAAAACTTATTATAACAAGACCTGCAGTTCATGCTGGTGAAGATCTTGGTTTTATACCTGGAGGATTAGATGAAAAAATGGATCCTTGGTTGCAACCTATTTATCAAAACTTCTATGCCGCTTACGGTAAAGAAAAGATTGATAAAGAAATTGCAGAAGGAAACATACAACTTCTTCCTATGGGTTATATAAGAGGTCTTACATTTACAGATTCTTTTATTATAGCAGACGAAGTACAGAACTTAACACATACTCAAATGCAAGCCTTATTAGGTCGTTTAGGTAAAGGTTCTAAAATGATTCTTTGTGGAGATGTTAGTCAGATAGATCTTAAGAATAAAAAAACCTCAGGGTTATCATTCCTGAGGCGTATAGAAGAAGAAGTATCTGGATTCAAAATTGTTAATTTACATCAAAACCATAGACATGACATTGTTCAGCCTATACTTGACGTATACAAACTTTACGAAGATTAAACTTCGTCGTCTGCAATACTAGCTTTTTCTATTTTTAATTTTTCTAGATAAGCTTTAGCTTCTTCCTCGGTTTTGAACTGAGTAATCCACTCTGTGTTTACATAAATACGGTATTCTTCTTTACCGTTAGTCCATCCTTTTACAATCTGAGTAATCATTTTATATTTTAATTAGTCTTGGTGAATCTATATAGTCAGTAAGTATTACTTTTAATCCATGTAGGGATTCTATTTTCAAATCTGTTTCTTTGATATCTGGATAGAAAGAATACAAATGATCTTTTGTTAGTATTACTGCGTTAGGATATACGTTTGCCTTATCGGTTAAATAAAACTCGTTTATTTTATGTACCATATATTCTTCGGTAAAGATATTAATATTATTTGTCATTTTGAAATTTTAAAAAGTTAAGTAAAAAGAATAAACGTTAGGTGAATGTTTATCTACTATATCAAATGACACTCCTGCGATTCCTGGTCCAAAGTTACTGTGTATCCATTTAGAAGAACCATACAAAGATAAAACATTTCTGTATCTGAATGTTTGACCTAATTGTTGACTTTCATTATGAAGATCTCCTTTAATTAAATGTATGTTTTTTGTTTTATCTAAACCGTGATGATTTATGTATTTGTTTACAAAGTTTTCTGTTTTGTCGTTTAACTGAAGGGGAAGACCAAATTTACGATCCTCGCTATCCTTTCCATGAGTAAATATAAAGATATGTTGTCCATATTCAAAATGTTCTAAGAATTTTTCCATTAAAATAACTTCTACGTCATATATGCCTTCAATATAATACTGAAGTGCTTTAGCAGATATATATGAGAAGTCTCCACCGTGATTATCGTTTGTTTGTGTAATTACTTTGTAATTACTTGCAAAGTCTGATCTGAATAAAGTATCAAAAAAGACTTTATGTTCTTCTACATATGTTTCAAACACTTCTTTGTTTGACATATTTTGAGGTAACTTGTGTCCTCCTCTAGTAGTGTAACCATTCCAACCATCTACGCTATCACCTAAATCACAAATATAAATACAATCAAAGGCTCCAAAATCATTTACAGTAGATTGAATCTTATCGTATACTATTTTGAGTCTGTGTTTGAAAACATTTCTATTATATTCGTTAGAATAAATAGAATCCTCCTTTGTCATTGCACCTATATGTTTGTCACTCATATAAACAAAAAGTGACTTTTCGTTGTTAGTAATTGATTTTGATTCATATATTTCAAAATCATTTCCTAAAAACACCTTATTAAGTATTTGCTCTATTGTTTCAGAATCAATATCTTCATTTTTGATTCTAGTAAACATTGCAGATACCTGCCAACCATTGCTTTTTTCTTTAGACCAATATTGAGAAAGTTTCCAAACAGAAGTATCTATCTTATGAAGTGCTATTATTTCATCTGATGTTCTTGGAGTATCAAAGTATTGGTCTATTTTTATTTCTCCCTTATCTATATTTTCATAGAATGAGGATTTAGATGGTAATTCTTTTTGAATACTTTCAATAACTTGTTGACTATCAGTTTTTAGCAATTGAATCATTGCATTTCTCTTAATACCTCTTACAGATTTAGCTCTTTTGATTTGTTCTAAGTCTGGTCTATAATCAAACTTAACGGCAATATCGTAAGCTAATTCATCTGTATTAGGATTTTGAAGATAGTAATCAAATATGAGATCTTTAGGTGATTTCATAATTAAAACATTAAACCTATAACAAATATTGCCAACCCAAGAGTAGTGTACTTAAACATTTGTAACACTTGTCTTGTTTGATATAGTTCCCAATCTAATCTTGTTATCTCATCTTTACTCTTATTTAAAGATGTTTGCATAGAAGGAACAATACTGTCCTTATACAAAGAAAGTTGGATTGAGTCCAACTTTACTACGTCTTTTAATATATGTAATTTTTCTCTTGCTTCAATACCTTTTAGAAATTCGTTATTCAATTCCTTTATCGGTAAGCTGTCTTGACTTTGAGAGAAGGAATAGTGTGGCATCCAAAGGAGGCATACTATCAATAATGATCTTAATCGTATCATATTTTGTTGTTGTTTTGTGATAAACAGTAAGCTTTTCTTTTTTGTTCAAATCTAAAGAATCTATTTTAGAAATCAAAATTTTATTTTGAGCAGTAATAGAATCAATATGTTTTACAATCTCGTTTTGATTTGAATTAACAGAATCTTTAGTTTCTAAAGTGGTATGATACCAGTAAATAACTAAAGAAATAATAATAAGAGTGTAAAGATTAGTATATATTTTAATTGAAAATATAGATAAAAAAGATTTGAATAAAGATGTAATATTCATTATTTAAGATTTATTTCTTTGTGCTGATCTATTTTATCTAAAATAGTAGTAAGTAATTCATTTTGTATTAATCCAGCACGTTCAGCATTCTTTAAAGCAGATATAAGTTGAAATAAAATAAAAGGTGCACATACTGTTTCACTTAACCATGATGTTCCTTCAAATCCTTTTTCAATCATTAATATCCCTGTAAGCATAAATACCCAAACCATAAGTGTTTTAAGTACTTTAAGAGCTTTATATGTTTTAAAACCTTCAGTTTTAGTACCAGCCCATATACCAAAGAAACCATCCATAAACACTATTGCAACTACCGCTAAATATTGTTCAGAGTTATTAGCTGTCAAGTTTAAGAAGTAGGAACCCACAAAAGCACATAGTGTTGTTAGACTGTACAATAGTGTAGATTTCATAGTTTCAAAGTTATAGATTTTAAAAAATAAATCAAGAGATTTTAAGCATTAAAGTAAACTAGTTAATTGATCTCCAGTACTATCCACGGTAGCTGTATTCTTCAGTCGGTTTCCTATAGATCCAGCTGTATTCATTGTACTTGTTTGCGCATTCCATACATCTTCCGGTGTTAGCACAGCAAGTCCTGTGGTGTTGTCTGTCGGAACCCCAAATGCTACAGAGTTTGGCGATGGCACTTTTAATGTTCCAGTCAGCGTTCCAAGAGCATAAGAAACCCCATTCCTTACGTTTGCAGGAATTGGGGCGTCAACAACCGTGTCAGGTGAAACGAGGCGTGCTGCAGGCGCTGCCGTTGCTGGTGGCAATGCTCCGTTGGTTGTTTCGTCCCGAAATTCAAAATAAGAACCAATAGTTCTCCTATAGTGCATACGAACCACTAACATCGGCATTGTGCCGTAGACGTCTGATATAAACGGTCCGGTCATTATATGAATCGATGAAGCATTTGTAGACGAAAAAACTACAGAACTAACGTTGGCATTATTAACTCTAGCTATCATAATTCCTGTTTGGTTAAAATTAATAACCTGTGTGGTGTTTATCACAGCAGCTCTTCCACCATAAATAGCACCGACAATATTAAAAGTAAAAGAAGTGTTAATAGCAAAAGGGGAACCTGAAATATTATTTCCAGATGATTGAAGAAAATCAATATCACCTGTCATATTAAAAGTAAATATTTTATTTATATTGATTACGGGCCTTATAGAAGAAGAGTTGATTGTCATGTTACCTGTGAAATTTACAATTCCACCATTCGTTCCTGCATTAATAAATATTGCTTCCGAGTTTAAACCACTACCAACACTTTCCCAATTTCCTACCCAGTTTAATGTGCCAGTCCCATTAAAATAAACAACTCGTGCGTTACTCAAAATAGTAACTTGCGCGTTCCCTATCAATGTTGCAGACTGTCCTGTATTCAAACTAAATACAATCAACCCATTTATAGAGTTGCTTCCTGAATTAAAACCGTTAACAGAGTTAGTGCAAGTCACGGTAACTCCATTATTTAAAACAAATCCACCACCTGCTACTGCTGGTGATGTAGTTCCAGTTTCGTATAAAATAATATTTACAACTCCAATGCTTGTACTTAAACTTGCAGTTATTAACAACCTATAACTCAAGTATGCCGTTGAGTTGCCTATCAAAGGACTCGTGTAGTTATTGCTATTGTGTCCAGCAACTGTATGTAAAGTTACCCAGTTAGAACCATTCCATCCTTGAAATTCCCAGTCTTTAGGTCCTTGTTCATTTCCGTTGTTTACTCCCTGTATTACGTATTGATTTATCGGTATTGCATTAGGAAATTGATATGAAATCCACCTTGGATTGGAAATATTTACAGCACCGCCACTCCACCAAGTAGAAAGGCTGTTATCAAAAGCTCTAAACGCATCGTTTGTTGTTGGATTAGGAATATCGCTAGCAGAAACTATTCCAGAAGGACTAGTATTTGAAGTCATATCTGGAACCGCATCAACAATAGATTGTGCAGCATTTGTAAGCGTATCTACATTGATGTTTTGATCAATTGTTACAGTAAAATTGTTGGAAGCAACAACATCTCCTGCGGCAGGTTTTAAACCACCGTTCCACGTCGCAGGATTGCTCCAGTTGCCATTTGCTACAGCTACTCTTAATCCCATGCTTACAGACCTTTATCGTTTATAAACTCTTGCAGTGTATTCATAATACCTGTAACCGCTTTCTCAAATGCAGGGTCGCTCTCTGCTACCTCAAATACGTCTAGTATAGACACAGCTTTAGCGTAGTCAGGCTGAGCCTCTATTCCTCCCAACTCCAAGTCTCTGTATGGAGTTAATCTCAACGCAACAGATGCTCCCCTTGGAGGATCATACGGGCTAATAGAAAGATTTACCAAAAAGTAAGGGTACTCTACCCCATCTACTATTGTTGGATTTGAACTTATTAATGGCATAATTATGTGTATATGTGTGTATATCGATTTGTCCAGTTTACATTGTTTGCTGTAAGTACAGTTGTTGTTCCGTCTTCTAGAATTTCTATTCTATTTATTGTCCAAAGAGAGTCTGATTCAGAAGCAGAAGAACTTGCTTTACCGCAATAAGAATAAATATTAAAATCGTGTTTTCTTTGAACAAAGATATTACCTACTGGGTATTTAACTGTTTTTCCTGTATCTAAAGAAATACCTACTAAATGAGTGGGTTGACCATCATTTAACTCTGATATTTTAACAGCATTAGCAGGAATATGATTGTTTTGCATAACTTAAAGAATTATATACTTTCCATTCTCAGTAATTAAAGCTATACTTTCTAATCTATTGGAAGGTAGTTTACTATATGTAAAAAGTAGATTTTGTGTTGGATATTTACTTTCAAATCTAAGATCTTCATTAGCTCTTGCATTGTCTAAAATTAACTCACAGGTTAATTCTAAAGTTATTTTAGGACCATTAAACTTTACTAAGTTATTCCCAATAAACTTAATGTGTGATAATTCTTCTTTAAACTTTTGAAGAATATGTAAGTCATGACTATTAAGATATACTTTAGATGAAAACGAATTAAATATCTTTTCAGATAGTTTTAAAGCATACCCATTTGTCTGAAAGTACATATTTCTCATTAGTACGACAATTCAGATTATATTATTTTGAGTAAAAATATTTTTGAATCAAAAGACTATCATTTGTATTATGCAATTCAATTAAAACTTTCATTGCACTATCATGCATCTCTTGACTTTCCTCCACTTGCTCTTCTACTTTTTCTTCAATTGTTGGTTGATTTGTAAGGGCTAAAATTAAAACAACAAGCCCTAACGCTGCTAAAAATTTCATATTTTACCTAATTTTTTATATAACGTAATTTCAGTAACTAACGCACTACACAACGAATCTTGCGTTTTTAGTTGCTTGGATAGTTTTTCAAGTTTAGCCTCGCACTCCAACAACCTCTTCTCGCAGCGGTCATTGATGCTTTTAGATTGACTTTCTGTGCGGTAGTATAACACGCTTACGACAACCAATAAAAGGAACATAATTGCCTTACTTGGGTCGCTCTTAAATTGTTCAAAGTCTATGGGTAGTTTCATTGGTATCAGTTAGTTTCATCGAATGGGTTAGGTTGGATTACTTCAAATTCTGTTGGTTCTCCCAAAATAGGCAATAAAGATTCGTCAAATGCAATATACCAAAATTGCGGATTATTTAATTCTGCAAAGTTGTAATCCACCCAATGTTGAGTGACATCGGTAGGACTTGCAGGAATGCCGTAGTATGCGTCACATTGTTGACGTGATGCTATTGCTTCCGCTTCGGTGTTGTATTTGTATCCTTGCATTAGTAGATAGAGTAAAAGTCGTTAATATTAGAATTAATATTAGTTAAATTTGATAATATTGAACTATCGTAATAAATTATTTCTGGGATATTACCATCCAAATATTGTAAGTTAGTTCCTAATGAGCCTATTAAACATTTATTAGAAGCATTTTGCATTTGGTCGACAGAAACTCCTGCCCTTGTAACACTCTGCAATGAGTTGTTGTTATATATTGATGTCTCGTTAGCAAAAGATTGATTTCCGTCATATAGTAATGATGTTACATATAATTGATTTAAACTAATAATATTCCCTGAAATGATATTATTTGAACTTGCTAATGCTGAATAAACTTGAAAATCTATTGACCCTAATGAATTAAAAGTGCGTATTAAAAAATTTCTATTATCCCACCTCGAAAACAAAGTTGAATTTTCTTTATTAGAATTAATAGCATATACTAAAAAAATACTTGCTAAAGTTCTTGATACTGTAAAGGCTGCAATATCTAAAAAGTCATTTATCCCATCAAATTTTAAGCAAGGTTTACCATTGTCTAAAATTACATTACCACTACTAACTATCTGTGGTTGATTTGCTGCCGTTGTTTGTGTTGCATTTCTACCATTACCACTTTGGTCATACCAAGTTGTTACAAATCCATTTGTACCACTGCAAAAACTTGTAATTGAAGATGTATCAAGTACATTATTTACAAATCCAATGTTTTGCTCTGTGTTATCGGAAGCCCTACGCACACGAATAGCACTACCTGTGTATGCCGTGCGTAATTTACGCAATGAATAGGCAGCCGCTGCTCCGCTATATGTGTCAAGTAATAAATTACTTAACGTCGTAACTGATATGGTATTTGAATATGGGGTTATCATTATTCGCTAAATGGGAATTCAGGTGATGGTGGTGGTGTGTATTCGCCTTGTGGCAAATCAAATAACCACATATATTCGGTATCTTGAAATAGTTCCTTGTCTTGCTCGGTTGCAAAGAAAAAAGGTATTCCATTTATGTCTTGAACGCAGTTAATAAAAAGGTAAGGTGTAATAAATTTACCTTGTACCTCGTTGTATTGTTCTACAGTTAAAATATAGCCTATCATACTTGACGTTTTAAATTATTTATTATTTCTTTAAATATATCATTATCATAACTTCCTCTTGCTTTATTTGCCCACACACAAACAAACTGAACATTACCTTCCTCATATCCTAAATCGTTATTAATTCTATCTAACGATATTAAATAAGGGCTAGATGTCATTTCACGCTTTTCGGTATATGTTTTAGGGCAAAGTAATTCAGAGCCAGTTAAAGCACATTTGTAATTTTGTAATTCTAAAACACTTTGCAGATATTCTATGCTTATATTAAATGGATAATTTCTTGACTTGGCATTCGCTTTCCATCTGTTAAATAAAGCATTATGTATGTCTTGTGTTCCTCCTTTATTGCAATTTCTTGCTTGACGCTTTCCATTAGCCCAAACTTTTGCCATAAAAGAACCTTTACCTTTCAACCTATCTATCCCGTTTCGGTCTAATAAAAACTTTACTTTTTCAGCACCGATTTTGTATTTTTTTGACAAGCCATTTTGAGATATACCATTTTTATAATCATCACACAAAGCATCCTCGTAATCAAACTTTAATTGTTTAATGTTAGCGTACATTTCAGATTTGCCCATCATTGGTACACCTTGCATTTTTAATACTCTTCGAACCCTGTCTGTAGTGGCATTTAAATCAGTTGCAATTTGTTGTACGGTTTTTTTGCCATAGTTACTTACAATGTAATTAGCATCTAATGGTTTTAATGTTGTCCATTGTCTTCCCATAATACAAATATACAATAGTGTAATCATATTACCTACACATTTCTATTTAAAGTGGTTTGAAATGCCTGTACTGCGGTGTAAAAGTTTGATTGTTCAGTATCCGTAAATCCTTCACCTATTGACGCAAACGCATTTTGTCTTGTATCATAATTAGATGCGGTCCCATTGTTATTGTTTGCCCCTAAATATATATTTTGCGATGCTGGTGAATTTGAATTATTTGCTTTTGAAGTTTTTGTTGTATTTTGAAAAAATTGCTCTGAAGTAGATGCAATTCTTGAAACAGTAAATAACCCTAATGATGAGGTTACATTCGCACTCGTATTTCCTGAGGTATTATTAAAAGCTGAAAAATATGCGAGAACAGAACTTAATCGGGGATATATATACATACCTTTGCTCAATGCTTGTGAAGTAGCACCAATTGATGTAGTTGCTGATGTAGCATCGGTTCTTAAATAAACGCTAATATGACAATTATTTTGACTTAATTCAGATGCCATATTTAAGCCTGTATTCATAAAAGCACTACTTGGAGTAACTCCTGTACTTGCAAAAGTCCAACCCGTAGAAAATGTACCAGTAAAACTTGAACTCTTTAAATTTTGAGCACACGCTGCCGCACTTGCACCAACCATAGGGTAGATGGCTTTCATTTTAGTCCATAAAGAATAAGATTTTAAATCCAATACTAATTGGTTTACCGCAGTTTGTTCAGTTGCTGAAAGTGAACCCCCAGCAGTAGTAACTCTATTAAAAAAGGCTTGTGCGTCTGGATCAGTTAATGATTCTGTACTTGCTCTTACTCTATAATAATAAGTTGTGTTTGGGTTTAATCCTATAACTACATAAGATGTAGTAGGGGCATTTACTTGTTGGTTTTCGTATATATTTATACCTGTTAATATATCGAAGGTAGGAGATGTACTAACATCTAATAGATAAACAACAGCACCTGGATAAGCGTTCCAATTAGCAGTAAATGAGGTTTGACCTATACCAGTAGCAGCAGTTGCTATTGGTGCAACTAAACCATAACCACCAACCTTTTGTTGTTTTACACCTATACCTATACCGATCATATTAGTATGCGATTACACTACCTGAAGTAATAGTCCAACCTGTGATATCTTGTCCACCTGGAAGAAAAGCACCTTGTTTAAAAGTTACTCCACTCATACCACGAGCAGTAAGTACATCTACACCATTTACAAAAAATGCAGAAAATACTGTGTCTTCTTGTACTACTAATGCTTCGTGTGTTACTCCAGTTACTACACCAGCTCCATAACGCATGAAACCTGATGTTCCTACAGCTAAAGATGTGCTGTCTTGAATTCTTCTTAAACGTTTTGCTTGTTCTCTAAGCAAATCATTGTTTTCCATTCCCATAATATTTTTATTTAAAGTTTTCGATTATAAAATCCGATCTAATTAGATCCGAATGAATTAGTACAAAAATAATCTAATTAAAATTTTTGTCAAGAAAGTTAAAGATAACCCTGATAATTAATTATCAAGGTCATCTTCGTTCAACTTTTCTATTTTTTTATCACTGATATTTCCCATTATACTTACTTTAGGTACAAATGGCAAATCTTGACCATCCCATTTGTTACCAGATTTAGAAATATCTCTTCTCTTTTTTGTATAATTAGAAATTAAATTATTGATTTTTTCATTTGTTTCTTTATTGTCTTTACCTAATGCTCTATTTATTCTTTGTTTTTCTCTTAATACTTTTATTTGTTTTTTAAATTGTCTTTCAAGAGAAGGTAAAGGTAATCTAGAAGGCATTTTTTCAATTTCATAATCTTTTTTGAATCTAGTTTGAAGATTATTACTATATGTTTTAGGCATATAATCATTGATTCTTCTGTTATTAAATTCCATTGCATCAGGACTAATATCTACACCTCTTAAACCAAGATATTCAATTGCACCTACAGCCAATGCTGGTAAACCAGCAAGAAAAGGATGTGTTTTATCCCAATCTATTTTAGATTGATTCCAACGATAATAAGGATCCATATTAGTAAAATCATCAAGGTCCTTAAAGTATCTTCCTAAAATACCCACTGGTCCTGATAAAGCACCAAACAGTTTATCAGCGATACTAATACCGTTACTTTGTTCAATATAGTAAGTGTAAACAGCTTCGTTCATACCCCAAAGAGTAAACGCACCTTCTACTTCGTTTACTATACGTTTCATAAAGTAACAAGCATAGTCTGCCCAATCAGCTTCTCCATCTTCTTCACAATTTGTTGCTTTCTGAAGAGCTATTAAAGTATTTACCATAGCATACCATACAGCAGCATTTAATGTTCCTTTAACTACTCCACCTTTAACTGCTTGAGATGACGTTCTATAAGCAGCAAATACATTTCCATTATAACGATAAGAATCTCTTATCAATTGGGTAAATGCAGACCAAGAGCCTTCTGTTTCAAAACCAGCACCATAGTGAATAGTCGATCTACCGTAAATAGATTTTATATCACCTAACACCCATTTCTTTAAAAATAGAACTAATTTTCCTAATGTATATCTGTTTGCTTCTGGTTGTGACATAGAATCGTATACACCTTGAGATCTTCTTACAGCAACATAAATTTTATTTCTTACAAATTGAACTAGGTTGTCAAAGTTTTCTCCAAGTTCTACATCAGGTCTAGGCTGTAAAATACCATCTTTAATTTCAAACGCATCTTTTAAAGTAATAGTTTGATCTGAATCTTTTAATTTAACTCTGTATTGATTTAGATAAGCAAATCCAACCTGAGCTGCTATTTCAAATTCAGTATATTCTCGTATAGTATTTACAATCGATAAAACATCTCCATACTTTCTAAGACCAGTGTTGCCTGCTTTTTCACCTTGAAAGAAACTTTCTTTTTGTTCTACTCCAAAATAATCTAAAAGTTGTAAAGACTTAGGTTTGTTTCCTAATTGCCCATGATACAAAAAGAAATCTTTAGAAGCCATAGTAGCGTCTATAGTTCCTTTACGTAAACTACTAAGAGTTATACCATGACTTACGACATTTATAAGATTTTGTTTTAAACCTGTTACTAAGTTCTGAGGAATAGATAATAAGTTATACCCTAATGATTTTCTACCCGCACTTGCTGTAGCCATTCTACTTATAGCATTAAAAGATTTAGATAATTTATCAGTACCTTTTAAAGACTGCCCGTAGAATAGTTTTTCAATCATTTTATCTATTTGGGTTTTATCTGATTCTGCAGTTGTTTTTTGACTAGCACTTAATACAACAGCTTGCATTTTTCTTAATGCTCTAAATTGATGCGATGCTCCTCCATAGTTAGCAATAGCTCCCAAGATATCATCTGATTGTTTAGATACGTCTAAAGGTTTTGCAAAACGCATAAAGATTTTTCTACTTTTAGAAAGATTATCAGTACCATAATCTAATTGAGAAAAATCAGATTCTTGTTCACCATAGCTTTCTTCTATATCAACATCTTGATCGCTTCTTGCTTGCCACCAATTTTTAACATTAGCCCGCCAAGAGCTAAAAGGATTACGTCTAAAACTAACAGCATCTATAAATCTATCTCTTCCAGATTTAAGTTGACCTGGAATAACATCTCCTAATCTATCTTTAGCATAAAGACCCTTTTGGTTTTCCAAATGAAGACTTCTTAAATCATTTACAATAGACTTTTGATTATCTGTTAATTTAGAATAATCTTTATTAAGGTAAGGTCCACTTGTAACTTCTTTAAATTGTACTTGACCTTGTTTATAATTAGGATTTCTAAACTTAGGATTAACAACAGCTCTATACCAATTGAATCCTGGTTGATTCTTTTCTACAAAATCAGGATTATTAGGTCTTGTTACACGCCAAACAAATAGTGGCTCATATACTTGTACCATTGTTTGTGTATCGCTATCCCAACGATTCTTTAATATGTGATTATCTTTATACCATTGAGAATTAACATATTGTTGGTGAACTTGTCTATTAAGTTCTTCTTCTGTTATACTTGGATTCTTAGATACTATTTCAGATCTTAATTCATTTTGAATAGTTTCTTTGGTTTCTGTATAGTAAGAAGATACTGCAGTAGATTGCAATTCGTCTAATTGTTTAAATAAAGGAAGAAGCTTGGTTTTTATATCAGCATCTAAAGGACTTCCCTCTTTCATCAATTGTTTGATACTTTCAATACGTTGTTCTATTTCTTTAGACTTTGCAATAAGTTCTTTAGAATAATTAGAAGGTATATAGACACCACTTGTGTCTTTCTGACCTTTAAGTATGTTAAAGAGTTCTTCGTATTCTTTGGAGATATCCCCCCTACCTTTTAAATAGTATGAAATACCATCTAAGATTCTTTGTCTCTGATCGTAAAACTCTTGTTTATATGTAATCCTTACGTTAATAGAACTCCAAGCATCAAAAACTTCTTGAGCTACTCTTCTTTCTTCATCTGTAGTAGCTTTACTTAAATTGTTTTGATAGGCTTCAAATTGTTTTTTATATTCAATTTCAAAAGCTTGTCTTGAAGCGTCTGTTAATTCATAAGAAACTAACTCTTTTGCTTTTTTATCTTTCTTCCACTCAATAATAGCTTCTGCATCTTGTAATGCTTTACCTGTTTTCTTATTACCTTTAGAATCATAAAGTCTCTCCATATCATCAAGTTCATATTGAAGAGTTTTAATTGATTCTATAATAATAACATCATTTAAAGAATTACCATCAAAGTTACCTATACCTATTTGTTCTCTAAGAGAGTTTATTTTAGTATAGATTTCATTTCTACGTATAGCGATATCTTCTGGGAGAGATTCTGATATTTGATAATACTCATCTGTAAACGGTCTTTCAGTATAATTTTTATAGAAATCGTTTATTTTCTTAGTAAGTTCTAGTTTTTCACTTTGTTCTGTAGCTTGAGATAATGCAAACTTAAGTTTAGTTATTTCGTTTTGAAGAGCAACTGTGTCTGTTTGAGTGTTTAAAGCTAAAACTTTTATTTTCCTAAGTTCATTTTCTTCTACGTAAAAATAATCTACTTCTCTAGTAACAAAGGAGTACATCTTATGCCTGTCTATAACAGCTCCAAATGTTTCTCCGTTTTCTTTATTAATTCTTTCTTGAATTTTTTGAAGACGATTATTCATATTTTGTAGTTCAGGAATAACACCTTGCATTCCTTTTAGAATATAATCGGCTACAATTCTTACTGTAGGAGTATCTGTTAAGAAAGCACTATCAAAAGATTGTTTAAACCAATTGTTCTTGCTTTTTGGATCTAGAAGTAAATTTTTTATGTCTTCAGGACCTTTAGGTAATTCGTTTAACCTTTTATTAATTTCTTTTATTTTTTGAGTTTTTGCTTGAGCAGGTATATTTTCTTTTTCAATTTGTTTAATTTGATTTTTTAATTCAAAAGTCAACTCATCTATACCATTTTTAATACCAGCATAAAGTTCTTCACTTAAAGGTATTAGAGTACCTCTATTTGATTCTTCTTTAATAATATTAATCGTATCTTGAATTACTTTAATATTATAGAATACTAAATTGTTGTTTCGTTTCTGTCTGTCTTCAGTGGTAATTGCATCTATAGTTTCCCTTACTCTTTCAGGAAACATATTTTTTAAGGCATTTATTTGTTTTTCAAAAGCTTCAGCTTGTTGATTTGCAAAATAAAGTGCTGATAATTTAATTTGAGAAGGTAGTTCATCGTTTTCTTTATTTTCTCTTATCCTATGAACGACATTTCTTAAATGAAGATTCGATGTTGTTAGATAGTTAGCAAGCTCGTAGTAAGCTTCTGCTACGTCTTCTTTAGTTACAAGATTTTTAATTTTCTCTAAAGACTTTGCAGATTCATCTAGAAGTTTACTTTCTCCTTTTAATCTTAATTTTTTAGTAGAGAAACGAATAGCATTTAAATCTTTGTCTGTTATTTTATCAGCTAATGTTTTTACTTTTTCTCCAAAAGACTGTTGTTCGTTAGTAGGTAAAAGTTCTATAGCTTCTTTAAACATTCTTCCTTTATCTTCAGAAGTAAAACGAGAAAACATATATTCAGCAAACTCTGGACTATATTGTTTTTCTATTAAATCTACTTCTTCTTTACTTAAAAGACTGTCTACTAAGTTACCAATGTTTGTTTTTTCACTTACTTCAAATGAAAAAAGATTTTTAAAATAGTCGTATATTTTTTGCCAGATAGTTTTAGAATCTCTATTTCTATACTCTACATCAGCTTGTTTTCCTAATTCTGTTGTTATTACCTCTTCCCAGAATGAATCACTCAATCCATATTCAGGATATAAGGCCTTTACAATAGCATAGGACGAACTTATTGGATTGTCCTTATGTAAGTCTTCAATTTCTTTTTTAAGTTCGTTAAATAGCTCAGGATTGTTTTGTCTAATACTTCTTACTAAGATGTGACCAAATTCATGCCAAGGTGTTTCACTTGTTATAAGGTTCGGATTAAACATTATTTCTCCAGTAGTTAGATTGATTTTAGCTACTTGATCTAAATAAGGATTATAAGACCAAGTTGTTCCTTTAAATTTAGTGCTTAGGAAATTTATTACTTTACTAAACTTTTCAAATTGAGGATTATTTACAGCAAGTCCTGTATGGAATCTAGAATCAAACCATTGACCATCGAAAGGTAATACTTCACCATCAACAACAATAGTATTAGATTCTTTCATTAAATTTAAGAAGTCAGCATCTTGATTAGCTAATGCTTCAAGAGCCTGCATTGCTTCTATTTCTGCATATAATGATTCTTCTTGAACTTCATCTATAACTTCAATTAGTTTTTCATAATATCTATTGTTAACTGTAAGAACAAGTTCGTAACCACCATCTTCCAAACTTTCTAGTTTTGCTACTACTGGTTCGTGAGTAAACCCATAGGTTTTATTTAGATTTGTTGCAATAGCATATGCATACCCTCTAAAGTTTTTATATGATTTATTTTTAGTGTCACCTCTAAATGTTTTATCAGTAGGTTTTATAAATACTCTATATCCATCTATTGTAACTGATTCTCTAGATTCTAATGGTCTTATTTCCCTATCAAAAATTAATCTTTGAATATATTTAGATTTTTGTGCAAGACTAAGCTCATTGTACTCTATATTGTTTGATAATTCTAAAATTAAATCTTTTACTTTTTCTTGCTGTAAATATTTAGAAATGATTTGTTCTTCTACTTGTTTAGAGTACATAGTAGAACGCATTTGTTGAGAAACAAAGTTCTTAAATCCTTCTATATCTTGTTTATTACCTAAAAAATTACCAGCAAACTCAAAAAAATGAGATTTAAAGTATTCATTAAACTCTGATTGAGAGTATTTTTTATTATTATATGTTATTATGCAAGCCATATTTGATTATTTTTTATTTTATAAATTGTTGTAGTTGAAACATTAAACTTATTGGCTAACTCTTTTACTGGTTTATTAGAACTTCTAATAAAAGAAACTTTATTCCAATTCAATTTAGCAGAATTATTATTTTCTCCTTTTTTAGATTCTGATAAATCTTTGGCTCTCTTTTGAGCAGCTAATTTAAGGTTTAATTTATGTTCTTCTGAAAATATTTTTCTCTTACCAGATTCAGACATTTTATTTTTAGTTTCTTCTGAAACTGTAAATCCATAACCTCTTACAGCTTTACCTTTTCTTTTTTCTGACATCTTTTGTTTAGTTTCATCTGATGCTTTTAAACCATAATTACTTTCTGCAATTAATCTAATATTAAACTTATTACTATACTGGTCTAAAAACCACTGTTCTAATTTGATACAATATTCAGAAGGACAAGTAGCTAACACTTTAAAATCTATATTCTCAATTCCATATTTGTTTACAAAGTTTTGTAAGAGTTTGTTTACATGAAAATTAGACCTTAATTTATCAAAATGTGTTTTCTTTCTTAAAGAAAGATTAGTTGCAGAGCCTATATAAACTCTATCATCTATTTTAGAAAATATTCCGTAAACTCCTGAATTTAACATACTCTATCGATTTTACCAGTTTCTATTAATCTGTTTTCTATTTGCATAGAAGACTTACTTATAATAAATTGTCTAAATTGCTCATAAGTTCCATATTTAGCAAATTCACTATTTTGAAAAGCCATATAATCTTTGAAACCTTGAATATCAGCTTTAGATGAAAGTATGTAGATTTGTTCTGGTTCAAATACTATATATTGATGAGCAAAATCTATATCCCCTACTATTCCATTATCAGCAAGTTTATCTATAGTTCTCAGTACCGCATCTCCTTGTCTATCCTGAGCCTGGGGATTATCAACTAGTTTTAAATTTTTAGCATTTAAAATCGCAGAAAAAACCTTTGCTGTTTTAACTGCATTGTATTCTTCTAAAGATTCAAACTGACTAAAGTCTATAGAACCTTCTGCATAAAAATCTGCAGTTTTTTTACTATCAGTAAAGTAAATTCCTTGGGTAGATTGTTTTGTATTTTTACCAGCTTGGTTAATATCAAAACTATCAAAGCGACCATCAGGTGTTCCATGATAAACTATTTCTTTTACTTGGCTGGTTTTAAAAATAGTAGAAAGATATTGCATGTATTGAGCTTTAGTACCAATAGCTGCAAGGTCTGGTGACTCTTTAAATACACTATCAATAGCTTCCATTTTCCTTTTAAATGAATCTATAACATCTTTATTTTTACTAATAGATGTAGCAAATTCATTTTTATTATTAATAAAGTATTCTTTAAATTTTTCTTCAGAATACTGTTTCCCTTTATATGTTATTATACAACTCATGCTTTTTTCCAGATTTTATTATTTTTAATTTGGTTTATGGTAGCTCTTGAACAACTAAATAATTCTGCTATTTCTTTATCTGTTTTACTACCCACTAAAGATTTAATTTTTTTAACTTGTTCTATTGTAAGTTTAGAATATTTACCACCATTGGCTTTGGCTTCTTTCATTTTTTGTTTAGTTTCTTCACTTATTATTCTACCAGTTAATGCTTTACTCATTTTATCAAGAGTTTCTTGTGAATGAGTGTAATTACTTCTATCTACTTTCTGTCCAGTTTTAGCTTTGCTAATATTTAACTTAGCTTTTTCTGACATTTTATAACCTCTTTTTCTGTTTGCAGGAGGTCTTCCTACTGTTTGAGCTAAGTTTAATTCAGGTTTTAGTTTATCTACAAACCATTGTTCAGCTTTTAATAAATACTCTTGTGGGCATTTAATTAGTATTTCAAATTTAAGATTTTCTATTCCTAATTTTAAACAAAGTCTTTGAAAGTATCTATTAAAATGTTTTTGTTTTAGTATAGCTCTGTTGTGAGCTTGTAATCTTTCTTGTAAATTATTAGTAGAACCAATATAAAATCTGCTATCATTATCAAAGTAAAGTTTATAAATAGCACAAACTCCTGTATATTGCCCTCTTTGTAAATCTTTTACGAACATTGTTTATCAATTATTTTTTGAGATTTTAAATCATTTAACATACTATTATACAAATTGTCATCTATTTCTTCAACTTTACTATCAGGAAAGATAGTATCTAAATATGCAGAGTATTGTTGTATAGCTTGTTGTTTCTGTTGGGGGCTTATTTGTTGAATTTCATCAGAAGTTTTAATTCTAAAAGCTCTTTCTTCTGTACTATATCTACCATCTTTTTCAACTCCATAATCTCCAATTTTTTCAGCAAATCCTTTTTTAGTTAATGCCAATAAAGTATTTATTTCAGCTTTTGAGTTATCAAAATCAGAATACAGTGTATCTCCAAATTCATTTTTAGCCCAATCTGCAACAAGAGTATGAACTATTTGCCCATAACCTTGATTTTGGAACTCTTCATTTAATTTAATAGATAAACCTACTTCTTTACTTCTTCTATCATTTTTTACAAGTTTTACTTCACCTATATTTTTTCCATTAAGTTTTATCCATTTCCAACCATCTCTTTCTTTAGTATCTAAAGATATACCTTTAGTATTAAAACTTTTAAATCCTGAAGCTTCATACACAGCATTAGCTAACTCAGGATTAGATTCAAATAGTTCTACAATACCTTCTTTAATAACTGCGTTAGATAAATTATAATACTTAGCGGGAACTTCTCCTTCGTATTTATCCCATAGATAATATGCTAGATCAGGATGAACTTGTTCTAGTTTAGTAAATTGTTCTTTTATTTTAGGATCAGATAGATTTGGACAAAACATTTTTATTTAAATTAATATTACAAATATAGTTACGAAGTAAACTTTTAGCAATTATCCTTATTCTTTTTGTTTTTATTTCTAATAGACATGAATGAATCTTGAGCTGCTTGATTGTATTCGGCAGATAGATCTAGTTGTTCAGAAACAATAGAAATAGGTGTAGTAGATTGTGTTTCAGTAGTAGCGGTATCTACTTCTTCATCTACTTTAGTTATTGTTTCACCATTAGATTTAGAAGGAGTAATATTTGGCCTACTTAATACGTAGTCTTTATAGAAGTTTAAGTCAGGATTAATATCTTTAACTTTTGCAAACTCTGGGTGATTTTCTCTAAAACGTTTAGTAAACTCACTTAACTTAGCTCTTTGTTCTTCTTCTGAAAGATTTGCAAAGTTTTCCAAGACAGTACTCATTGGATAAGTATAGATCTGTTCTGGGATAAGTGGTAAGTAAGAGTCAAACTTTTTGTTTAATTGAGAACCCAATATACCAGCATAAGCAAAGTTCTTAAAGAATGTTTGCATATTTTCTATAAGTTGAGTATCTACTACTGGATCTAATTGGGGGTGTGAATAATTAAACCCTTGATTAAACTGTTCTCTATAGAAATCTACACTGTAATCAAAAGAGTTTTGCTTTAGTCCTGTTCTTAAGAAGTTAGATTTTTCATCTGTGTTAAAACGAACTAAATCAAAGATTCTATTTTGAGAAGTAATTTTCTTTTCAGCTAATTTCTTCTTAAGATATTCATATTGAGCTTTTAGATTTTTAGAATTTCTTTTATCTAGTAAAGATTCATATTGAATAATATTTGGAACTTCATTGATGTACATTGAATACAAGAAGTCATTCTTAAATACTCTAGATAAAGTTTCGTATTGTAAAAATTTATTTTTCTTCGCATATTGCTGATGTAGCTTAACAATACCATCTGTTACTGTTTTACTAGCTGATACAGGGAATATCTCAACAAACTTATCTAAAACAGATGTTTGTACTTGGAATGGAGATACTACAGATTCAAAAATAACTTTATCGAATGCTTCTTCTTCAAAGAACTTTTCTTCTTTTAACTTTAATAGTTCACCGTCATTGGCTCTAAGTGATTCAAAGTTTTGAGGAGACAAAGTATCAAAGTCTGTGTTGGCAGAAAGTCTACGAACTTTATCAGCTTGATTTTTCATTTCAAGGAAAAGACCTAATCTGTAAACATCAGAAATAACGTTTTCTTTAAATAGTCCTTTTAGAATAGTTTCAGTATCGTACTTTTCTACAAGACCTCCTATTGTTAGGTTGATAAATTTCTTTTCTGAATATCCAAATTTACTTCTTGACTTTTGAACTATGTTTTTAATTGTTGGATCTTGAATTTGTTCAACAATATTCATTATAGAACCAAAGTCATTTAACTTACTGTATTGAGCAATAAGAGAATCTTTACCTTTTTCTGAACTCATGTTAACCAAGTTAACCATTGCTTCAAAAGGTGTTCCCAACATAGTAGCATAGTTGACAATAGGTGTTACTACGTTATTAAAGTTGATTAACGCAATTCTATCGTCTTTCTCAATATCTACGTGAGCACTAATCATTTGACCCTGTACAAGAGAAATAGGTTTACCTTTAGTATCTTTAGTTCCTTCAAATGTTAAGTTACCTTCTACTCTATTTGCAGGAAGAACATAGCGACTATTAGCTTGTTTGTCTACAATAGTCAATTTAGCTTTCTGTAAGATAGAATGAAGTACGTTGTTTTTAGCATCTGTACCTAAAGCTTTCTTATATGTGTTAAGAGAGAATACATAAAGCTGATAGTTAGGATTAACTATGTTTGTGTAGTTTGCTTCGTTTGTAGGATTTTTAGTTAAACCATCAGCAGCTTTTTCTATTTCAGAAATAGAGTTAGGTGTAATTAAGTCTTCAAATATCTCTTCGTTAGTTAAACGATCAGACATATTAAATAGAATGTTATTAGAAAATCTATTTCTTATTGCTTTTAATTCGTTTTTACTATCTGTTAACTCTTGATAGATTTCAGCCAAAGCGTCATTAGCTTCTTGAAGTCTAAAACTAAGTTTGGTTTCAGAATAATCTTGAAGAATAGAAGAAAGATTTTTAAGTTTAGCTTTTCTTTCAGCAAGTTTAGCTTTTTGATCTTTAGATAAGTTCTTTTCAAGAATTTCTTTTCTTGATAAACCATTCTTAAACTTATCTAAAAGCATTTGCTTAGCATCCATCTCTTCATCTACTTCTACATCACCTTCAAACTTTTCAGCTCTAAGTTGTTTAAGTTGTTTGTAAACTTCGCTTACGCTTGAAATATTTTTAGATTTTAAAAACTCTTCTATTTCATTAAGAGTGTTTTGTTTTTCTTCTAAGTACTCTTTTACAATTTCTTTATTTGTTTGAATATCTAAAGCTAATTGTTTTTTGCGAGCAAACGCTTCTTTAGGTGTAAGATTGTTTGTCATTACGCTTCCATCAGCTTCGATGAAAGGATCGTAACAGAACAACTTATCAATATCATAGTCAGAACCAGACTTAACAACCATCTCATCAGGAACTAAAATAATATCTCCTGTTTCTTCAGGTAAGAATTCTACTATTTCAAAACTTTCAATAGAGTTATATCCTTGTCCTGGAATACGAATAGCTACAATGTTTAATTGTCTTTCGTATTGTTTTCTAAAAGCAGGATCATTTAAAGCCTCATTAAGACGTTTTAAAGCAGTATGAGGATTGATGGGTTCACCTTTAGCGTTTAGTTCGCCTATAGGGCTTCCATTGTACTCTAAATTAAAAAGAGGATAGTAAAGCTTAGAGAAAGAAATCATTATTTCTGCTTTTGTTACCTTTCCGTCTTTTAAGTCATAGTACTTAAGTTTACGATCACTCATTAAAGATACAGGAAACTGTACTCTTTGAGCACCATTTACTTTTTGTCTAATAACTTTGTTTTTAACAGAAGATACAATCGCACTTTCCATTACTGTTCTGTCTACTAAAGCGTCTAATAAGTATTGTAGTTTACCATCTTCTTTTATTTGAATTAAATCTTTTGTTGCTTGTGCAGCACCTTTACGGGATAATTCACCTACGATAAATTCTACAAGCTTTTCTTTATTGTCAAGTTTTTCTAAGAATTCGTTTGAATCGTATTCTACTAAGTTCTTAACGTAGTTTCTATAAAGTTCATATGCTTCTAATTCAGCATTTGTAGTTGCATCTTTGTAGATAAGTTTTCTTAACTGAGAAGAGAATATATTTTGGAAAGATTCTTTGTTTTCAACTATTACTTGTTCTTTAAGATATTTGATTTCAATAATACCTGGAGCACTTGGTGCAGTATCTACTTGACCATCTTTAAATAAATCAATAGCTGGAACTGTTTCAGCAATCTTAGTTCCACTACTAAACACACCATAGTCTGCTCCTGAAGCATAAAGCTTAAATAAAATATCAGCTGCTCTAGGATTAGTTACTGCCTCTGAAGGAAGTAAAGGTTTAACTGAGTACTTATGGAAGATAGGAATAGAAGGACCAAATATAGACTGATTGTTTCCTGCATACTGAAGTTTCTTTACACTAAACTTAAATTTAGGTTTTTGGTTTAAAAGATTATCTAATTGTCTTTGAAGCATAACTGCTTCATACTGATTAGCATTCTTTAGTTGAAGATAAGTGCTCCAAATATTATTTTGGCGAGTAAACTCTTCTTCCATATCTAAAGTAATACCTGTAGACGTTGCATAGAATCTTCTAAAGAAATCCATAGTAGCTACAGACGCAGCGTCTTGTGCTTTAGAATCTTTATCTTTAGTGTAAGCGTCTCTTACTTTATCGTAAGCTGATGATTGAGCTGTTTCAGATACTACTGGATTATCATTAAATACTAAGTAAGAAAGTTTAGTAGGATCTTTAGGCAATACATTAATAGGAAGATTATTTTCTATTGCGTATTGTTGAAATGCTTTTTCTTGAGCATAAGAATCGTTTTCTACATTGTTTAAAGCAGCTACAGTAGTTCTATCCATATTGGTATATGTACCATAAGCATTCCATGCAGACAAACGTTTCTCGATATCTTTAGCGTTTTTATAGTAGTAAGGATGATTAAAGAATAGTTTGTGTTGCTCTACACGCATTACAAAAGAATAGAAATGATACTTAGCAAGTTGTTCGTTTGACAGATTGTATCCAGCTAAAGTGTCTTGACTTACTTCTACGTTGTTATTAAGATACTCGTTAAACTTAGAATAAACTTCTTGAGCATAACTAAGTTTTAAGAAAGCATCTTCAAGTGTTGTGTTAGCAGGAAGTTCTTTAAGATCATTTATAAGACTTTGTTTTAAATCAGGACTGTCGATAATTTTTTCAAAGTAAGCAAGTTTTACATTTTCAAGTTTAGATTTAAATAAATTTTGATTAACCTTGCTATTTTGAGTGTCTATTTCTGATTTAAGAATAGGAAGAATGAATTGTGAAAATAAACGGAAGTCTATTCTTACTTCATTTTCTTTAGTAAAAGTGTATTCAATGTTGTCTGATTTAGCAAGACCTAAGAACTTTCTAGCTGATAGATCTAAACCAATACCTCTTGTTGTACTTTTACCTGATAGACGATTTAATTCTTCCACACCACCATTAAGTAATCCTACTATGTCAGCATAGTGTTTCATGCTTGACAGAGAGTCAATGGTTTTTTCTCCATCAAATCCGTCTTCAATACCTAATAAGTTAACGATTTCAACTTTTCTAGGTTTACCGTTTTCAACTATTCTATTACCAGCTACATTAAAAAGATATTTTAATACCCAAGATCCTCTAGCGTTGGTATTCATTGCTTGATTCAAATGTGGTATTTCTTTTTCTACATCTTCTAAAGTTTTATAGTTGGTACTATCATTCAAGATAGATAGAACTTTAGTCATGTAAGTATGTTGGTTAACACTCCATATTTGCTTTCCTACAGCATTATAACGCATGTCATTAGCGTATGTAGGGTTAGCATCTATTTCAAGATTTAAAAAGTAATTAACAGCACTTACTTCGGATTTAATTTTACCTGTTTCAGTTTTGTGTTCTTTACTTATTAAACCTAAAGGAGTAAGCATAGGTGTTCCTACATCAGAAAGAGATTTAAGTTTAGTTCTAATTAAATTTAAGTTTTGAATTACTGTTTCTGGTTTTTCAGTTCTTAATGACTCCAGACCTAAAGAAGTATAGTTTAAACCTAAAGCTTGTAATTGTAAATAAACTTGATCATAAAATCCTCTTAACGCATCAGGATCTCCTGTAGGAATGGATGGTGTCTTTTCAAACATACTAAAGAACTCTTCAGTATTTAATGCATAAGAACCATTAGTAGTCAATACTTTAAATGGACCAGCCTCTGTATAGAAATCAGAATCTAACTGACTTCTTAATTGTACAGCATCTAATGAAAGTGCTTTAAGAACTTTAGTTTCTGTAATATTACCTTTGTCGTCTCTTTCTATTTTTACAGTAGAACCGTCTATGTAAGGCATAGTAAAGAGATTAAAGAATTGTACTTTAAATGCTAAATCTGTAATTCTTGTTATTGTATTATCAGCTTTAGGTAAGTAATCTAAGAAGGTATTAAATTGAGGAAACTTAACAGCAACTTCTTTGATTTTATTGTACATTTCATTGTACGTATTTAGTCCTGTTAATTCTCTTTGTAGAATAGTCCAGTTGCTTTCAAAATCACCAAGTAATGCAAAACCTAATACGGGATCAGTTACTTTTTCAGTTCCTTCATATCTAGGTAGTGTTCGTATAGCATTAATGATTACATCACTAGCCATATCTTTTTGAGACATTTCCTCTATAGATTTTTCAAACTCACCTATACCTTCATTCTCAGGTTCGTTAAGTACTTCATCTATAGCATTAAGAATGTTTGTAGACTTAATTTTATTGTCAAAAAGAGTAGAGTTATTTTTATGAAAGTCTAAGATAGTTGCAATATTAACTATCTTTAGAGCTAAGTGATCTACTTTTTCAGCTTGATTAAAGTCATCTGGGTTCTGCTCAAGTATTTCATATTCTTCTTGATATACAGTATCTAGATATTTTACTACGTTTTGATAGACTGTCTTTACTTGTTTAGGATTAAGAAGTACGTTTACTACACTTGCGTTGTAAGGCTTAAGGATAGCATTTGCAATATCTACAAATAAGCCATCAAACTCTTCTATTGTTTTTTGTGTTTCTGTATAAGAAAGAGCAAGAGGTTGATCATTCTCATCTAAGATAACTAGTTTAGAAGAGTAAAGCTTTTTAAAGTAAGCGTTTTGTTCGTTACGTTTATAACGAGTAATGTTTCCTTTGTAAAGCTGATCAAAGTATTTATCTACTGTTTTTTTATCAGAGATTAAGTTAGTAATGAAGTCCCAAATCTTTTGAAAGATAGATTTAGTCTCTTTGTATTTTGCAATCTCAGAAGGTATTGTTTGTCCTCCTGTTAAAGCATATTGACGGAAAGACTCAGCAATCTTTTCTTCAAGTTCCACAAAAGGTAAATCTCCCCATATCTTACGTGCTTCAGAATAAAGTTTTTCTTTCTGATCACCATTAAGATATAATTGAGAAAACTCATGCCATGCTTCGTGATAAGCTTCTGCATAGTTAGCACCTTCAAATAATTGAATACCTGCTTTAGACCATATAGCATATGCTTCTGGATGAGCAATGGTAGTATCAAATATAAAAGGTGTATTCTTAAATATAGGATGACTTTCTACCCAAGCTTTAGCTGCTTCGTTTTCTTGTTTGGTTATTTTGTTAGAAAGTGTTCTAGCTCTTTTTAATGAATTAGGATCTATACCTGCGTCTTCACCTCTACCTTTTATTTGAGAATTTGCACGTTCTATTAAACTTCTTCTTTTAGATACTGGTTTATTTTCTACTACAGGTTGAGTAGATTGTTCTAAAGCAGCTAGTTCTGCGTCGTACTTATCGTCTATCTGCTGACTTGTTAGGAACTCATTAAAACCCTGGTCAATAAATTCCGTAAACTGAATAAAACTTCCTTTAGTAAATCTTAATACTTTATTATTATTTACTTTAGTAATAATTGCTTTTCCTATCTGTGCATTACTCATACCTTTAATACGAGCTAGTTTGATAAAGTCATTAATAGCCTTTAATCCTTTTTCATACTCTTCTTGTATTTCAGAATCAGACCAATCCTTGAATACAGAATTGGGATCTGTTTCTCTATCAATTTTAGCACTATTAACGGTTACAATTACTCTAAGTCTTACACTGTTTGATTGTTCTTTTTGTCTTCTTGTTTCTATCTCAGCTTTAGCGTCTATAGATTGAGTAGATTCTTCTTTAGCTAAAGGATCTACAATGTTTTCTTCTACATCTTGAACAGACTTAGATGTTTCTGGTTGAGTAGGAACCATAGGTAAAGGTTGTTCAGCCTTTAAGGTTTTTTGCCAATCTTTTTTAACAGTGGCTCCAAAGTCAGAACTTAATACAAATTCTTTATATGTTTTGAACTCTTTAATAGTAGGTTGACCATTTACAAACATAATTGCTTTGAATGGTTGTTCACTATTAAGTCTATTTGCAAATAAAGGTTTACGTATTTCTGTTTTAGATAAAAGTTCTTTTTGAGTAGACTTACCTATTACTTTAGCTTTTCCTTCTGGAGTAACAGCTTTAATATTAAGTTTATCACTATCTCTATTTTTACCAATAAAGAATTGACCTTGAGGAAAGTATCTTAATGTTTTATTTTTTCTTTCACTAAAGAAATTGTCAGCTATAAGTTCTAAAAACTCCTGCGGATCTGTAGGAAATTCTTTAGGAAGAGTTCCATTATTAAATGCTTCAACTAGGTTAAAAAGATTACTACCCTCTACTTGAGGTAAGTCTATACGACTATAAGGATAGATAGCACCTTCTCTTTCTAGATAAACTGCTCCCTTTTCAAGAGTATATTTATTTCCAAATGGTGATTCTCTTTCTATAGTATCTGCTATATGAACATATACTTTTGATTTATCGTTTACTAAGCCAGCTAAAGGTACCGCTTTAGTCGTAGATGTTCCTTCTGTGCCAGTAATTGTAGCTAACACAGGAGTGTTGTTATTAGTAATTGCTGTTACTTGGTCTTTAGCAGGACCTGATTTTAAAGGTGTAATTAACGGTGCTCCTGTTTCAGATGTACCTATATAACCTTCAGGAGTAAAGTAAATTACTTCTCCTTCTTTATTTGTAATTATAGTTAGAGCTGCTCCTTGATTATTTACAGCTGCAGGGTTTTTAGCAAAAAAGTCAATAAAAGCTTGATCTACTATTTTGATACCATTAAAAGTAAATATACTTTCTAGTTCTTTTTTCTGTTCTGCATTAAGTGGTTTCTTTTCGTTAATAAAAGATTCTACTCTTCCAAATCTTTCTTTAGATAGAATAGTTTTTAAAGTATTTAAAGGTAATTGAATTAGAATAGCAACATCAGCATTTGCACCACCTCTTATTTTATTATCTATTACTTGAACAATATTTAATGCTCTTAAATTGAATGGGTTTTCTGTTAGTCTATCCTGTCTATCTAATTCAACAATGTTTAACTGTAAAGTATTTTTATTTACAGCTTGGGTTTTATTGTCTTCTTGTTGATTAAGTTCGTTTTTATGATTAACGTTATTCTCTTCTATTTCAGATTCTGTAGGTTTACTGTCTGAAATAGTATCTCCTTCTTCTTCTTGTTTATCAACTTTTTCTTGTTCTTTAGGTGTTAGGTTATTTTTCAAACCCATCATACGAGTTTGAAAGTCTTCTAGCATTACTACAGGAAGAAAAGAAGTTCCTTCTAAACTAAAGTTAGGCTCATTAGAATAAAGAGAATCAAAAAACTTTGTAATTGCTTTCTCTTCACCTGGAAAGAATCCTAACATTGCTGCTTCAGCTTCAGCTAAAGATTCTATTTCGGGATTATTTATTAGGTAATCAAAGAAGTCTATTCTTACACCACTATTGAATTTACTAGTTTCTACTTTTCTATCTTCTTCAGATTCTAAAGGTACTAACTGATCTTCTAAAGATTCCTGAGTTCTTAATCTTTCGTTTCTAAATTGATTATAAATATCTTCATTTAATGGTCTTTCAGAAACTACTACAGTTTTTTCTTCTTTGGGTTCTTTACTTGATGCAGGAGTAAATCCTCTTTCAAAAGGTTTTTCTTCTTCAGTTGGTTTTGATTTTTCTTCTTTAGGTTCTTCTTTAGGTTCTTCTTTCTTCTCTTCTTTTTTACTTTCTTCAGTTTTAGAAAGTTCTTCTTTAATTTCTTTATCTGTAACAGGTTTGATATTAGCTTTATCTAGAATAGATTTATTAATATCTTTTATTACTGTTAAAGATTCTTCTGGAGTAAGACCTTTAGTAGAAAGTTCATAAAAATTATTAGCATATTCTCTATATGCTTCTAGTTGTGTTTTTTTGTTAGGGTCTGTTTCTTTTGATGCAGCATGTCTTTCTAACATATTACCTAACAATAAACGTTGAGCATCTGTTAAATGTTGATGTGCATCTGCTTCTAACTGACCAGATTCTAATTCAGCTTGAGATAATTCAGCCGATGTCATTACAGCAACCTGTGCATCTTTAGTTTCTGGATTAGTTAAGTTAAATGAACCTTCAGCTATAGATTGATCTCTATCTAATTTCTTTCTTGTTTCTATTTCACTATTTATAAGATCAATTAAATCTTGTTCATAAAAATTTTGAAGTTGTGGTCCTGATGTTGGTACAAAAGGTGCGTTAATAGCTTCTTGTCTTTTAGATCCTTTATATTGTTGTAAGAAAGGTATAAAGTTTGTTTTTGCTAATTCGAGTTCAAGAAGTGTTAATTTTTCAGGAGACTCTTCTAGTAGTTGTTGAAAACCATCTAACCTATCTGCAACTGTAGCCTCTACTTCTGTTATAAACTTATCATATTCAGCACTTATAAAGTCTTGTCTTTCATCTTCTGGAGATACTAGAACTCTATTTACAGCTGTTTGATTTAATGTGTTTACAAGCGTTGTTAGGCTATTATCTGAACTAGTGGCCGTCTTAGCTTGTTTAGCAAACATATTAGAGATAATGCCTTTCTTTTCTTGTTCAGTAAGACCTACGTATTTTTCAATTCTTTTTTTAGAATTAAGAACAACATCGCTAGCATCTGAAAGTTGTTTTTCGTAAGCTGCTATTTGTTCAGGTGTAAAAGTAGAAGTATCAATAGAAAGTAAATCTTCTATGTCTTCTACACTATTAAAGTAATTGAACTGTGCGTCTCTATCGTCTAATAGTGTAGAAATATTCTTTAAAGAGTTTATATCTGTAATAGAGTCTAATCTTGTTTTTAATCCGTTTACAGCTGCTGTTCTTTCTACAGCCTGTTCTTTGGTTAATTTACCGTTTTGAACTTGTTTGTTAATAAACGAAAGATATTGTTCAGGATTATTAGCTATATCCCATCTGGCTTGACTTCTTCTAGAACGAGAATCAAATGCTGCTGGAACACCAGAAATAAACAATGAAGGAATAAATCCACTTACAAATGTTTCTAATCCATTCTGTAAAGTAAGATCGTTTGATTCTTCTACTGTAAAGTCTTTACTTGCAGCATACTTATCTACAAAGTAATTACCTAGTAATGAAAATTCTTCTTCTAATGATTCCTGAACTGCACCAGATAAGGTTTTTCTAATAGCTGATGGTGCTACAAGTAAAGCAGCTTTAGTTGGTGATATTGCGTTTTTGGGCAATAGTCCTAATAATACATCACGATTGTAAGTCATTCGTGAAAAGTTAGTAGGATCTAATTTACCAGCTTTCTTAAGTAACCCGTCTAAAGGACCTAAACTTCTATCGGCTTTAAAGAAATCAGTATCGGGAATTATAGTTTCTGATAAAGCTTCTACACCAGATCTAAGCAAAGCTACATTACGAGCATCTCCATCATTTTTAAAGTTGTTTCTTTCTTCTGCATAAAATCTAGGAAATGTAGTAGCGAATGTATTACCAAAAGTAGATATCCTTGGAGCTACTTCTTTTAAAAATGTTTTTTGAGCAGTAGTAGATAGTCCAGCTGACTTACTTATATTAGACCAAGAAAGATTCATTCCTCTACCTGCAGCACCTACACCTCTACTTAACAGAATTGTTTGAGCCACATCAATAGCTATAGGAAGTGTTTGTTCAGTTGCTGCTGATAAGTTCCAATGACCTTCTCCTTTTTCATCTACCCAATGTACATTAGATACATATATAGGATTGTCTTGAGAATCTTTAATTACTTCATTAGATTCTATTAATGAGTTTTTATTTAAATCATTTACTCTACGATACTGTGGAGGAGCAAACGATTTAGCACCTAAGTTAAATCCAAATGCACCTACTTTATCTCCTGTTAAAGCTGCTATACCTGCTACTTGATTTGTAGCATTAGAAAGCATTTGTTCACCACCTCTATATGCAATACTTTTAGCTTTTCTAAGAGGGTGTTGATACCAGCTACTTGTCGCTAAATCATTATAAAGAATTTCTGATTTTTCTTTCTTTACTTCTTCTCTATATAGTTCAGGATAAGATAGCTTGTAAAATTCTTTTTTGTCCTGAAGTGGTTCAAGCTTTTTACTTAGATCTTTAGTGAAGAGTAGGTTTTCTTCAAGCTGTTTCTTTTGGTTTAAAACATTTTGATTATTAGGATCTTTTTCAAGTTGTTGATTTACTTCAATTAAAGATTGAGATAGTTCTTGTTCTTTATTTTTAGCAGCTACACCCATTAAATTAGTGTAGTTGTAGTTTATGTTTGCTAATTCAGTAACATATTCTTTTTGAGACTGTACACCTATCTTACCTCCTATACTTTGAGTAATAGGATTTACAGACATAAATTTTGCAAAAGTACTAGAACTAAATATAGGAGAAAGTTCTAAAGAACTATTTTTAACAGCATTAAGATTTTCAGTATTATATACAAATGACCCTGGCACATAAGACTGAACATCTAACATATCAGTTAAAAGTTTTTGTTTACTTTCAGTATCGTTAGGATCTATACCTATATTGTAGGCAAAGTTGTACGCATTACTGGTAGCATTAGCTTGATTAATTTGATTAAGAAAACTTTGTTTTTGGTTTTTATCAGTACTTTCTAAAAACTTATTAAAGTTTTGTTCAGCAAAACCATAAACTTTTTTATCATTATAATATCTAGTTAAATCAGTATATTCTTTTTGAAGTTTTTCTCTTGCTTCATCAGATAATAGTCCTGAACCATATGCTTTTTGAAAATAAGTTTTTAGTTCTGTTAATGCGTTTAGATCACCTTCTTCTAACTTACGACTTAATACACCAGCTACTGTTCCAAAAGAAGATTTAGTTTTAGGATCTAAAGATATTTTATCAAGATTGATAGTTTCAAAGTTTCTATCTTGAGTACCCATAAGTAAACCAGACCCTCCTATAGAACCACTTAAACTTTCAGTTCTTGTAGCAATTTTTTTATTATTAGGATTAGATAGTAACCCTTGTTGATTGTCTACTAAATAATTTTTTTCTAATATATCAGATATACTTGAAACATAATCATTTTGTTTTATGGGCTGTTGTAGTGATTGTCTATTGTATTCTGAAATTTGATTTATTTCATTGATTCCGCTAACAAGTCCTAATCTAGATTGTTCAGCTGTTTTACCTGTTTCAGCAATTGATAGGGCATCAATTTTTTGTAGAAATAAACTTTTATCGCTTGGCATATGTAAATGTAAATATAACTTTAAATTTTGATTTTAAGATTCGTCAGATTTTCTTTTTCTTCCTGAGAATGTTTCTATTGTGTTTGTTTGAGCTAAAGATTCTATATTTTTTAAACTAGATATAGGAATTGAAAGTAAATCATTTCCTGTTGCCATTTGAGTATCACCGTCTTTAAAGTTAACTACAAATGTTCTATTAGCTAATTGACTTGTATATTGATTTAAAGTTTTTTCATAATCTTTAATTTGAACAGAAGTTAAATCAGATTTATTTTGTAAAGCATCAATTGCTTCTTCAACATCCTCATTTATTATACCTTTATTTAAAAACTTAAAGAATTGAACAACAGCTTGTTTTTGATTTGTTGGAGCAACTCTAGTTGCTTCTTTACCCGCAATAACATCACCTAATACAAATTTGTCTATATCCATGTTAACTGTAGGATCTGAAAGAACCTGAGGAATTACAATTAGATCTTGAGTAGAAACATTACCCATGTTCCAAAGGGTTTCTTTTTTCTTTAGTAAGTTTTCAGGTTTAGCTGATTCTAATCTAGCTTTTACTTTTTCTTTTTCAATATCTAAGTTATTTTTCAAAACTTCAAGATTTTGTTTTTGAACTACATCCCAAACTTTATCATCTTTAAGATCTCTAGATACTTTTTGAGTAGTGTAAAGGTTAGCTAAATTAGTTACAAATTGATTTTGATATGTTTCAAAATAATCATTTGGATTGAATTCTTCAAACTTTTTAGATGAATTTTGTTTAGCTCCTAAATAGTATTGAGATAGAACTTGAACGTTTTGTTTAGCGGCATCGATTTCTTTTTGTACAGAAGGTGATTTAACTCTAGCATTAGATGCTTCTAATATCGCAAGTTGCTCTTTTGCATTAGTAAGACTTTCATCAATAGCAACCATTTTAGTTGTTTGATCTTCTATGTACGACTGATATGCTCTCTGTGGTCCTAAAGCATTATAATAATACTCTGTGTCTATTTGAAGTTGTCTAGCTGCTTTTGGATCAGTTGAAAGCATACCTTTGACTTTATTTGCTAACTGTGTTGTATTAAAACCCTGTTGAGTTATTTTTTCTATGTATCCAGTAGGTGTTCCTTCACCAACAGTATAGAATTCGTTTTGTTCTTCTTTAGATAATGTTTTAACAAAATCAAAAACCTTTTCAGAAATATCATAAAACTCATCGTATTCTTTGTCTTGCAAAGATATACCTAATTTATTAGCACTTAAATAATCATTAACATCTTTAGTATAAAACCAATCGTTAGTAGCAGATCTTTTAGAAGAATCTAACTCAGATAATGTTTTTTGTCTTTTCTGAATTATTCTACCATTTTTTACAGCATTGATAATGTTTCTGTCTTTTTCTAAAGGTTTACCTATACCAAGAACCGATTGAACATTTGCTTTTTTTGAAAAATCTAAACCAGCACTATCGTTAACAGCTTTAACCATGCTAGTCATGGTTTCATCAAAGTACTGTTGTTCAATAGGAGTATAGATTTGATTTCTTAACTCACTGTAAGCATCTATTTGTGACTGTACTTGAGTTACTCCTTCATCAAACATTTGTTGCTTATATAAAGCAACTTTAATTAAGTCTTCAGCTGGTAGTGGAGATATATAATCTGGGTATTCGAATTTCGTATGATTTGCAGAAATTGCCATAGGTTGTTTATTTAGTTTTTCTTGTTGTTACTTTTTCTTCAGGAATAACATCTGTAGTTTTAGTCGATTTTGCATCAGTTTTTTTATTCTTTTTCAATAACTGATCTTCTTCTTTAGGAACTATTCCAAAATTAAATACAGGTCTTCCTTCAGGATCTACCGTCATAGAATAAGGCTTGTCTTTTCCTATTTCAAAAGCTGACTGAAGATTATCTAAATAAAGAGATTTAAGATTTTCATCTTGATCGTATTTAGCTTTATTTTTAATAATACTAGTTATAGCTGCTTGTTGTTCTGCAGTAGCAGCATCTCTTGCTTCAGCTATTAAATTATTATATGTACGATCAAACAATTGCGCATTCATCATATCTGCACGTTGTTGTGATTGTGCATTAAACATGTCTGCTTGCATTCTACCTTGAGCATCAAAGTTTTGTTTAGATTGGAATGCTTTTTCTTTTCCACCAATACCTGCAATATAAGCTGATAGGGGATCTGCTCCTGCTCTTATTGATGCTTGACCCATATTATCTATGTCTTGTAATTGAGATTGAATATTAAGGGTTTGAGGACGTAAATAAGGACTATCTATTTCAGGTATAGCATATGGAAAAGTTTCTTGAGCATTTGCTAATCCCATTATACCAGGTATAGCTTGTTCTAAAGGAAAAGCTTGTCTATAATACTTGCCTGAGTTTTTACCTTCTGCTTTTTCAAACTTTGGTGTTTGATATGTTTGATTTTCAACTTTAGTTTCTTCTGCTTTATTTTCCGTTGCTTTAGCTGGTTCAGTAGCTTCAGGTGTTGCTTCAACTGGTGTTTCTTCCTGTTTAGGCATTAGTGTTCTTGTACCTAATTTACCATCAACGTATGCTTTTTTAAGTTTAGCTAAATTTTCATTAGTAAGAGCACTTGGATCAAACTTACCATCTTTAGTTAATTTAACTAAAGTAGAATCTTTCTTTCCTTCGTTAGTAAGTCCATATTCTAACCACATTTGCTTAATAGACTCTGGATTATTTTTTAATGCATAATCATATATTGATGATTGAAAATCACCTTCTGTCATATTTTCAGCATTAGGAATAATGTTTTTCCAAGGAGCAATGTATTCTTCTACTTTTTTAGTACGTGCAAAACTAGATTTACCTGTTGGTGTTTTAGCACCTTGAGCTGTTAAAGATTCTAGATATAATTTTAATTTAGCTTTATCTTTAGGATCATTAGATTTAGAAAGATCGTTTATAATCTTAGCTGATTGCGGATCTATATTTTGATTATTATTTAATACTAATTCTGGTCCAGACATAGGTAATGCTGGAGTTGTATTAGTGTTTCCCATAACATCAGGAACCTGCATTGTAGAAAACAAAGATTGTCCCATTGGAAGTCCTGGTGTTGTATTTGTAGATCCCATTAAATCAGGAACAGTCATTACACCATTTTGACTATTATTCCAGTCTTGTTCCGTATACCAATTATCACCGTCTTGAAGTTTAGGAAGACTATATCCTCCATACTCCATATTAGAGATGATTTTATTTTGTACTGCCTTAGGGAGTGCTCTAAATCCAGGATTGTTAATTGATGCTCCGTATTTAGCCATTGGCTCTCCATTGGAGTTACCGTTCATTAACTGTTGATCCATGAATAGTTTATCAAGAACCTTTTGATTCTTTTGTTTCATGATCATTGCGGTATCTTTATCTACTTGTTTAGAAAACTTATTATTTAGTATTTCGTCGTATTTAGTATTGTCATACTTTTTAGCCATTTGGGCAAATGTCTTTTTTGAACCCATTGGTTTCATATGATTAGAAAATACTTTTGTACCATCAGGGAGAGATGTTTGTATTCCTCCATTACTATGAGATGGTCCATATGCCATTTCTGTTGACATATCTGGAAGTTGTAAGTATTCTCCACCTTCTATCTCTACATTATTAATAGAGTTTGGTGTATTGTATCTTTTGTTTATTTGTGCTCCCATTTGTGCTTTTACTATAGGTTGATATTCTGTACCCCCATCTGTAGTTCTACCATACATGTAGTTGTAGTCGTATTGAGGTTGAGATTGTCTATCTTGTATAGAACTATAAAGGTCTTGTCTGTTTTGTAATTCTTGGTTTCTATTTAAACCCATACTAGTTAAACCCATACCTAAAGTTAAAAGAGAATATGGATCTACTGCTCTTTTACTTGTTTCAGTTTCTTCTTCTTCTTTTGGTTGTTCATTTTCAATATCTCTTTCATTATATTGACCTTGTGTAAGTGGTCCTAGATCTAATTGAGAGTTATTTAGATTAACATCATAAATATTTAAAGGAGATAAGAAAGGAGTATATGTGTTTTCTGCTTGTTTGTTACTAAATACACCAGGAGCAAAAGAAGCATCTTGTGTAGTAATAGTTCCTTCAGGTTGATCAGTTGTGGTATAATTACCAAAAGGAGCTGGTTTTTTAAACGCTCCATTTTGATATTTTTTTAACTTATTGTTTTTGTTCTGTTTAGATGATTTCATAACTTTAAAAGTTATAACATAATAAGTTATTAACTTATTAGTTTATAGATAGATATACAAATATACAAGATTATGTAAAAAAAGCAAGATAATTATCTACCTTGCCCTTTGTACGTTTTCTTATAGTTTTTGCTTTGTTTTAGTCCACTGGTTTTAGTTTTAGCATGTACACCAGGTCTGTTAACTTTTGGTTTTTCTTTATGTAAAGAAGAGGTTTGGGTTTTTACTTTTGCCATTATATTAGTTATTTAAATTTTTTTGTTTTTAAGTAGGATCTCTGTAATCCACCATATTTCTTTTTTTCTAATTGAGATGCTCCTAAAGCTGTAGCTGCTGGTGCTCCCCACAATCTATTAAATAAAGCTGCTAATTTTTTAGGATCTTTATCTATAACATTAAGAAATTTTGGATCTACAAATTTTGCATTTTCTGGAATTTCAATTTTTCTTATTATGTCTTTAGCCATTTCTGGAGTAACCATAGTAGATTGTTCTGGAGTCATTCCTAAAAGGTTTCTTAACTGCATAATTCTAGCATGCATTTCAGTTGGTTTAGCTAGATATTCTAAATGAAAGGCTTCGGGTGAATAATCATATGTACCACTAGACATACTTTTCTTTAAATTATCAGAGTATAGATCTTTTATAAAATCGGTTTGTCCAGATTCTCTTAATAAGTAATTAGAAGTCCAATCATGAGTTCCTTCATGTATAGTAGTAGAGCGTCTTTGTGCTGAAGACCTAGAAGGAATTCTACTAATAAAACTACCCATTTTAGGATTATTTAATGTTTCTGGCATTAATCTTTCATAAGGATCTTTTCTATGGAGGTAACTTACACCAGTATTACCAGAATGCATATGAGTATCACCAGAAAAAAGATCTTTTAATTGTTGTGAAAAAGGATATTCTTTAGAAATAGGTGTAAATGATTTAGCTTGCTGATAACCTAATCCATATTGATCATTTCTTTGAGAGGCCCAAGCTAAATCATTTTCTATTTTATTTTGAGTTATTGGATCAGCTATCCAATTCTTTAACCAGGTATTTCCTTCTTCAATAGCTTTTCTATTTTTACCACCTTTAATTATTTCTCCTTTTAATTCACTACCTATACTTTTAATATTTGCTACTCTATCTGGTATACCAAATATATCTAAAAGATCAGTAATTGTACTCTCTGCTTCTCCTAAATTAGAAATACTTGCTGGATTACGTTTATAAATATTCTTTATGGGTTGTTTTAATAATCCTGCTCCAAGTAAATTAGTTGGATCTAATACCGCATCAACTGCAAATGCTCCGTAAGGATTTTGAATATTCATTGCCTCAGAAGGGGTTTGTACTTTACCAGTAACAGCATAAGTTGCTGCATACTGAGGGGCATTCATAGATTCAAATGCAAGGTTCATAAATGGATTAGGTTGTTTATACCATTCAGATCCTCCTGTTGCATCACTTATTCTTTTAGCATAAGATCTTCCAAATTTTCTTAAAGGTCTTTGTATATAGTTATCAAACCATCCTTTATCTTTAGCACGTACATGTACTTGTCCTATTGTTTCTGGGTTTTGTTCTGTTGATACTTCTCCAGCATCTTGATAAGATTTTAACCAACCACCGCCTTGCATTCTAGGTTTAATCATAGGAGCTAATCTAGTATTGTCTTGATAACCTCCAAATTGAGTTTGCTGATAAGGATTTGAATTTAGAATAGTTCTTGCTCTATCTACTGGTTGAGTAAAACTATTACCTATTTTAGATGCTCTATTTAAATTGTGTGAGCTAGATGCCAATCCTCTTGCTAGGTTACGAGTTCCTGCATTATTAGCAACTCTTGCTGCAGCCATAAAGCCTTTAGCAGCACCTCCAGTCAAAATATTTGCAGTATTTAATCCTGCACCTAACCAATCACCTTGATACAAATCATAAGCTAATCCTAATCCTGATGCAGTCATGCCAACTGGTCCTGGTATCATAGAAGTAACATCTAATGCTACTTCTGCACCATTCTGCATTTTACGTTCATAAACAGAATTATCATTAGGAAAAGAATACTCTCTTCCTGGTTGCATAATTTGTTTTTGTCCTGATTGCATACCTATGCCCATAATAGGAGAGTCAAAGTAATCTGATTCTCCATTAGGACCTTTCATCGTAATCCTATTAGAAGGAACTACTACAGGATCGTTTTGATACCACATACCCGTATTACTTACAGGTGTTTTAGTAAATCTTTTTTTAGCTTGATATGTATTTTTTAATCCCATGTATTATGGATTAGCATTTCCAACGTCTACGTGCTTGTCTAATTCTTGAGTTAGGATCGTTCTGTGTTTTTTGAGAAGAACGTTTTAATTGACCTAATGATCTTGCACAATATGACTTTCTACGGTTAGCAGCTTTTGAGCCAGGCTTTACTTTACCTGTTACAGCTGTTTTAAGCTTAGATCCAGGATTAGCACGTCTATATGCCATTACTCCCTTTTGAGTCATTCCTGCACCAGATTTAGTGGGTCTATAGTTAGCTCCAGGTCCTTTAGTTGTTTTAGGTATAGTTCCACCTTTAGCCATGTATGCTTGTTTAAGACGACCACCCATACCCATAGATTTAGATTTAATTTTTTTCTCTTGAGCTAGCATTTCTTTTGTAGGCTTTTTACCAGAACCTTTATTAGCTCTAATATTATCCCACAAACCGCGTTGAGAGTAAGATCCATCTTTACGTTTAAGCATTTGTTTCATGACTTATTTTTTTAATTTGGCTTTGTTCTTTAAGCTAGATCCTTTACCAGCATTTCTTGCTGCAAAAGATTGACCGCTTTTACTCATAGGAGTAGAAGCTACAACTGTACCTTGAACACGAGGAACCATCATTCCCATCTGACCTTTATTCATTTTAGAAAGAGTCTTAGCAAGATTAGCTCTCTTTACTGTAGTAGAAGAAAACTTTTCTTTGTTTGCTAATACTTTGTCTCTGAATGCAGGTACAGACATTCCTGCTTTTTTAGCCTGTGCAGTAAATGATCCTGGGTTTTTAGAAACTGCTTTTTTTATCCAATTACCTCCACTTTTCATTTTTACTTTACCGCCACAAGACATACAAGACTTGTAAGCATTTTTTAATTTATTCATATCTTTTATCTATTTAAAAATTCAATTAATTGTTCTTTTGTATTGTTTCTAGTACCATATATATTATGGAAACTTCCTTTAATAGATGGATTATGACACTTATTACAAAGAGTTATACCATTATCTACACAATATCTTAAATCCTCGTGATTAGAGTAGTTTAATATATGGTGTGCATGTAAATTACTTCCAGTAGAATCTTTACATTTTTTACAAGTATAACAATCTCTAGAATATACAGCATCTCTCCATTCTTTATATTCTTTTGTTCTTTTGTCTATAGAACGAATATCAGATATTCCCCCTTTCCAATTTGGAGATTTATTTCCTATATACGTTTTAGCCCACAATGTCTGTCTACAAATATTACTACATGCAATTGCAGTATGTTCTCTATACTTTTTTACTTTAAAAATAACACCACAATTTTTACAAGAAATATCTACATGTTTATTTTTAGGTTTAGCTTTTCCTTTAGCTGAACATATTTTAGAACAAAATTTACCAGCTCCTTTTCTATGCCATGCTGCTTTAGTAGTAAATTCTTTACTACATAATTGACAAACACATAAAACATCAGAAGAAGACATATTTTATGTTAGACTTAATAGATATTGAGTCTTAGAATAAAGAGCAATAATCTCATCAATAATATTTTGAAGATGTGTATTGTCTTTACCAAAAACTTCTCTGTGTTTCATTAAATATTCTTTAATGTATTTAATGTGAGCTTGAGCATTCATATATTCAGATGCTGGGATCTTAATATTTAATCTTTTACCTATTGTTCCATAATAGGATTCAATTAAATCGTCAACAAGATCTAATAAAGAATCATAAAGACCATTTAATGCTTTGTGTTCAGCATACGATGTTGTTGCTAAATGAGTCAAATGAATGATGTCTCTTGACTGAAAAAGTTGACCTAAAACTAATTCAGGTTTAATTGTGGTGAAAAGTTCTTTTTCTTTCATGGTATTTTAGTTGGTTTGTGTTATTTGTAAATGATTAATAAATCTGTAACGTGAATACTTATCTTGAATTAATCTTACTTTACATAAATCAGATTTGATTTTTTGTTTCTGATAAGATACAGAAGAAGGTATTACAGTTTTAGTATTTGGTACTTTATCTATTGGGTGTTGTAATTTCTTATCATCCCATTTAGTTGACCATAACGGTTGCCCATTAGATTGATTCACAATGCTCCAAAATCCATTAAACGTATATATGTTCTCTCTACGTGAGATAATCGTTTCTATGCCGTTTAAAGTGGTTCTAGGGTACATTATCTTTTGGCGAGTATTACCAAACTCTTCAGGAATAAGATTAATTATTCCAGATGACTGCTCTCTATTGTAAATAATAGCTTTGGTAAAGTTTGCCAAGTTTTTATTATTTGCTGTTGCAATAGAGTAGTATTCGTAATCAGAATAGTATTCTTGAATATCTTGAATTAAACTGATTGAGTTTGTTGTTGCTGTTTTAGGAAAAGAGTTTACATTGTATTCAAGAATGTAAGGATACAACTTATTGTAGTAAGTTTGATATGTAAGATTATTTAAGTTATGATTCCAAGTAGACGATCCTAATGGTGTGTTTATTATTGTTTGGAAGTTACCTAACAATGAAACATAGTAGTTAGGAGTAAATGAATAGAAAGAAATAAAGTTTTTAAGTTTAGGTGAATACCCTATAGTCCAAGAATGATTTTCCCAAATATCTTCATTTGAAAATAATGCTTCTGTTTGAGTTCCTGTTATAACAAACTTTTTAGTTTCGTCATTATAAGTAACACTTGTTTTACCAGTTAACTTATAATCGAGTTTAGTTATAAATACTCTTTCAAATCTCTCATCCCATCCCATAGAAATACCAATTCCTTTTGCTGGATTATCTATATCCGCATTAGGGAAATCTTTTAGTATTCTAAATGGAAGGTTTTGTTTAAACCAGTTAAAGTTTGTATCTGATTTAATTTCACTAAATCCTTGTTTAGAAATTTGATAAATATGTCCTCTTTTAGCATCTACCCAGAATGTTCCGAATTCAGTTCTTATTTGAGCTTTATGTTGTGAACCTACATAACCAATATCTGATTTAGATATGTCTATAGGTTTTTGTTTAAACATACTAGCATCTCCTATTTCTAGTTGAACAGGTGATGTAGATTCTATTTGTACTCTTGCACCATATACTTTAGTTGTGTTTTCAAAACGAGCATAAACTAATTCGTTTTCTCCACCAGTAAGGTTAATAAGTCTTCCTCCTTCTTTAGGGAAATCAAAGAAGTTACCTCTCTTAAATGTTTGCCACCCATCACTAAAATATTTAGTAGTATTTGCTTTTTCAGAATAAATAACTCTATTCGGATGTACTACTACACATGTTCTATTTGGATTATCTACTGTGTATGGTAAGTTAGGGCTTATATTTTGAGCAGAGTATGTTGCGTTATAGTGATAGAAGTTATCAAACTTAATTGGTACGTTTACTTCTTTTAACCACTCGTCAGGAATTTCATCACTTACGTTAGGATAGAAGTTTTCTTCTCTATCGTTTCTACCGTGTCTAAAGTCTACGTTAACATCTGACTCTACAAAGAAAATAGGAATACCATAAGAAGCTGTATAGAACTGTCCTTTCTTATAAAGAGAAACTGAGCTATTAGCTGAATCTAAATTTATCTTAGGTTTCTTTATATCGTAAAGTGAAGCTAGTGCTAATTGTATGGCTCCTATTTGTAATACTTGAGCAGCATTAGTTGCTCCAGCAGGAATAGGAGTCGGTAATATATTATTAGCTGATATTACAGAAGCAGTTGCTACTCCTATAGCTGTTGCGGCAGCACCAACCAATATACCCAAAGATACCCAATCAATTTCATCTGAAGAAGTTCCTATGAAGTAAGTAGGATAAGCTAAGTTAGGAAATAACCAGTAATCAAAAGGCATGTCTTTTGTTTTAGCTGGAAGATTTGCTAAGTTTCTAGTAAAGAAAGAATGCTTGCGTTTAAGAGCAAATTTATTAATATAAGTATCTCCTCCAAATGCAGGATAATACTTAGGTTTTAATACTGCTTTATCTGCAACAAAATTATCTTCTAAATCTACTATGTAACCAGTTGATACGTACCTTATGTTTTCTATTTGGCCGTATTGATTTTCAAATGTTCTTTTAACTGAAGTATAGTAAGCTCTAGTTCTTTTAGAACTATCTACAAGTATTGGATTTTTCTTTATTGTAGGATCTTGAATTTCAGAAATAGTATATCTAGATGTATCGTAGTTATCATCAACTATAGGGCCAGTATGATGAATAAAAGTATCATTTGTTTTTAAATATACACTTGATTCTCTTAATCTATTATGTACTGGAATATCGTCTTCAACACTAGATATTTTAGAATCTAAATATTTTCCTATGTCTAGAAATCTTCTTTTGTTTCCTGTGTTACCAATAGGAGAATAATTGTTGTATGCAGCTACTGAGTTATATTGCCAAGCAAAGTTTATGTAAGGTACTAACTTTTCTATAATATCGTAAAGAAGTTGTGTTTGAGCAACTTGATTTGCAATATTGGTTGTTAGTTCAGAACCTAGTGGTTCGGTTGCTGAAGCTTTTACAGAACCCGTAAGTATATAAGCAGCTCCCGCACCTAGTACAAAAATTAAAGAATCGGATACTAGATTTAAAAACTTATATTCAGGATGTTCTTCTACTGGTACAAAGTGACCTAATACTTGACCATACTCAATTGTTTCAAGTTTAAGTTCAGTTCCTATCTTAGGATATTGAAAAGTAGTGTCTGGTGAATAGAAAGTAAAACGATTTTGTAATCTAGGAGTTCCTTGATAGTTAAAAGGATTTTGCTGAAAAGAAGTACTTAATGATTCACCCCTATCTCCTTCTTCATACCATTCAGCTTTGTTTGCCAAATAAGGATCAGCACTTAAATCATTATAAGGATAGTTAGAATAATAGTATTTTTTTATAATATCACCATCTTCGTTTTCTTCTTCGTATCTAGCTACATCATAAACTAATCCTTTTGCAATAACAGACTTATTGTTTACACGATTACCTCTTACTAATTCAAAACCACATATAAGATCCCTAATAGGTATGTTTTTATCTTGAATAGGATCGTATACAGTAAATGGTCCATTATCATCAGATCCACCATTTAATAAATTTTCAAAAATAAATCTATCTAATCTTACACCAATAGGATGCATAATAGACTCACCTTCAAATCCTCTTTCTTCATTTATACCGTCGTGTATGTGATTAACTAAAGAGTCAGGAAACTTATGATGTCTTATAGGTTGATCTGCAAGTTCTCCCCATATTCTAGCATCACATGGATATTTTTCAGTAGATTCCCAATATGCAAATTCACCATATTTATGGCTAGTTACTTTACAGTTGAACTGCTTTTCTACATATTCTGATAAATCAGGATCGTTTAAAGCATCTCCTATTTGACTACCTGTATTATATACTTTCCATTTAGGCAAAGTTGATGGTACTTGAATACAATCATTATCTGATAAGAAAAGATCTTTGTTTGTATCTAAAATAGGTGTTAAGTCATCTGATTTAATAGATCTACCAGGAATATGAAATACGTCTGTATATTTTCCGTTCTTTAATCTGAATTTAATTCCAAATGGATAAACTTCATCACGTTGATATGTGCGGAAGAAATATGCTACTTCTGGATTACTATAATCAAATTCACCATCTGCTGGCATATTGACTGTTTCCCAAAGTAACTTTATTTTATTTGCAAAAGGCTGAAAGTTATATTTAGGTGTTTCTTCTAAATCAGCAAGCATAAGTATATCGTTCTGTTTTTCGATAATACCTGCTGTATCATAATGAGGTGTACGTAGAAGAGGAACTATACCAGAAAATGTAGATTTATAATCTCCAGTATATACTATTTCATTTACTCCGTTTGTACTTACTCTATATGTACCTACTAAGTGATAAGTAGTTGTTTCGTTTATGTTTTCAGCTACAACTAAATTAAAGTGATAGAATTGAGGAGTATCGTGTTCAATTCTTACTTTAATTGATTGTGATGTTACATATTCGGTTTGTTCTGTAATCTTTCTTTCAAAGATTGGAATAGGGTTAGATAAATCATGGTAGTCTGTAATTTCACCACCATCATCATCTGTATAACCTATTGCAAAAGAATATACTCCTGCTTTAAGTGTTCCTCCACTTTCTACAGCAACAGGATGTATTTTAGGGTGACAGTAGCTAGGAAAAATATCTAGATTTGCACAAGCTTTATCTAAACATGGAATAGCATTACCGCAATTATCAGTTCCTAAAGGTCTTTCAAGAATAAATTTTCTAGGGGGATTATTTTTAGATATAAAGAAAATCTTTGTTTCACATTCATCTATACGATATACAGCTTCTACTGGATACTCTATTGACAAGTTAAGACAACAATTTTCTTTGTTAAATCCTATTACAGCACAATCAGAAGTATCACAGTTATCTGTAATAAGTGGTGCATAAGTACAGCAAGAATTTAAACTATTTGAAGCTGGATAAGTAGTAACTACTTGACTTTCAATTAGTTTACCATCTGGACAATTACAATCTTTTTCTATAGAAACAACTGATTGACAATCATCATTAAGATTTGTAAGTACTCCTATTTCAGATCTACCATCTTCATGAGCTAACCAAACTATAAGTTTACTTTGTTCTATGATCGGAAGTCTACCTACAATTTTAAATCCTGGTTTATTTGTTTCAAAATCATAGCAGTATTGATTAGATGGTTCATTAGTATATGTAAATGAATCACCATCTATTCCTTGAACATTAGCGTTAAGAGCATATGTAACTAAACCGTCTTTAATCTGCCAATTGACAGAATCAAGGTTTAGTCCAGCTACATTCTGATTTACTTTATTCTCCATTTTACTTTATGTGATATCTGAAGAATGGTTTCTTTTGTCTTACTACGTTATCTGCCATCTGTTGTCTAGATGGTGTCATTAGATATGCTAAAGCTGCTTGTAGCTTAGAGTATTGATCGTTCTTATAGTATTGTAGTTTTGATACAATTTGATTTACTGATTCATCCATTATAGAATGCCACAATACTTCAAAAAATTTAAACTTTAGGTACGCTTTTACGTACTCTTCTACTTCAAGTATTTCTGGAATGAGAGGTATCCCATCATCATCAACAGGCCTAGCAAAATATCTAATATAAACACAGCCAGTTTCAAAAGTAGAAGAAACCTTTGAGTTCTCGAAGATTTGTAGTACGTCAGACGAAGATACCGATAGATTTTCACAACCCTCTGTGCAATATTGTTTGGAAGCATGATAAACTCTAATCCACTGTGGTTGTTTCATTATTAGTTTAAATCCTACACCTGGAACGGTAATAGTTTCATATATTTCTTCTTTATTGTCACAATCATTACAGTTTGTACATGTTAATGATTTGTACCAATATCCTTGCATTGAATTAACTCCAGCAGACCATTCTACTTGATTGTCATACATCATTGCTCTATCTAATAAAACAAAATCACAAGGTAATTCTGATTTATAGTTTACAAAGTGTAAAACGGCTTCTTCTGGTTTGAGTGCAAGTGCTCTAAGTTTTCTTAAGGCTTGATCAATAAAAGTAGGAATAAGTACTTCAGATATTGCACCCGATTCAAAATAAGTTTTGAGTTCCTGTTTAACCTCAGCTATTAGTGAGTTAGCAGAAATGTAATTTATATTCTCGTAGTGCATACTGTTTGTTATTTTACTTTGTTGTTAAAAATCAATTTTCCTAAATTTCTTTTGTTTGTTCTATTCAACATAAAGTTGAAACATGAAAGTATAGGATTCCTTTTATAATTAAGATAAAGATGTACTTTAAACATGTATCCATTAGTATGAGAGTTTCTATTTAGAACTCTTTCTCCTGTTTTTCTAAAGTGATTCCAATCAACTCTAGAAGCATTTTTACTAAATGGTTTTATCTTAATTAATTTTAGAACTCCTAACTCAGGTATTTTAATGTAATAGCTTTGAGAGTACAGTTTGTTTATCATCTTTTCGTGTACTAAAACAGGTATCGATGAAAACATTTCGTAGCTAATATCTTTTCTACCAGTGTCTTTTAAGAATCTTCTGTATGCAGACATGTTTAACATGTTCACATCTGATTCTAAGTTTTTTCTTTGTTTAGGGTTGGTTTGGTTTTCTGACATTATTATAATTGTTCGTCTCTATTATTATCTTGTTCTTCTGGGGCAAGTTTATGATAATTAATTAAAGACTGATTGCAAAGTTCTACAAGAGGATCAATTAAGTAAGCGGGTATTTTAAATTCTTTATCATACATACTTACGCAATTAACACCATCAATATCTTCTATTGATTCTGTAAAGTATGCGTATATATTAATCCTTTCAACATCTGGATCCAAAACGTATAAATAACTATCTTTGATAGTGTAGAATTTTTTGGGCGATTTGATCCTAAGCTGGCTATGATTAATATAATCTCTTATTGAAGTTGGGTGAATTTCTACAGAATTAGATGGATTAAACACACCTTGAATAAAGTAAGAATATAAACCTTCTTCTATTTTTGGTAACTTTTTTCTAGTTCTTCTTACTGGACAATTCAAATCACACTCCGTACCATTAACTAAAACAAGATCAACACATTCGTAATTTTGATATAAGTTGTCTGATGTAAGAAGTTTTCTTTGATTCCCCTCCCTTTTAATAAGAACAGATGCTTTCTGCTTTAAAAGACTATATAAATAACGATCACTGATTAAATCATCATCAGCAAGAAACTTGTTTGCATTTTTCAGCCTAGAAATTAAATCAGCGTTAGATACCATTATTTTTTAAATAAAGTTTGGGGTGATACAAATATAATATAATTTATAAGTTTTGTCAATAAATAGAAATTAGTTTAAACTAAAAGAGCCTGAATTAACAGGCCCATTCTAGCGACAGGAAAACCAACCAAAAATACCCGTCAATATTTTTTATTCAACTGCCCAGGTAATTCCACCTAAAGTTACGATTAAATAATCTCCAGTGTTCATACCTATAGTTGAACCAGTATAGTTAAATAAAGATAAGAATGGTGAGCCAGAAGAAGTTTCTATTCTTAAAATAAGCATATATACTCCTTGTAATGTTCCACCACTACTATAGTGTTGTACTGGAAGAATACACTCAGTATCACCTCCAAAAGAAAGACCTATTGAACTTGCTTGGAAACAATCAATACCTGTGTTGTTTGGCATAGATTGAGCTGATCCAGGATTAGTTACTTTAAATCCAGCAGTACCTCCTTTAAAAGTTGCAAGTCCACTTGATTCAAAATGTTTAATTGTAGGATAAACAGTACAGTTTCTTCCCAAATCTACGCTAAATGGTCCACCACTTATTGGGAATGTAGGACTAGCAATCGGAACAAGAGTGTAATCTTGAAGGATTGGTAAAGAAACAACTCCTTCTAAATAACCAGAAGATCCATTATATTGATATGCTGAACTCCATTGTGTTTGTTGAGTTGATCCCGCTACTTTTCTATATACACCTGTTCTAATAAGTTTAGGTTGCCAGCTAGAAGATCCTATACCAGTAAGAATATGATGAGTTAAGTTTGTTACCGAACCATAAGACACATCACCCATATTAGATAAAACGCAAGATTCTAAAGAAGAACAACTAAATGTTGATCCTCCAACAAGACTAATAGTGGGTCCACAAGATGTATTTGTTACAACAAAGTCAGAACTAAATTTAAGATTAAGTGCTGAAAGTGCAGTAGCAATTTGATTTAAGTGTGTTTGAAGAGTTGTTGTGTTTGTAAAACTACCTAATGCTTGAACATTAAATACAGAATTAGGTGTATATGGTGCAGTAAAACAACCCCAGTTAACTGTATAGTTAGAAGAAGGTGTTGCTCCTACTGCTGCAATTGTAGAACAAAGTTGAGATACAAGTAAGTTTACAGCATCTTTTAAAGAAGATGTAGTTGATCCACCAGTTAAGCAAGAAGTATTTACAGATGTTGGAAGTGGTGCTGAAGGAGATCCTGTGATATACTGATTTATGTTAGAAACAACAAGATTAGTAGAAGATAAAGAATTACTTAAAACTGAGTGTATACCACACATGTTATTAGTAACCCAGTTGATGTATTCATATACATTGCTAGATGTGGGTTTAGATGTAAATGCGTATCCTATGCAAGGGTTAGCATTTACACTTGTCATTGTTAGATTTGTATCGTGAGTACAAATTTTAGATCCGTAAGAATCTAAAATATTGACAAGAGTAGATGTTCCACTTGTAAGAACTCCTGTAAGGCAAGAAGGTACTACAATTGCTGGTTTTTCTAATGCTTTAACTCTAGTGTTAATTGAACATAATGCAGCAGCAGTAGCTTCTACAAATCCTTCAGCATTGGTAATAGGTGTACCTACTGATTCTAAGTTACCTCCTACTCTTAAACAACCATAGTTAAATCCTGTATAGTCTAATCCACTAGGGCTAGTAGATGCGATTAAACAAAGTCTGTTGTTAAAGTTTTGAATTACTGAATCTAAGTCAGCACCATTTGCAATAACTGCAGCTAAAGTAGATATGGTAATTGTAATATTGTTTGTTGGTGATGTCCCACCTAATAAAGTACCTGCAATAGTTAATGTGTCGGATACTTCATAACTAGATCCACTATTATTTAAAGTTACTTCGTATGTAGTAGATCCTGCTCTACGAATAACAGTAAATGTTGCTGATGTTCCATTACCTCCTGTTGCAGATGCTACAACTGTAGTATCAACAGATGGTGCTACAGCAGTTCCAGTGAAACCAAATGTAGCAATAGCTCCTGATTGACAGAATAGGTTTGAACCACTATATGTGATACATTTAGCATAGTTTGTAGAAAGACAACCTACTGATCCACAAGGTTGTGCTGTATTGGTTCCGTAGCAATCGTTACAAGTAGACATTTTATTTTATTTTATTATGCACAGCAAGAGCAAATTTTACCTATTAGTGCTTGAAGTAAATCTTTTAATGTAATAATTTCACCAGTATCACAATAAGATCTTAAACAATCTAAATCAAAGTGATTACCAAGAGGTAGATCTACCCAGTGTAAATTACCAGAATTAATATTTATATTTTCAGAAGTAAGATAATTTAATCTAGAACGTAATTCACAAATAACTCCTACTAAAGATTGAACTACTTCAGAAGAGTAGTATTTACCATCTTTAACTGTTAAAGAAGATGTGTTAATTACAGGAACTAAACCACAAGCTACATTTTGATTATCGAAAGCTATTTTATCTAGACCTACTCTTTTATCTAAGTCAGCTAAAGTAATATCGAATAGATTAACAATATCGTTTAGATATGGATCACAGTAGTTTTGTTTTACTATTAATCCTGCAGGTGCAATAGCACCAGTATATCTAACGCATCCAGAAGGTACGATCTCAACACAGTTATTTGTTACGCAGCAATTACTCATTGTAATAGTTATTTGGTAAATTTCTTAATTTTAATTTTTAAAGTAGAATTAGTATCACAATCTAAACAGTCCATATACTTAAGGTAACGCATAAGATGTTTACCTTTTTTATAAGTCTTTTTAGTAAGATACTTTATACTTTGAAGTTCTTTATAAGCTGAGAGGGCTAGATCTTTTTTAACAGAGTCCCTCAATTCGTCTAAGTAAGTCATCAGCTTTTATGTAAAGTTCAGTTGCTTTGTTTGGATTACATAGATCAGCGTGAGCTTCTGCACCTTTTAGTAGAAATTCAATTCTATCTAAATCTTGCAAAGTTTTCTCATCATCGCAACAATCTACATATTGTGCCCATTGTTCTGCTAGGCGACAGTTAATTTTACACGTTCTAAGGTGATATCTTTTACATTCACCTGTGTCAGGACATGTTGTAAGGTTTAAAGTGTATACACCGTCTGGAAGTGGTGCAAAATCACTTGTTGATGAAGTAGTAAACCCAAAACTATAAGAGTTAAAGATATTTACTTCACCTAGTATAAATTCAAATTCGAATGGTGTTGAATAACCAGGAACAGCTATTGTAAGATTAGCAGAATCTATTGGTGATGGATAAAATGATGTATCCAATACAGATAGATATGCACAATCTTTTGCTGTTAATACTTCTAAGTTACGTTGAACATTCATTTCGTTTGAATTAATACAAAAATATAGTTTTTAAAAAATTTGTAAAGGGATCTTTTTAATTGAAAAAAAATATTGGGGAGATTTCTCTCCCCATATAAAATTAAAGAATTGCAAAAGCAATTTTTACAGCAGAATCAAGTACTCCTGAACCACCATTACCAACAACAACTTTAAATGAACCAGCAGTAATATCATCAATATATACTAAAGGTAAATCATTTGTAGCAATAGTAGGATCATAATCTACAATGTTAGCTAGTACAATAGAGTCAGCTTTCACATAAGAGTTAGTTACAATAAAAGGCAATTCAGCTGCATTAGCAGCTGTAGTTAAAGCTACAGTAGTAATAACACCTGAAGGTGAATTAATAGTTACTCCTGTAGTAATACTTGTAGCTTGAGTTACAGTTGACTTTGATAAAGTCACGTGTTTAGCACAACATGTTGGACTTTTTAACAACTCAACTACGTAGTCTTCCAAAGATTGTCCTGGAATATTACTTGAAGTTGAAGTTTTTACTGTTTTGTAAAAAGTTCCTGGTTTTAATATGATATCTTTCATTTATTTTTTTTTAAATTATTAGGGGGAGGGTTTAGCTCCCCCTAGGATTAAACTTAGATTAATTAGTCAACAAAAGTCTTACCAGTCAAAGCATTTACAAATGCACGAACAGCAGCTTCGTTAGCACCACCTTCTTCAGATAAGATGATAACTGAATGAACGTTACGAGTCTTCTTTTCGAATCCTACAGGAGAATCTTCTAAGTAAGTGATTTCGTACATTTCAAATCCGTTAGCAGCAGTGAATGAAGGTACATACAAGAACTCATCAGAGTCATTGTTGTAGATAGGGTTCCAGTAACGACGAGCTTCATGGGTTGCAGGTAAGTTATTTCCGAAGAAATGACGTTCCATTTCAGCCATAGCAGCTTTAGCACCAATAGGATATTTGATTTCTTGAGTGTTGGTAATAGTCCAAGCAGAACAGAAATCTTCAATATCAAAATCTTGAGTGTTGTAAGGACCAGCGTGAACGATTGCCTTAAAACGAACCAAGTTGAATACGTAAGGAACTGCATCAGGAACACAAGCATTACCGAATTCATCCAAAACTTTACCTTCAATAAGAATTTCTTCTTGTTCTCCATTGTAACTAGCTGTTACATATTTACTCAACAAAGGATTCTCATTGATTTTGTCTACCAACTCTTCTAAGTAAGTAGCAACTGGCAAAGAATCGCATCCACCAGAACAAGTATCGCAACATGCAGTTTTAACACGTACTGATTCTTGGATCATTGGTTGAAAAATACCTTTAGACCAGTATTCGTCAATTTTCAAAGTCAATACGTACTCTTCATCGCAAGAGAAAGTACCAGTTGGCTTAACACTTGTTTCTTGTTGTGTAATAGACAAATCAGCATTAGTCTTAGTTACAGACAAAATGTTGCTTTGTTTAATAGTGCTTGATTTGAAAGTACCGAATTTAGAACTTCCAGAACCAAATACTAATTTAAATTCAGCAGGAGCTGAAGGAGTACCACCCAAGTTGGTAGCCAAGTCAGGGGTAAAAGCAGCTAATTCTTTTTCAAGAACTGCAGTAGTAGCACCAGTAGTACGCAACGCACTTACTGGAAAAATTTGTGTGATTTTGTGATTCATAGTAGTATGATATTTTATTCAGAATTTTTAGTTAAACGATCATCTGCGTAAACAGATTGAGATTGATTGTCATTTGCTTGTGCGGCAAACTTAACAGCTAGATCAACAATGTCATCTTTAGAGTACTCTGGTAGTTCACAATCATTATTAGTAGAAGAAGTACCATCAAACTTTGTATAACCTTGGATGTCTATTTTTTGCGGATAGCGAAGGTAGTTGATGAAAACTTTATCTATCTGAAATGTGTCGTCGGTATATACTGTTAATTCATCATTCCCTAACGTTACTAACGTGGTTCTCCATTCAAAAGAGGGGGAAAAGTTAACATCTAGATACCTAGTAGTTAAATCACCAGACTTAACTAAATCATTTGTTAAAATTGCTTCGCAGTTATTTTTGTTTGCTACAGTATATGAACTAATATAGAACATATAATCTTTAGCATCTGACAGAGAGCAACTATATCCTTTACGTAACAGATCGTTTGTTTTTACGGGTTTAAGCTCAATATCACCTACTTTAAGTATCTGAACATCATCTATTCTTTTACGGATAGATTCAAATCCAGATCTATAAATATTATTTGGGTTAATTTTTGTTTTAACCCAAGACATCTGAGCTTTATTTAAATAGACAATGATATCTTCGATAGGAACGTTTACATTGTCCTGTCTATTAACTTTATTTAAAGCTAACTTAAATTCGTAAACTAATTCTTCTACTGATATCATTGTCTATTATTATTTAGTCTTAAAGACTATTCATTCTATACTTGTTAATTAACTTTTCTTTGAAGGCTTCGTATTCTTCTGTATGTTTTGGATCAGCCAAGAATAATTCAAATTCTTCAATTGATTTAGACCATACAAATTCTCCTTCATATACAATACCACTTTTAACTCTCACTACGTTTTCACTAACAAGGTCTTTAACCAAAGCTTTAACGTCTAACAAGTCATCTGAGTAAGCTGTAATTGTATTAAACTTCTCAATAGGATCATAACCTAGTCCTGAAGTAGAAGTACGCAAGAACTCATCAATTGCATTATATACTTCTTCTTCTGTAGCTAAGTTAGATAATCCCAAACCGATAAGTTTTTGGATTTTCTTACGTTTCAAAGAACTAATAGTATCAAGAGTAGCAATTGCACTATTGATGCGTTTCTTACGTTCAAAAGTAGATTTAGTTTCAATTTCTCCATCGTAAACATAAAATCTTACAATGTTAGTATCAACTCTCTTACTTTCTACTTCATCTAGAGATTTTGCAATCATTTCGGTTTCCATCAACCAGTAATAGTTTACTGCGTCTCTTGGATTATCCATATTGAAAAGATTATCTGTATCTTCTAGATTGTATCCATTTTCTTTTATTTCATCATAGAACGTACTGTTTGGTTCTAAAGATTCGTCAAGGATTGATTCGTAATAAAGTCTTAAACTTTTTACTCTTTCGAATTCTTGATCTCTAGCAGTAGAACTTTCGATTGCTCTAATTCTAATAGAGTTTTCATCAAGTCCAGTTCTAATTACACCACGTGAATCAACACGAGGGAAAAATTTCTTAATTGTTCCAGGTACAAAATTGTAACCTTCTTTGTACAACGACCCTTCTAATGTTCTCATATTAGAGGGTTCTCTTCTGATTGGGCGAATTACTTTTACGCCTTTTGATTGATTGGTTTCTGACATATTTGTTGGTTTATTTTTTAAAGCCAATTGGGAGGGCTTTTATACCCTCCCTTTTTGACCTAGATTTTATTTATTAGAGACGTGGGAATTCTTTGATGATCACTGTTTTGGTAGGATCTTCCAAGAAAATACCACAGAAGTCTTTCATGATGTAAGTAGAGTAAGGATCTTTACTTGCTACTACAGTCTGTGATTGACCGAATCCAGTAGTACCAGGGATATAGTGATACTGCATGTTAGGACGAGTAGACAATTTTACCTCACGGATACCAGCACCTTCTTGACCAGATACATCCAAGATAATGAAAATTGGAGGAGTCTTCTTGTTAGGACCTAATTCCAAGAAAGTAGCATGCATGTTCAATTGTTCTAGTTCTACGAACTCAACTGGACCAGTTTCTACAGTCATGAAGTGATCGAATTGGAAAGCATAACCTTGCTTCAAGCGATCTTTACCATCCAAGAATTTCTCAGCGTCAACCATAAAGTTTTGACCATTGAAGTCTTTGCGAATAGCAGTAGATGCCAATTCCATACCTGAACGGTTAGTGTAAATTTTAACACGACGATCAGCCAATTTAACACGGTTATAGAACAAGTCTCCGATAGCTGCACGAATCAAGTTCAAAGAGAATTGACCTTTATCGTAGTAGATAACGTTACCTAAGTGAAGTTGTTGCCACAAACCAGCTTTTAAACGGGTAGGACGACCTTTTTCATCTACGGTGTTACCTTGACGACCCCACATCAACATGTTTGCTTTCATACGCATCATTTCCATACGTAACAAACGAGATACTGTAGGTTCCCAACCAACGATCTTAGTTTTTTCAGCAGTAGCGTTAGGATCAGTTACAGAGTAGTAGGTGATATCCATAGGATTACCAGTAGCATCTGTAGGCATACCAAGTTTGGTTGCATCAGCCCAGTCAGTAAGAGTGTGCTCTACACCATATTGGTTAAGAACATCAGCCATAACTTCCAAGTTACCATCAAACAAACCAAGTCCAGAGAATGAAGTGGTGTACTCACCCAATACGTTACCAATTTTGAAGTATTCAGTACCTACTGTCAAGAAACGAGCAGGAACAGCATCAGCAGCAGTTGCACCAGCAGCACGACATTTAAATTTGTAACCATTTTGATGACGCTCACCTTCAGATACGATTTGAACCTGAACTTCTTGCTCATAACGATGTGCAGTGATGATATCGTTTACAGCAAATGCATTCTTATCGAATACCAATTCAAATTCAGCTCCATCAGCACCTTTAGCTGAATCGCTAGCACCAAAGCCTACAATAACTTTAGGAAGTTCTGCACGCTTCTTAATTTTGTAGGTAAAGATACCATTAGGATCATTTACCATGAAGGGTTTCTCAGACTTCATTACTGTATCCAACAAATCGTTAGAATACAATTGAGTGTCTGTGAAAAGACGCAACATCATTTTGTCATACTGATCAGGCTTTGTACGCAACATAGTTTCTACAAAGTTCTTTTCAGTGAATTTACCCAAGGCGTTCTTACTATAGAACGAGCTAGTCATGTGGGCATTGGCTATCACACGACCATTAACTCTTGGAATGTTTTGATTAGGCATAATTATTTATGTGTATTAGTGTTTGTGTTATCTAAAATATTTTGCAAATAAATCATCTTGTTTACCTGATTTACTTGATGTTTTTGTTTTTGTTTTTAGACCTTTGAAAATTGTATTTGTTTCTTCACTTACTGCTTTCTTTTTAACAGGACTTAGATCCAAATCTTTTTGAACTAATCTTGCTACAGCTAAAAACTTTTTAGGGTCTTCTTGACGCATTGTAGCTAGACGATATTCAAAATCAGATATTCTTTGACCGTTAGGAAGAACGTGTGGTTTATCTAAAACAAAAGAAAATAGTTCTTCAGCATCGGAGTTATTAATAGGATATCCTTGAATATCTCCAGCCTTTACTGATTCTTCTAACGTTTTAGCATAAAGTTCTTCTCTTTCTTGCTCACGTTTTTGAATATCTTGCATTCTTACTTCTGCTTCTTGAGCTAAACGTAGACGTTCTTCTTGCATTTTTTCTACCAATTTACCTTGATATTTTCCTGCATAAGCTTCTAGTCTTCCGTTATCTCTAGCATAAGCTAACTGATCCTCGATTTCATCATCGTCCATTCCAGTCTTTGCTAAGTAAAGTCTAAAGATTCTTTCCTGATTTATTTCTTCAGAAAGATCTACATTCTCTACTGTTTGTTCATTACTGAACATTTGCAAATACTGAGGAACTGGAACCTTATTAATAAAGATGTCTTCGATTAACTTTACTCCAGCTTCACCGTATGTTTCCATTGCTAATTCTTCCATCTTAGCCCACATACGATTGTCTACAGTTTTTTCCATCACGTTAATGAATGATTTTTCATTCCATTCTTCAACTTGATTATCTTCATCTTCAAGATCTAGAATTCCTGCTTGAGCAAGACCCTTTGCAAATACTTCGAAGGTGTTGTCTGATTCATCATCATCATCATCATCTGATGTAGTATCTTCTTCCTCTTCTTCTTCTTCCTCTTCTTTAGGAGTTGGAGGTGTTGGTGTTATTTCTTTCTTAGGTAGAGGTAAATCATCTTCAGAATCATCTGAATCAGTATCCTCTAAAGGATCAAAATCTTCACCGTTTAAAATATCTGGTTTGATATTTTCGTTAGGGTCTGGAGTAAGTCCATCTGAATCATCCAGAGGATCGTTATCCATAAAACTTTCAAAGAACTCTAAACTTTCGAGTTTGTTATCGGTACTCATAATGGTTGGTTTTAGTTTAATTCAAAAATAGTATTTTAAAAAAATAACACAAGATGTTAATAATTTCGGGTAGTACTATAGCTATTACTTCTTACCTTTAGGTTTATCGTATTGATTTTTGTTAATAGTAGCTATCTTTAACTTATTATCAATATCCTTTTCCTTAAGTTGTAACTCTTTCTCTTTCAATGACATCTCTTTAGATTTTACTGCTTTTTCAAAGTTTTGCTTAGAAATATCTTGAGAAAGTTTAGTTTGTTTAATAAGAAGATCTGTGGTATCTACTGTAGGACTGAATGAACCCTCATTAGCAATACCTCTTAGTTTTTCTACCTCTAATCGGTTTTGTCTATCTAGTTCTTTATTCATGTCTTCTCTTTGAGCATCTTCCATTCTACGCTGTTCTTCAACCTGCAACTTCATTTGGAATTGTTCTTGTTGTTGCTGCATTTGCTGTTGTTGCATAGCGTTTTGTTGATCAAGGATAGCTTGCTTACGTTTTTGTACATCTTGAAGAGTTCTACGTAATGAACGTTCTGAATCAGCAGTAAACAAATCTAACATCTCAGAAAGTTCTGCTCCATTCTGCATAGCAGGTTGAGCTAACTGTTTAAGTTGTTCAAGAGTTTGTTTATCTTCAGCATAAGAAGTTACAAATACAAATAGTTCGTGAAGAAGTTCGTTATTATTGATTCTTAAGAAAACATTCTCTAAATCTGTATTTAAGTAGTTTAGAGTAGATGTAGGTTTTTGTAATTCTACATATTGAGAAATTTCAAGTATAGTTTGGTACACATCTCTTAATACTGAATCGTGGAAAGCAAACCAGTTTTCTGTTTGAGCAAATGATTGTTGTAAAGCATTGTTGTTTACAGTTGCTGCTTCAGATGCTTGTGCTGATCCCAAACGTTGTGGAGTAATACCAATAAGTTGATAAGCTTCTACTCTTAATTGTTGTGCTAATTGAATACGTACTTGGATTTCAGCAGAACGAGTTAAATCTAAACGAGAGAACTGATTAAATTGTACTGCTCCTCCTGTATTTTCAATAGAAGTATCGATAAGCAATGTGCCTCTATTCTTTGCGTTCCAAAGCATTGTTTCAATTGGATCTTGAGAATCTTTACGAGGAACTACTTTCATGTCTCCCAAGAACACTACACCTATTTCTTTTTCAAGAAGTTCCCATAACTGATTCATACAGATATTATAAAGAACTTGATAAGGTTTAATAAGATCTAGAAGTGATTTACCTTGAGTGTTTCTAGAAGTATTGATAATACCTACAATAGGTGCTCTATCGATAAACTCCAAAGGTTCTACATCAATATAAATATCTGCTCCAATCTTTACTCCTTTCCACCACTCATTAATCCAAAGTTCTTCTAATGAGATATCGCCAGCTTCTTTGTCAAAACCATAATCTTCAGACACAAACATTTCTTGTTGGTATCCTTCTTCATCCATGTATGTACGTTTGAAGATTTTCTTTTTTGATTGCCAGTAAGAAGTAACAACAGTAAATGCGTGTTGAGAGTTAAATGAGAATACGTTAGTATCTATACCACCATTAGCAAAGTCACCTACGTTTTCAAAAGTAAGTTGCCATAATGGATCTTGAGGATCTGGAAGAGCTGGAGCTAATGGAGAGTATTCGTTATTACGTAAGTTTTGTAAAGCCCTTTCATTTAAGTGTTCTACTTCTTCTCCTGTTAGAGTATAACGATCAATAATTTCACTCATTGAAAGTACTTCGATAGTTCCTAGTGCCCAACAATCATCTGTTGTTTGAGCATTACGATTTGCCAAATACCACACGTTAGATGGGTTCTCTACTTTATAGTTAAAACCGATACGTGAGTTGTCTGGATAGAAGTGGTGAAACTCTTTACCTGTAATTAGAAAGTCTAAGAAAGCTTGTTGAGATTTATCTTTAAAATTAAAAGTATATTTTAAAGCTGTTAGAAGCTTATTACCCCATTCTTCAGCAGTAGATGTGTAGTCAAGAATTTGGTTTTGAACTTGTTGTTCCATTTGCATTCTTTGCTCTGGATCTATCTCTTGACCTTCTAGTGAAGCATATAGATTTTGAAGAAAGAAATCTTTAATAAGATTTGTTCTATAATCTATAGTTTCGTTAATTGCTTCATCGTCTATAGCTTTAACTTTATATTTATGGGGTCTATTGTTTAGTTCTCCTTTTAATTGATTAATAGGAGGAGTTACAATAGAATAGTGTTTTAAGTGTTGTGGAATTTCAGGATCTTGTTCAGGTACATCTGACAAGTACTGAACCATTTCTTGAATCTCTGCAGAATTGTTATAGTCTTCAAAGTTAAATTCACCATTGAACAATCTGTAGTTTTTACGAAATGTTACATTTTGTTTGTATTGAGCAAAAGCAATATTTGCAAAATAATCAAGGGTAGATTTAATCCAATGTTCAGTTTCTTTCTCTTTCTTAGAAATAAATTGTTTTGGATAGAAGTACGCGTGATTTACTGGATCAGTGTACTCTTTTAATGCTTCAATTATCATTTGTGTGTTGTTTAAAGTCTAAATGGGGAACGTGTTTGTCTAAAAAGAGATGGTTTTTTTGTAGATCTAAAATACTCTTTCATACGAGTATCATCATCATTGTTTCTAATTACTACTTGAGTATTTAGTGATTTTGCCATAGCAAGTGTTAAGCCGAAAGAAACTACTCGGTCAACGTTAAGTTTAGGGGTAAATTTAATAAGTTCTTTAAGTAAGAGTGGGTCTAATATTCTAGACACACCTAATCTTTCTCTTGTTGTATTTCCTTGTTCGTCTCTTTCTATATCAATTACTTCTGTTAGATATTCTATGATTAAGGAAAGGATATAGTTTTTTATATCTTTAGTCATGTGTATTCCATAATCACGATTAACAGTAGAGTTAGGATGTATATCGTTAAGAAAAGTAGGTGTTCTTTCGAGAAGTCTTTGTCCTTCATTTTTATCTACGCAATGCTGTATAAAACCATAGTCCATGTTTTCGACTAATGATTTAGCGTTATAGTATTTAAGTAATAGTTTGGTTGTTTCATACCAGGTATCTATCTTTTTAGGACGACCCGTATAAGAAGCTACTACTATGTTTTGCCAACCTTCACCAGCTAATCCGTGTACTCTTTTGTATATGTAGGTTGAACCTAAAGATGTAGAGTAATGAGCTTGAGATTGTTTGTATGGGTCAGTTCCAGCTGTGTAAAGACCATAGGGTGCGTCCATTAAAGGATATTCCCATATTTGAATACATCCTTCTAGATTATCTGAAGGTTTGGTTGGAAAGTTTTCTACAGGTTTTTTATCTGTAAATTTATGTCTCACTTTACCTTCAACATCTAAGTATAATTCTACGTTATCAGCTTTAATGTCTTGATTGATAAGTTTACTTAGTTGTTCTTGAAGTAAGTCTACTGGAAAAATGTTTTGAGATAATTCTAAGAAACACTCTTCATGTGTTAGAGGATAATACATTACCTCTTTAAGGTAAGCCTCTAGACCACTAGATTTCTTTGTTTGTTCTCTAGTCTTTAGGATCTGTTCTTTACCTTTTTCTTCATCTGCTATCCAAATAGTTATATTGTCTAATTCAGATGCTTCTTTTACTTCTAAATGTAATCCTAATGGTACTGGGGTTTTAGGTACTTTAAGAGATTTTGTTCCTGGTACAAACAAACCATATGACTTTCCTGTTTCATTTGTTTCAACTGAAAGAAAGTTATAAGCTTCTGGATTATTGAAGAGTTCTTCAAGATCTCCTGCTTTAGTCATGTCTCCAGAAGTTCCAATAACAATAGGAGAACAACGCCATCCATAAGGTGAGTCAAAACAAGGAATGGTCGCAGCAAGACAAGCTAACATATCTCCTTTACCTGCTTCTTCTAACATAAAAGAAGAAAGTGTAAGACCTGCTGCTGCTTCCGTATTGTTTCCTTCATTGAAGTTTCTTACGTGAATCTTTGACCATTCATGTCTTTGGTTGGTTTTTTTGTCTTTATATCCAAGAGTTACTTGTCTTTTCCAATCGTCTTCTATACGAGGAAATCTAAAATACTCTGGTAAGTTTCTAAGAGTTAAATCTACGGCTTGAGTAGTATTGTTTAAGTCAGGTTGATTTAGAGCTGAGATAAGGTGATCTCCACCTTTAAGAGTAATTGCTTTATGTGCAATATAAGACGATGTGAGCATAGTCTTTGAAATACGACGACTACCTACAATAACAACACCTTTCTTTCCATCTTCATGTGTTTCTGCTCTTGTGATAGCATTATCGATTTCAAAGTAAGTATCCCATAGCTGAGGTCTACCTAATTGACGAACTACTCTTTTACCTTGTTGTATATCTAAGTAAAGAGAAGCATAGTTTAAATGCCAATAAATAAAAGGAGAAAAATAAAAACCATTGATTGTTATACCTTCAGTAATTTTTTTATCTTCATTTTCCCAAAATGCAGTATACTCCCTTGATTCTGGATCAGGGATTGATTTAACATTTATTAGAAATTCCGAACTATTAAAATTACTCATTAGTATTATTCAAATCGTTTCATTTTACCATTTATCTCTTGAGAGCCTCTAGCTTCAGCTTTCTGCTCTTCTTTTTCTCTTAGCTTATCTACCACTTCAAGTAAGGCAAGATATTCCTTCATAGTGTCTCTAAGAGACTTAATTTGAGATTCTATAGAAGCAATTACCATAGGCATGGTTCCACCTTTAGATGTTGGCTTCCATTCTATTCTGTCCTTTAGAGTATTGATGGGGTTAGCATCAATATAATCTCTCCATTCTGTTAACTTAGATTCAGCCCAATCTAGTTCTGCAGATACGTATGTTTGTTTTTTAGTTGCCATACTTTTCTAAAAATTCTTCTAAGTCTAAATTGGATAAATCTTCAAGGACAGTAGTGTAGAAATCTTCTTGTTTACCTGTGTGATGATAAGCATAACCTGCTTTCCAAAATATCTTCCATGTTGCATAGAGTTTATCTTGAAGAGTTGGGTTTAGATTTAAAGGTTTCTTTTTTAATTGATTGGTTGGTTGGTTTTCCATAGTACGCTAATTAGGCAGCTTTTAATTTCATGTAAGGCATAATGTAGACTTCTACACCACACTTAGTTCCTTTTTTACCACCACATCCATTGGTGACATTGAAACGTTTAACTTTAGGTTTTAAATTATTTTTCATATTTTGTCCATTTAAGGTCTTGTTGTTTATCAGGATTTTTCTTATTCCAATATTCTATTCCGCAATTGGAATCGAGAGATGATACTTTGTACTGTATGACACATCCACATAGTGAACAATGAAATTCAGATCTGCTAGTCTCGTAGTTGTTACCTTTGAGGGATCTATATTCATCGGATACTTGTGCATTTCTGGAATTGTAGGGACAGTTGTTACATATGTCCATTCGCTCTGAGATAACTCTTTGCTTGTCTTCAGATAAAAGTTTAAATTGGTTTGCGACATCATTCTTTACTCCTTCTAATACTTTATCTATATTTTTCAACCCATTCTTCGTGAGTTGTAGATATTCTTTGAATTGATTCATATATTTCTTTGGTTTTTTGTGAAAGTAAAATATGTCTATTTATATTGTATTCGTATTGATCTTTCGATATAGCTCCTTTACTGTTCATTTTATGTAAACGAATTATATATGTGTCTAGTGTTTTTACAATCTTATCATAACGATTTAAAATAAGATTATATACTCCAGTTAGTTTTTTTACTGACTCTTCGCCTGCAGCAACTCTATCTTTGAGTACATTGTAATATTCCATTATGGAAGTTATCTTTTCAATATAGACTCTAGTTGCACTCATTCCTTTTTTAGGATTAAATCTAATTTTACCTAATCCTTTTAACATTGCTTGAATAGAATCTCCTTCCAATAGTTCTTTAACTGTATTTTTAATGTACCAAGAATAGACTGAATCTATTTGGTCTATAGTTAAAGGTTGTTGAGTTGTTTTTGAAGCAGCCGCAACTTCAGAATATAAACCGTAAGATTTAAATTCTACACCTCTGTCTTTGTGGTTAGGAGTATCGTATTTAAACATTAGTCCTTTTTAGTTTCTACACCTAAAAGTAAAACTAAACTAATTGCTTCTTTATCTGCAGGAACTAGTTTTCTGTTTACTTGATTTTTTTCAAGAACACCTAGTTTTCTAAGTCTTGTGATTCCATTAGAAATTACTTGTACAGATGTGTTGTTTTTTTCAGCAAGAATCTGTTTTACATTTTTGTCTAGTTTTCCATAATAAGATACATTGGCTAAAATATTAGTGTATAAGTCAGATAGTCTGTATCCAGCAAGTCTTAGAATAATATCTATATATGCTTGTTGGAATGCGACTCCGTCATCATACTTTCTAGCTATTTTAGCTGATTTAACGGCTTTCATTTTGATTGGTTTATTTTTAAAATTAAACCAAATATACAATCGTAATAAAAAAAGTCAAGTATTATGTTATAAAACTTTAATATTATTTATTATAAAATGAAAGGTAATTTAAAAGATTAACAAATATTGTTATGTTGAAATCTACAAAAAAGATGAGTTTTCCACAAACGAACGTATTATCTTGAACTCGGTAGACCATTGTTGTATATTTGGACCGACACCGTTACTCAACGATCATCTGTGAGGGCCAAAAGGTAGTTAGCAGATCAGAAGTCGGATAGTAATCTACAGAACTGAAATAATGTTCAACCATAGTGGATGAGGTTTCTCCGATAGTGTCGAAAAAAGTGTTCATTGAAAGTTACAGTATTGCGACCTACAACTAATAGACCGTAGGCAATGAGTGGACAAAACGCAAATTCAAAGAGTAATCTTTGTCTGGTAGAACGACGACTGTAATATAAGATGAATGTTAAAATAGAAATATCTCCTTAATAGGGGGAAAATCTTCTATTTTCTTTTTTCACAATCTCGAGGAGGGCTACATTAAGCCATATCATTAATCTAATATATAAAACAATGTTAAGTATTAAACTACATTTTCCACATGATAGATTTGCTATTGGTTGGGAAATATTCTATCCAGACGAAGAATATAATTCTACAGTAATCATATTGTTTTTAACAGTAGTTACATTAGAATTTGAATTTAACTAAAATAAAAAAAGCTATGACAATTAAATCATAGCTTTTTATTCTTTTACTACCCCACTGCTGTTGGAGAAGTAGACTAAGACCTATAGACAATGTTTTTAGACTATGTTGGATCGCTAATAGTTACGTCTAATTTAGATTAAGTCTTTTAATGACTTTAACATTTCAATTAATTTAGGATGTGGATACACATCTACTTTATCTGTTCTAACAGAGTTATGAGTAAATATTCCATTTTCTCCTTTTAATGCTCTAGTAGATAATTCCCATATATCTTCATTATATTCTACTGAAATACCATATACTTCTGACCAATATAATAAAAGTTTTTTTACACTTTCAATTTGTGCATCAGTATAGTTCTCATAATATTTAAATCCTCTGTGTGGAGTTTCTAATTCACATACATCAGAAGCAGGAACTTCTTTATTTAAATAATTATAGAACTTACCATTCTTCAATGTAAGTTGTCCCCAGTTTGTTATCTCAATACCTATAGATGTTTTATCTAAGTTTTTGTATTTGAGATCTTGGATACCAAAATGTTTATTTCCAAGGCCCAAATGATAAGCCCAGAATTTCGATGGAAAACCTTGTACAATTTCACCTTTTTTATCTATTACAACGCAAGTACCTACAGTAACGTTATCTGCTTTCCACCAATTCCAAACACTATCTGCACTAGGTCCAGATGCTGTATGGTGAAGATAGATTTGAGTTTTCTTAACTGCTTCTTTATTAAAGTCTGAAAATTCCACCATTCTTAATGGAGGTAACTGATGTTTAGGCATAATTATTTTCTATTAGTAAATTTTTCAACTACGGTTCCAAATACTGTAGCAATAGTCATATATTCTACTGCTGATATAACCTCATCTTTGTGGTTTTCATCTGCAATAAAAAGAAGAACTACTAAAGATATAAATCCAATTGTTCCTAATACTCTTTTATGTGATGTGCCTTCTGCATTTGAAAACATTGTTCTAATAAACTCTCTCATATTGTTTGTTTTGTTTTATACAAAAATATCCATATATAAAAAAAAGTCAAGGAGTTACCCCTGACTTTTAGTTAACGTAGTTTTTACGTTATTAGAAGTTTTCTAATAGTTGAGCTTTAGCAAGAACTGTAAGTTGTTCGTTACCTTCAATAAAGCTTTTTAAAATAGATGTGTCACTAGGATCTAAATCTAGTTCTTCACCTGCGTACAATTTGGTTGCCCAATAGTACATTTTAATAGCGTTTTCTTTTGTGGAAGCAGAAGCAAGCATTTGTGCAAGCAATTGTCCTAAGTCAGAATTTTCAATTTCTTTTCCTGACAAATCAATAATTGGTTTTTTTAAATTCAATTTCATATATTATTCGGTTACTTTGATAAATCCTAATTCGTTTAATGCCCAATCAATTACATACTCATCATCAGTTCCCCAATTGTTATAGGTTTCTTGATTCATAGTAATGTTTCCTTCTAAGATTAACTTACCAGGACCCATTGTAGGAGTTCCTTCTTCAGTTTGTCCGTTTTGCGTTTCTTCGAACACAGACCAGTAAAAACTTACTGATGTAGGATTAGGGGGAAAGTTCAACGCAAGAAGGTTAAAATATTTTCCAGTTCCTTTGGTTGGAACCATAACGTCTTGAATCTTAATCATATTGCAAATATAATATAATATAAAAAATAAATCAATTGATTTCTGTAGCTATAAATTTTATTTGATACTGATTGCTGTTTGGATTATCAACATAAACGACTGGAAACTGTGAACCTAACATTCCTACTGAAAAATTTAAATTCATTCCAGAACCAATTTGAGTATTTCCAATTAAAGAAAAAGAAGAATCTGGAGTAGAAGAACTATTAAAAGTTGCAGTAATAATTCCCATTTGTTGAGTATCTTGATTTACAGTATCTACTGCCCAATATTCTATTTTTAGAAAACCTAAAAAATAAGCTGTAGAAGATTGATATAGAGTAGTTCCATTAGCGTTACCATTAACGTTAATTACTATTGGTGAGGGTGAACTACCTCCACTACCATTTGAAGCCGCTGTAAGCCTTCCCTGAGCGTCTACAGTAATATTAGCGTTAGTGTAAGAACCAGGAGTAACAGCAGTATTAGCTAAACTGATTGTTCCACTAGATGTAATTGTTCCTCCAGATAATCCAGTACCAGTAGAAATTGAAGTTACTGTTCCTAAATATGTTTCTCCACTTATAGGTGTAAAACCTAAAGCATTGACAACATCAGTTCCAGACAGAGTAACCGCACCCTGTCTGGAATTGAAACTTGTAACTAAATTAGCAGTATTTAAAGAAAGAGTAACATCTCCAGTACCAGAATCTACTCCAGTAAATAGCATGTTTAATCCGCCTCCAACAATTAGTTTGGTGATTAATGCTTGTCCTGGAGTAGTAGTATTAATGTCAGGTCTTCCTACTGAATAATCTTCAATTAATCTTCCTGATATTTGTGTTCTAGCCATTATGGTTTAAGATAAGAAATTCTGATTTTATCTGTTGAAGTAGGAGTAAATGTCATTTGAATAGTAAGAGGATTCAAAGCAGTAACTGTGTAGTCATTACCTGCACCAGGTTCCATCAATACACCATTCAAATATACGTGTTCGCTATTAGGAACAGCTTCTCCACTACAAGTAAAAGTAGTAGCACTATTATCTGGTAATGGTCCAGGAGTTTCTCTAGTAACAACATCTGCAATATTTACAGTACCTCCAGGTAAATCAAGAATTGAAAGTGAACTACCTGAAGTCACACGACCTTTAGCATCAACAGTAACTTTAGTATAAGTACCTGCAGTTACTCCAGAATTAGCTAAAGTTAAACTAATAGCTGTAGTTCCTGATCCACTAGCATCTCCACTTACTGTAATGTTTTGGTTGCCTGTAATAAAATTTGGTGTCCAGTTAACCCATTTATTTGTTCCTCCACCAGAATAACGAAGTATTTGACCATCAGCAGGAGTTGTGATAGTAACATCACCTAATCCACTTAAGTTACTAATCAAGTTAATTGGGGTATTGGTAACACCTGTTACACGACCTTTAGAGTCTACAGTAAATACAGGTACTTGAGTAGCACTACCATATGTTCCAGAAGTTACACCTGAGTTAGCCAAAGAAACAGTAATACCTGTTGCACCACTACCTGTTACGTCACCAGAAAGTGTAATTGTTTGGTTACTAGTTAAATACGTGTTTGTATCTAAAGCCCAAGTATTAGCTGCAGTTTTCTTTAGAAATCCAATAGTTCCAGCTAAAGCAGCAATTGCAGATAAGTCAGCATCATATGCTTGAACATCAGTACCAATAACTAACTCTAAAGCTGTTCTAGCTGTACTTGCGGAAGCAGCCCCAACTAATGATCTACCAAATGTTGTAAAAGCAGTAGTTGCTGCAACATCAACACCAGTAAAATAAATTAAGGTATCTGCTGCAGTAGTTACTCCAGCAATAGCTGTTAATGTAGAATCTAAGTTTTGTTTAGCATTTAGTTGTGCTTGAATAGGACTCGTAGTTCCAGTTAAGTATCCTAATTCAACAGAAGTTACTGTACTCGCACTTACTTTACCAGATCCATCAGAAATTAATGCTCTAGAAGCAGTAAGGTTAGCACTAACAATAGAAGAAGCACCTCCAATAATTGCAGCTCTTGCTCTAGAGTCTTGAAAATAAAGATTTGTACCTTCAGCAATATCAGTAGTAGTTGCTTGTGTTGCACTAGTGGCTCTACCATAAACGTCTAAAGTTACTTTGGTGTATGATCCAGCACTTACTCCAGTAGTTGCCAAATCAATGCTATCAGCATTAACTACAATTCTAGAAGAAGAAGCACTTACTACATCAAAAGTTAACCCTGTTTTTGTTAAACCAGCCCCAGCTGTATAGTCAGCTGCACCAGAAAACTGAGAAAATACAATAGAAGTAGAACCTATAGTAATAGGTCCTGGAGTACTTTGTACCCAACCAGTTGCTTGTAATGTATTACCACTTTGAACAAAGTAAAAAGCATTTACTAATTCTGTTCCTGCATCTGAATCACTTGATCTAGTCCAAGATCCAGCAGATACATCATATACACCATTTTCAGAAGATATTGACTGGTTTTTAACAAGAACTCTATCACCAGCAATAACTGATACGCCATCTATGGTTTGTGTACCACTTAAAACAATATTAGCAGTTGTTGCTGCTTTAACAGCTGTTTTTGTACTTAAACCCTGAGCTACAGAATCTACATAAGCTTTAGTTGCAGCATCTGTATTTGCTGTAGGTGTACCTAAGTTAGTAGCTTTAAATCCACCAAATGATTGATCAGCTGTAAATGCTATTGAACCATCTTTTTTAAGAAAGTTTGCCCCATCTGCTAATTTTGATGTAGCAATTGCTGCGTTACTAGCAATGTCATTGTTGACTATTGTTAACGCATCAAGTTGGGATTTTTTAATTTTAGTTAGTGCCATTTTATTTTTGTTTTATTTTATAATTGTTCATATTCAATGATTAGTCTATCCGAAGGTACAGGACTGTAAAATAGACTTATTTGATTTGTAAATGCTTCAATATAATCGTATTCAGATCCTGGAGTTAACCTTTGACCATTTAAATATACTCTTGTTGTTCCTATTTTAAAATGTTGAGATGTACTAAAATTTGTATTTGAACCATCTTTAATACCTGTTATATTATAATCGTAATCAATTTTTAAATTAGCAGAACCACCCCCACCTCCAGATATAGAAATATCTCCAGACCCAAGTAGTGAGTAACCATTAATTGTTTTTATATTTTGACCACTGATAAGTACGGCTTGCTTCGCATTTAAAGCTTGTACTACAGAATCGGGTAATGGAAGATTTCTTAACTTAGAAAAACCATTAATATTCTGTTCAGTAACTACAATTAAAAGTATATCATCTAACGAAGGATTTAATATCTCATCAAAATCTGTTATTTGTTTATATTCTTGTTCTTGGTTCATTAGACTTTATAAATTCTATTATATGACTGAACAATCAAACCCCTACCGACTATAGGTTTTGAATTAGGTTTTTGTGTGACAATCAAAGCACCTTGTTGTGAAATGAGATATACTAATGATACTTTTTTAGTAGATTCTTCTATATAGCTTGAATAAGGATGTGTTTCTTTAATTATAATTTCTCCAGGTAAAAGTTTCGAATTCTTTATAAGTTTGGTCTCTATAAACGTATCTATAAATTTTTCAAACTTTTTAGGATTTCTTATTTTATTTCCTGTTTTAATTTTAATAATATCCCTAGTCTTATCTAGGGTCATAGGATACTTATTAAAATTAATTCTTATGTCTAATATATTAAATTCACTCACTTCTATAATCTTATATCTATTATTAGATATTAAAGAAAGAAGAGTGGGAACAAATGTTGTAGGATTACAATATATTTTAGACACATTTATCCAATTAATTTATTAATTACAAATATAGTATTTATGAAACATTTGTCAAGATGCCGCCCTCAAAGTGTAAAGTCTGTCCTGCTCCTGTAGGAATATCTATAGTTAATCCTAGTTGACCAGCTGCTTTAAATGCTTGAGCTGATACAACTCCTTCAACATGTAATCTACTTGTTGGAGTAATAGTACCTATTCCCACATCTCCTGTGTTTGTTATTCTCATACGCTCTATATTGTTTGTTCCAAACATCATAGGAGCATCTTCATACATCCAAGTAACAAATCCATCACTACGTAAGATACCGACCATAGCACCATCTGTAGATGTCATTCCGTATGAGTCATGTGTGAATCTTACTAAAGAACTCCAGTTATAGGGAGAATGCATGTGGAGACCATACGCCTCAACTGCTGGAAAACTAGGAGTTTTATGTCCCATAGTAACAGTAGAAGTTAATTTAGTAGAACCTCCCCCACCAAAAAACTCAAACTGCTTACCTCCGTCTTGTTCTATAAAGAACGACCCGTTAGAGTCTACGTTTACACCAATTTTTATTCTGTAATAAGGATCACCTGCTGTTGGTCTAGGGTCTAAAACAATATTAGCTTGGTTTGTTGTAGTGTGTATTATAAGTCTAGTATGAGCATCTGCTGCAGGAGATACAACATCGCCTATCAACATTCTATTTGCACCTGAAATATGTAATTTTTCTAGGGGATTAATAGTTCCAATACCTAAACTTCCTGTACCACTTAAAGTCATTAGGTGTACAGCATTTGTAGCTGTAGTTGCTTGATACCACCTATGATTATCTCCTGAGTAATATGTTACAGCTCCATTCTGTACACCAAATCCTGCCAACCAGCTACTATCAAAAAGAGTTATTTTATTTGGGCCTCTTGAAGAGTCGTTATAATCATTGTCAAAAATTAAACGATTAGCAGAACTATAAGGAGAACTATTGTTGGCCCCTAAACCTCCTGTAATATATCCACTTCCACCTACTAAATGTAATCTATACGAAGGAGAAGTTGTTCCTATACCTACATTACCATTTGGAGCTATTTGGACTTTTTCAGTAAGTGTTGTTGAATTATTACCTGTGTAAAATCTAATTCCTCCATAATCTCCTAATGTTATCCAATCTCCTCCGTCTCTTAATTTTATGTAATGATACTCATCAAACCCATATATATTACCTCCCCCTCCGTTGTTAATCATAACATTTCCTCCACTAACGTGTAATCTATAAGCTGGAGTTTGAGTGCCAATACCAAAAGCAGAAGAAGTAGCATAGAACATTGTAGCTGCTGATGTATTTCTTATATGATAAGAAGTAAAATGTCCTGTGTAACCACCACTATTATTGTACTGATACATTCCACCAAAAGGATCTAGTACACGTAAACCTGCTACTCCTGAGGCCAAATCTGATCCTTGTTGTAGTTCAAATCTAGTAGAGTATACAGTACCTTCTACGTGAAGTTTACCTAAATTAGGATTAGTTGTGCCGATTCCTACCAAACCTCTATCAAAAACTAGTATATCATTGTATGCTGTACCATTATTTACTTGGCTAAAATTCCACCGAACAACTCCTGAAGTTACAGTTTGTTTCAGTATAAGTCGATAAGAGTCAATATCTGAGTATCTCCATGTAGTTGCAAGAACATTGTCTGCAGTTGATTCAGAAAATATTGTTGGGTTTCTCGCATTAAAAGTTCCATTTACTTGTAACTTATACCCAGCATCTGTAGTGGTTCCTACAAGTACATTACCTGCTAACCAAGTAGATGTAGTTGATGAGTTGCCTATCCAAGTTCTATTTGACTCACTAGTATTAACTCCATTTGTTCCTTTTCCAATAAAAATATTGTTAGAACCTGATAGATTATTTTGCCCTGCTAATTCTCCTATTGCTATGTTGTCGCTCCCTGTTGTGTTTTGCAATGATTGAGTTCCAATAGCTACATTGTAGTTACCGTTAATTAATCCTGATAGAGCATAGTTTCCTACAGCTACGTTATTAAATCCATTTACTGCTGAAAGTAGAGTCTGTCGGCCAATTCCCATGTTATCCCACCCAGTCGTATTGCTGTACAAAGCAGATTCTCCAATACCTATATTATGTCTACCTGTAGTATTGGAGTAAAGAGTATCTCTTCCTATTGCTACTCCTCTTCCTGTAGTATTACTGAATAAAGCGTAATAACCTACCGCAACATTATCACTGCCTGCAATGTTATTGTTTAAAGCTTGAAATCCTAGTATAGTGTTACTTGCTACTGCTCCTGGTCCTCTACCAACAGTTAAAGTATCTATACTAGAAAGCCCTACAGTTATTGAGTTAGTAGTACTATTACCAGCAGTAGTTACAGCATCTAATGTTGGCGTAGCAGGAGTAGGTAATGCTCCATAAGTAAGTTCTCCTGTAGTTGTATTGTAGTATACTTGACTTGTATGTGTTGCGTTGGTTAATACTGCTGATACTGTTCCTTGTACTCTTAGTTTATGTCCTGTGTCTGTTGTTGTACCTATGAGGACGTTACCTGTATTACCAGGAGTTATAGTCATTGTTGGCGAAACCCCATAACCTCCAGCATAAAAAAGAATACGACTAGTACCCCCAGAAAGAACACCTCCATCTGTCATAAAATACAACGGTATTGCTCCTTGTGTAAAAAATCCTGCTTGCTCTCCAGTTGTATAACTAGGTCCACTTATCTGTGCATTTAATAGTTTTCCTGCTGAGTTTATTAATGAAAAATTAGCAGCAGAACTACTACTTGTATTACGCACCGCAAAAAATGTTCTGCCATTACTACCAGACCCACTACCATCTACAAATAACTTTAATGTTCCAGTTATTGTTGGAAAAGTAGTAGTACCAATACCTACTCTATCATTAGCAGCATCTACGTATAGAGTATCAGTATCTACTGTTAAGTTGCCTGAGACTCTCGCAGTACCATTTACATCTAATTTATATCCTGCATCGGTAGTGGTGTTTATGAGAACATTACCACTTGCTGATACTATACGCATTCTTTCAGTAGCAATGTTTGAGGCACTAAATTTTAAATTACCTAGGCTTACTACTGCTAAATCTACTGATCCGTATAAATAAGCATTCCCAGAGTTAATAACCCCATAAGCAGCACGAGTACTTCCCCACATTCCAAACTCATAAGAGTTTCCTAAATCATTATATGCTATATAACTTGAAGCACCACTGTTTGTTGTAGATTTTACTCCGATATAGGTTACATTTGTCCCCTCTACATATAATTTTACTAAAGGCGATGTGCTTCCAATACCAACTCTACCATTTACCGTATCAGTATAAATAAGATTTGTTGCGACAGTCAACCCACCTACAGTAATAGCATTTGTAGTAGTATTTCCTGCTGTAGTAACTTGAGCTAAAGTAGGAACAGTAGTTAAGAAGTTAGGAGTCCAGTTCTCCCACTTATTAGTGTTGTATCTTAAAAGTTGACCTGTAGTTGGTGAGGTAATAAGTACGTTGTGTAACTCATCTAACTCGTAGCCATTATCGACCTTTACAAATATCTTACCGTGATTAGCATGGGCATATACAACATATCCCATAACTACTGTATGGTTAGGTGCTTGCGGCTTTACCTTGGTAAGACCTCCAGGAGTGGTAGGGCTTAGAAATAAAACATCTCCATCTACCCAAGTCTCCCCTTGTAAGGACCCTGTTGTGTTAATTTCGTTTACGTTACCAAATACAGTTATAAAACCTTCTTGGTTATTGTTTATGTTTTCAGTAACTATACCTAAAGTAGTCACAGAGTCTGGATCATTATCTCCTTGAGCTAATACTACAGCAAGTCTTTGCCCCTGAGCACCTCCTTCTGATGCAATACGAACTCTAACTACTTTATAATCAGACTCTAACAAGTTAGCTCCTGTCTTATTTACAACACGAGCAACCGTTTCTTGTCCTACTTGAAGAGTAACATTGCCTCCCTTTAATCTTAAATCGGCAGTTCCGTCTATGTCATTCCAAGCAAACATGCCTGGCTGAAGTACAGGAGTAGCCAGCGTATCAAGTAAAAAGTAGTCAGATTTTACTCCTCCTACGTCAATAGTATTGGTTGTTGTGTTTCCTAGATCCGTTACTTGGTCTAATGTACCAACACCTCCTCCACCTCCTACTGCTTTCCACGTACCGTCATCAGCTAGGTAAAGGTTCCCTGCCCCAGTAGCTCCAGTTCCCAAACGGTCTGGGTCAATAACACCCTCAGAAATAAACCCAGCATGAAACTTACGCCAAGCAACAGGACCATTTACATCATAAGGAGTAGACATAAAGTATCCAGCAGGAAAATATGAAGCTGATCTAAGACCAACTACCTCTACTGGAGGAGTAAGTGTTCTAAGAACACCATAGTCATATAATTCTTGTTCTGTAAGTGGATTATTTGGCATACCTTATTTATAACAAAGATAGCATTTTAACGAAAAAAGTAAAGAAAAACATAAACCCAAACTTAACTTGATCTTTAAGGAAGGGAGTTGTATCTTTGACTCTAATTCCTACTACTACGATTTAAACAAAGAATAAATGAAAATATACTTAGATGATGTAAGAACACCTATTGATCCAGATTGGATAGTAGTAAGAAACTATGATGAGTTTATTGAGAAGATTGAAGAGCTAGGATTAGAAAACATAGATCTAATTTCTCTAGACCATGACTTAGGAGATAGTGCTATGAAAGAATGGCATAACAACGTAGCACATAACTACACTCTAGACTATAACAACATAACTGAAAAAACAGGAATGGATTGCACAAAGTGGTTAGTAGAACAATGGATAAATGGTAAACCAATATGTAACGTAATGGTTCACTCAGCAAACGCAATAGGAAGTGCAAACATGATGGGATACATAAACAACTATAGACATCTAAACAGATTACCACAAAACTGTGAAAGATGGATAGTACCCTTCACAACATAGAGTAAAACCAATTTTAAAAAATTTTTTCTACCCCCACCCCCTTTCTACCAGATTGGGGGTTTTTTTTTTTATTTTATAACCCCCCCCCTTTTTTTTTTATTTTTTGGGACTTTTTATATTTATAAAAATGTTGGTATCACCACATTCAACCTCCCCTTATGCCTTCGGCACATCGGTTATCCCCCTATTAGGATATCCGAGCATAAACAGACATACAGATATGAGTACTACAATAAAACAGTTTTCATTTTCCACTGCGGAAAAGAAAATCGAGCGCACATTCTTCGTAGAAGGTAAAGTAACATTTGCTCAAGACTACGAGACATCCAATGGACTCAAGGGCATTGCTTTCGAAATAGAGGGTATTCCCTATAAATTGCGAGTCCTTAATGGTTCCATTAAAGGCGGTACTAATGCTTCGCACTTTATTGGTTGCGTCGTTAAATTCACAGGTGTTGACCGTGAATACGAGGGCAAAAACTACTTCAGCCCAAAGGATGCAACGACTACTGTAGAATCACCTATTGCGATGTTGGCTAAAACATCCAAGAACGGTGTTGCTTACGCAGGGTCTCTTATCTAAGAGAGACTCTGTTGCCTATTTTGTTGCAGGATTGTTTGCTTGTTAGCAGACTCTCCTGTAACAGGATTGGGGAGTTAACAATTTATTGTGCAATTCATGCAAATATTTGTTAATTTTTCTATAAAATAGGCAATACTAAAGAAATCTATAACTGTTTTTAGTAAATAAAAGTGTTTTCTCGGTAATTTTCGAGACCAAATACTGTTTTACTAACAAACACTAAAGAAAACTTTAGTCTTTTTGTGTATTTATATGGGTTAAAAAGTGTTAAAAAGTGTTAAAAAGTGGGAATTTTACCCTCTTTTATCTTTATCAACTCATTAAAAATCACCAATTAGAAAAAATCAAAGCGATAATATAGCTAATTAACTCTTCTGTGAGAGTATAAACAGCCATTTAGGCACAGAGCGTTACTATTAAAGTTACAGGTATATGTCGTAGAACTATACAATATTCTTTAAAGAATAATAAACAAAGACAAAGACATCCATTTATTTGGAAGTATTTATAAAAATATTCATTCTGCGTAACCTACTTTACAAGGGTAGGCAATCTTCTAACTATATCAGTTATTATAAGAAGCGAAGCTTCACGAGTAGTATACTAAAGAGTACCCTGGTGGGAATGGTATACACATTATTATAATGTGGATAGTCTATATCATATGGATATAGTAGTTAGGAGATTGAACGCAGAGTGGAGTTAACAAGGGTCGCAACCTTGGGGTATGGTTGAGAGCTAATAAGATGATATAGTGTCCATTTATGGAAGATACAACTCTTGTTAGGTAAAACTCTCAACCAATACTTTATAAATAGACTATGAAGTATTTGAAATTTATACTCGAAAGTAACTCTAATAAGGAATTAGATTTACTAAGCAGAAAGATAGTAAAAATCGCTAAAGAAACAGGTGCTGTAAAAGCAGGACCTATTCCTTCTAAAGGTAAGCGAATTATCTTTGTGTACAATCCTAACATTGGTACTATTAATAGACTTCTTTTATTAAAATTAAGTAAGAAGGTCTCTACTAATGTAACAGAGTTAGAAAGAAAGTTTGATGAACAGTTCTATTTAGATTGGAACTAATCCTACACCTAAGCCAAGTGTATAAACTGGCTTTTTTAAATTGAACTAATTAAATACAGATATGAATACAGTTTATTGGACTACTAAAGACGGAAGAGTTATGGACGTAGATTCTATGTCAGATACTCATGTACGCAATGCTTTTAAAATGCTTCTTAGAAACATTGAAAGACTTTCTAAAAAGCCAAAACCTTTAAGCAAGTTTACTCTTGCAGGAGATATGGCTCAAGAGTTTAACGATACCTACTTTGCAGATGAGAATGATGAAAAGCTTGACGAAGTATGGGGAAATCCTATTTTTTTTAACCATTAATTTAATTAAACAGATATGGAAAGTATGAAAACAACATTTAAGAAACTACTTAGTAATCTAATAGTAGGTAAACAAGTCTTAATACATAAGTACCATTCTAATTCATTTAATCATACTGTATACTCTTCTCTTCGGGAAGAAAAACAAGTATTAGACTATTCTTATCAAGGTAGTGAGTATGCGACTATTGTAGGGGTAGGTTTAGGTATGGGAGATGTGGAACAAATAGTATTAGACTTAGATGAAAACTCTCCAGTTGAATGGATAAGTTCTTACTTTGAAGATGTAATAGAGTTTAAAAAGGAGGACACTACTTGTTTTTAAATTAAACTAATTAAACAGATATGAATAAAACTAAAATTATGGTAGCAGTAATCGGAATGTTTATTGTTACATGGATCTTCTTTGGTCTTGGATGTATGGCACTATCAGGTTATGATACTCTTAGAGATGCTATGATGAATGGACTTGTTCTTTTCTTTATGGTTGTTCTTGGTTGGATACCATCTCTTATTGTTGGTATTGATTTAAATGAAAAACTTAATAACTAAGATATGTCAAAGCATTTAAAGATTTCAGGAAGACCAATTCCAAGAGGATTCATTAGAGGTAGACTATACCAAGATGGTATTCTTGTGGCTCTTGTTATGAAAGAAGGATCACAACTTAAGACGCACTATTTAAGATGAGGCGTTTATTATTGCTATTTATTAGTTTGGGCTTTATTTACAACAGTAAAGCCCAAATTAACTCTTGTATTGACACCTACGATATAGGATCTAATATTGATTTAACTCTAGAAGATTATAAAGTACTTAATTATCTAGATAGTGAACTTACAGTATTAGATTTTTATGTCGAGGAGTGTTATGTATTTAAAATGCCTTGTGAGTTAGTCGTTACTTACAGGGTTTATGATGGTGTAGAAAGAACTTATATAATTATGGACAATAAGCCTGTGGCTTTGTTTGAAACAAAAGATAATAAGTTAACTACAATTTACGACAACAGAAAAAAACTAAATAAAAACTAAAAAAAACATGGAAAACAATTTAAAACCAGCAACAGTAGCAGTAGCTTTTCGTAACAACGGTAAAGTAGCTCCAATCACAGTAAGATTTACTCAAGATAAAGATAATCTTGCTGCTGATTTACATTCAAGAATGATTCTCCGCTCTATTGGCATTAATTCTAAAACAACTCAATCTGTATTGATGAGTTATACAGAAGATATGTTTAATGAAGATTTTGCGGAATTTGGTATCACAGCAGATATGATAGTTAATAGTTACCGTGACTCTGATGGTGTTATCACTGCTCACGAAATCAATCTATCTACAGAGAAAGTTTATGGTCAACCATTATACATTGCCCGTTATGAAACTACCAATACTTTGGAAGCTACTAACGAAGATGGCTCTGTTAAAGCTGGTTGGTCTATTAAACAAGTAAATGGACAAGAGTTAACTCATGAAGGTGCTCTTATCTATTCTACTTTTGTGTTCACTGAAGATGGTGTAGACCAAAAACTTCAACATGATCAGAATCTTTCAAAAAAGAAAGCAACTGACATTGAAGAGAATCAGCCTGCTAAGAAGAAAGAAGCAGTAAAAGATCCTTTCTAATCCAACTGACCTAAGCATGTCATAAAACTGCTTATTTGGCCCT